AGAGTGAATTAATTAATATAAGTAATTCAGAACAGAAACAAAATAATTTAGATAATAAACAGTTACTAGATAATCGAACTATAGAGAGTGAATTAATTAATATAAGTAATTCAGAACAGAAACAAAATAATTTAGATAATAAACAGTTACTAGATAATCGAACTATAGAGAGTGAATTAATTAATATAAGTAATTCAGAACAGAAACAAAAAAATCAACAAAATAATTTAGATAATAAAAATAATTTAGAGTATATTAATAAACAATTTTCTAATGGGCTACTTAAGAAGGATATTGCTGTAAAAGAAAGAAATAATCAGGATGACCCCAATCGCTTTACTAACGCATTGAAAAATAGAACAATATATGAAGATATAATTACTAATAATCATAATAAACAGTTACTAGATAATCAAACTATAGAGAGTGAATTAATTAATATAAGTAATTCAGAACAGAAACAAAAAAATCAACAAAATAATTTAGATAATAAACAGTTACTAGATAATCAAACTATAGAGAGTGAATTAATTAATATAAGTAATTCAGAACAGAAACAAAATAATTTAGATAATAAACAGTTACTAGATAATCGAACTATAGAGAGTGCGCCTTCTGATGACGATAAGTCAGATGCTGGTTCTAGCACAGCCTCAAAGAAGATTGTTGTGAAGAAGACCGCGGCAGAGAAGGAGGCAGAGGCAGCTGTTAAGAAGGCAGAGAAGGCAGCGGCAAAGAAGGAGGCCAAGGCGTTCGAGACGGCTGCGAAGAAGGAGGCCAAGGCACTTGAGGCAGCGGCAAAGAAGGAGGCCAAGGCGTTCGAGACGGCTGCGAAGAAGGAGGCCAAGGCACTTGAGGCGGCGGCGAAGAAGGCAGAGAAGGAGGCTGAGAAGGAGGCGAAGAAGGCAGGTAGAAGAAAGAAATAATCAGGAAATACTATTTGATATAAATTCTATGAATTGTATACTTAAAAATACTAGAATTGAAATATGTGTCCAACAGGCAAGTCAAAATCTTCTTGAAAAAGGAATATAAATGAAATGATTGAACCTACTAATACTTTAAATGACTTTTTATCAGAGTAAAACCATTTAAAGTATTAATAAAATATATGATAAGAATGAAACGTTTTTTAACGTTTGACGATGTTGGGTTAGTACCAAAGTTTAATAAAATTTTGTCACGACTTCATACAGACCTCAAAACTCAGCTTGGAAAGGATTTATATAAATCACCATTTATTCCAGCGAATATGGATTCAGTAATTAGCCCTAAGCTGGCGCAGATATGTAAGGAGAGAGGTGCACCTATTATTTTTCATCGTTTCGCACCAATTGAAGAACAAGTCAAATGGACTAAAGAATTTCCAGAGGCATATATGAGTTTAGGAGTTCAAGAAAGCAGTGCCAATTTAGAAGCACTATATGAAGCAGGTTGTCGTAGATTCTGTATTGATATTGCACACGGACATTCTCAAGTAGTTATAGACACAATCAAAAAAATTAAAACTCTTGATAAGGATAATCAAGTAATGGCTGGAAATGTATGTACATATGAAGGTGTAATACATTTAGCAAAGGCAGGAGCAAGTATTATTAAAATTGGTGTAGGCCCAGGAGCAGCTTGTATTACAAGAATGATGACTGGGTTTGGAGTACCACAATTTAGCGCAATTAAAGAGTGTTCTGCCGCTAAGTTGAATTTATGGGAACCTGTATATTTAATTGCAGATGGTGGAATTAAGCATCCAAGGGATGCGGTGTTGGCGTTGGCAGCAGGGGCGGATGCGGTGATGATGGGATCTTTTTTTGCAAAAACCTTTGAGTCAGCGGCTCCAAAGCGTGAAGTGGATGGTAAGACTTTTGGTCGTTATAGGGGTCAAGCATCATCAGAATTTATGAATGAATATTTTGGTGATACTAAAAAGCGTCAGGGAGAAGGAGTAGCATTTGATGTTGAAATTACTAAATCGGCGGTAGATGTTTTTGAGGAGTATGAAGGAGGATTGCGTTCAGCTCTAACATATTGTGGGACTGACAATTTAGATAATTTTAGGAAAAATGCTGAAATATTTGAATCAACGCCTAGTTTTATGGTAGAGTCTAATTATAGAAACAAGTAACACTAAATGCCAAATAACCGATTATAAAAATCAGGAATTTTAATTATATTATTATCTGGATTAAAGGTAAATAATCCATTTTTTTCAATAATATACTCTAGCATTTTAAAAAAAGAATCTGAAATACTATTTAAGGAACAATATTTAGTAGTAGGATCTGGATTTACTGGAAAATAATGTTCTAAGTTTGGAATTCTTTCAGTAAATGCTCCAATATTACTATATAATAATGGAATTGATGATTGTAATGCGTGTGTTAAACTATAACAATATGTTTCTCCCCATTTATTTAGAAATAATATAGAGTGAATATTATTTTCGTAAAGAAGTAAGATTATTTGTTCATTCTTATAACGAGGATGAATATATGTATTTGGATAATTAGCAAATACTTTATCACCTGTAAAAATATGATAATTAATATTATATGTATTATAATTAGTTATTTTAAATAATTCTTTATAATATTCTATACCCTTACATTCAGTTAATTCATTTATTAAGGCAATATTTATAGTTTTATTTTTAATAGGTGGTATATATATTTTAGGATGAACTTCATAATCAATGTGAGGTGAAACTATATAATTTGATATATTAAAATATTTTAAATATTCATTTTTAACAAAATTAGATGGAAAAATTATATGTTTAGCTAAATTAAAAAGATGTAATTTTTCAGAAGGTATAACATTTGATTTTAAATATGAATTATGAATTTCAATTGTAAAATCATTCGTATATGGAAAAAAATAATAAAAATCGTGAATTGGGATAACTAACTTAATATTAGTTCTAGTAACAATCTCAATTATATTTGTAATTGAAATATTTGATAATATAAGATACTGAAGTAATAAAATATGATTTGAGTTAAATTCTCTACTATATTTCTGTAACTCACCAATATTAGTTATAGGAATAAATGATATAGTCGGAAATGATAAAATAAGATCTTGTATATATTTAAAAGATCCACCTACGAGAACATTTGAAATATAATAAACTTTTAACTTTTCAAGTGGGATATATTGTAATGGTATATTGGGTGTTAAAATATGTCTTTTTCTATTGTTATTATGTGACTTGATCCAAGATGACATTTATTTTTAAAAATATTTAATCTAGTAGTATATTAACACATTTATCGTCCTCGCCATACTTTCATAATTGCCGTATCATAACCCTTTTGTCTTAGTATATGCGCAGCAGTTTCTATATTATTATTCTCTGACTCAAATGCTCCTGGATATTTCAATATATCACCATAATTAGAACATTTATCATCATTAAATATTCCCTCATAATATAAAACAATTCCAAACACCCTTTCAAATGTTTCTCTATCCTTTCTAGTTCTAATTGCTAAGACCAAGTTTGAAAAGATTTTATATTCTTCTTCCAAATATTGTATTGTAGCTAAATCACAAATTGAAGTAGCTCCAAAACATCCAAACCACATTGTGTCAGGATCTGTTGCGAAAGCCTGTAATTCTGTACTATTTGTAAGCATTGATACATAATTAATAATCTTCCTAAAATCACCTTCCTTACTCTTATTAAAATACCAATGAAATTTAATATTATTATCTAGTTCCGTATCTCTAAATGGTCTATTAATAAACATACTATCGTGTAAAAATATCATTCTGTCTGCCCACTTATACTTCAAAAAGTAGTAATATGGCAGAATTTCACCAGCCCCATTAAATTCACTCTTAATAACTTCAACATTGGCTAATTTACCATCAACTGTATTAATACTAGAATTATCATCAATGATTATAATCTTATTTGTATAGAACTTTCGTATCGAGTTATATGAGGAAATCCATAAATCATTATCGCGTGTTGTACGTAAATGTCTTAAAATAACAAAAACATATGATTTCTCTCTAAATCTAAGTTCAAATGCGGATGGACTTAGGGAGGTATCGATTTTTTTGGTAACATATTGGCGAGGATTTACAACTGGTTCTACTACTTTTTTGGGCTCATTGCTTCGTGTATTAAGAATTATTTCATTTTGTGTGACTTCTTGATATAATTCAGATGCTACAATTTCTGGTCGAGCAACACGTGGAACAATCTGAGGTCTAAATTCCTCTGGAATCTGTGAGATATTACGTTTTTGAGGTATTCTTCTGTTCGCCCACGATGACATTTATACAATGTATTAAATTAAATTAGAAAAATTTTACTCATCCAATCAGATATTTCTCTTTGAATTAAACTTAGTTCCGTATATGTTCTAATTGCTCTATAAAATTCTGTAGATGTATTATATAGTTAGACTAATTTAATACAACTTGATTTACTCTTAAAAATAAACTTATAATTAAAATCCATTCATTAATATATACATATTAATACCTGTAAGACTAATATGTGCGATAATATGTGGTATACAATTATTCATTTTCTTAGCTAATCCATATGAACCAACAGCAATAGGTAATATAAAGTATATTGTATTTACAGGAGCAATTGTATACGTTATAACGGCACCACATCCAATAGTTATTCTATCTGACCATTTAGCAAGTTCAGATGTAGTAGAGTGATTCCATATACTAGTTATAAGAGCTATTACTATAAACATAATATAAGGTGTTGGCGGTAATTGTACAGACAATAAAAAAGCTGTTAAATGACAAACTGTCGAGCATAATGTGCTGACTAATAAAATCTTATTAGCCATTGGTCTATATTAATATTATCTTTCTCTTTAATATAGAATGAAAGCAGTTTTTGGAATTAACTTTTTTGTATTCTGTATTCTCGTCTTAGCAGTTGTATTATATTTTACAAGGGAAATGCGCGATGAGGGCTTCGATAATACAGGTGCTTTAATTCAATTGGCATCATCTGAAGCATTTGGAATGTCGCCTGGTGTAATGGATCAGCTATCTTCTACTCGTGTAGTATCAAAACGGGAAGAGGATGTAGATGACCGAATTTATGATAATCTGACAAGACAGGGTATCATTAATATGACAGAATCCGGCTATAAAGGGTCTGACTTTGCCAGTACTGCCTCCTCGTATTAGATATTAATTGATTCATATATTGTTTTAAATTCATCTGAATCCCAGATAATTTCTGGTGGCCCAGATGGATATGCTTCGTAGGGAATACTCTTCTCAGTTGGTTTTTCTAAACTTAATAACTTTTTAAGTGAATATAGACGACGGTGTATGGGATTTTTAATATGTTTAAATTGTGTGCGTCCTAATTGTTTCCATCGCCATTCAATCTGTAGGGCCGAGCGCCATTCTGGAATTCCTGATACATAACACCCACGTTTCCAAGTTAATCCCTCTGCTACGCGGATACCTGTTGCTCTAGCTCCTCCTGAAATTTCCTTATTATGTTGACGTAAACGTCTATTTGGGTCTATAGTTGCCCCAATATATGTCTGGTTTTTGTCGGTATATAGCATATAACAATAATTCATTATATACTAATTATAATATATAAATTATATAAATTATATATTAAGCTCGAATTTAGTCCAATTCTCTTCGTGCATTCCAACATTAAATTTAGAAGACTGATAAAATATAGGTTTTTTATTTGCTAGAATAGTAAAATTAGGCTGTAATCTTGATAATAATACATCATTATAAAATGTACTAACATTATTTTTAAGAATATCGATTACAGCTTCCTTATACCTTCTTGAGATGTAGAGAATTGCGTGTCCAGATAACATATTTAATACTTTTGCTTGTGAATCAGACCAGGGTTCAAATATGGAATCTCCAAAGTTATTATTTTCTGTTGGATGTCCGCCAGACCTACTAAGACCTAAATATATTGCATCTGCTTTTGAGTCAAATATAAACTCATCAAGGCCAGTCCATTCTACATCATCTTCCAAAATGAGAATAGGATTATCAAGATTCTTTTCAAGAATATCTATGGTAGCCTTATTTAAACAAGTTGGATAGTTTTCAGTTGAAGATAAATAATGGGTAAAATCTTTAAAGCCAATTGTATTTAGCAAATTGTCCATATGTAATTTACGAGTATGATATTTTTCATTATGATCTGGACACATATATACGGTTTTTATATCAACTATTTTCATATTTATTACCTAAAGAAAAAATACTTTAAGTTAGATAGAATGTCTTGTACTGTAGTAACAGCATATTATTCAATTAAATCAAAATTCTCTAAAGAGAAGTATTTAGAATGGGGGAAAACATTTATGAAACTCGAGGCACCTATTGTGATATTTACAGAAGAACATTTAGTTTCAGAATTACAGATTTTAAGAGAAGATAGGCCTATTAAATTTATAATAATTCCATTTGAGAAATTAGATACATGGGCCAAATATAAAGATAAATGGATTGAAAATCATAAAATAGATCCAGAAAAATCCAATCATACTCCAGAATTATATGCTATCTGGGCTCAAAAGGCATTCTTTGTAGAAAAGGCTATTTTAACAAATTATTTTAATACTGATTATTTCTTCTGGTGTGATTTTGGAGCATTTCGTAATCCAAATATTGATAATATTATCTTAAAGACATTTCCACAAACCTTACATTTTAAAGATGATACATTACTATTACAATCTATACTTGATTTATCTGAATCTGAGAAGATTATTAAAGATGATGGAATTTATGGTGAAAAAATAAAAATATCGGTAGATCTGAATGGGGTAAGATTGTTCGGTGGATTATTGGTCGGTGGATTATGGGGCGGTACTATAGATGCTTGTTTAAAATGGAAACAGGAATATCAAATAATGCTTGAAATGTACTTTAGTAAAGGACGATTTGCTGGAAAGGACCAGAATGTTATGTTATCTACATATTTAAAGAATCCTACGTTAGCAACAATTATTAAATGTACATTATCAAATATAGATGAGTGGTTCTTTTTTGAATATCTTCTATCAAATACAGATACTAAATTCGAATTAAATTCATCATATATTCTAAATTGTGATAATACTCGACCGACTGTTTCTGTTAATATAATGGGAGGACTGGGAAATCAAATGTTTCAACTTGCTACTGCGTATGCGTATGCTAGAAAGCATAATGGAAACTTGAAAGTAATACGTAATAAACGTGAAAGTGATGGGCGACCTTTATATTGGAATTCATTTCTAAGTAGATTTAATAAATATTTAGTTGATTCGCTTCCAGATAATTTAGTACAATGGCACGAATCAGGAGCAACAGAATACTGCTCAATCCCAGATTTAAATTCTAATGGTATATTTTTAAACGGTTATCTACAAAGTCCAAAATATTTTAATAATACACTAATAGAACAGGAGATAAAAGATTTATTTGCTTCAAAATGTTCTGTAATATGTAATATAAATGAAAAATATTTACAATTATTAAATAATAGAGATAGAGTTATTGTTGTACACGCTAGACGCACTGATTACTGTAGAAATCAAGATATAATTAACTTTCACGGCCCTTTAACAAGTGAATATTATAAAGAAGCTATTAAAAGAATGTGTCAATCAGTAAAAAATCCGTTATTTTTATTATCATCTGATGACTCTAATTTTTGGATTGATTTATTAGAAACTATACCAGAGTTTGATTCTGGAAATATTTATATTTTAAATAATGAAAATGAAATTAATACACTTACATTATTACGACAATTTAATTATTTTATAATAGCAAATTCCACTTTTAGTTGGTGGGCTGTGTGGTTAGCAAATGATGTAAAGAGAGTTATCGCACCATCAAAATGGTTTGGTCCAACTGGTCCACATAATTATAAAGATATTTATGTACCATCGTGGGAATTAGTTTAGACCAACGGGCATTTCAAGACAAGCACTAAATGCCGAAGGCGGACTTTGTTTAGTACCCTGCCCACGGGTTTAACATTTATAATCATGATACACATTTTCAATATCGGAATAATTTGCATACTGATATGCGATTCTATCTTTTAATGTATACCAATTTCCAATTGGCATTAATCTTTTCCAAAACTGATCAAGACACCAATCACTATGTTTACCATTTTTTTTCATTTTATTACTTGATTTAATATAATTAGCTAATAATGTATATACATAACTTTTTGTAACAATATATCCAGATGTAGTTTGTGATGAGTTTACCTTTAAAATTAATTCATCCTCTGTAGTACTTGTCTGTAAATCATATATTCCAACACCTAGAAGTAACATATCAAACTGAGACATATTTTTAAGTAAATATATTATTGACTTATTAATATCATTTGTATTATTGGATATAAATGTAAAGTCATCTTCTAACACCATAATATTATTCCAAGATGGATTTTTAATAAACATCTCTAATGCTTTAATATGACTAAGTGAACATCCAAGGGCACCATTAGATTTATTAGATACAGCATCTATTCTATGCGTTTTTGAAAGTGTTGGATCTATTTTTTTAATTTCATTTAGACAGTGTTCATCTCTATCCTTTCTATGTTCAAGATTTATATATAATATCGCATCAATATAATCTAAACAACTATTATCCTTAATTTGGTGTTTAATTTTAGTTATTGTATCCAAATTTAAGGAGCTGATTACAGTGGTATTTAATGACTTGGTTGCTGTGGTTGTCGTAGTATTTATAGGGTTGACTATAGTATTTTTATTATATACATATTTAGACCGTTTACTCTCTCTTGATATATTATTTCTTACCCAAGACATATTCTACCAAATACTATTAATTATATTCTTTAAATTAACGCATCTAAAGATATAGTAATACTATATTTATAGAAATGAGAGTTTTAGTATTCGGAGCTAAAGGTTGGATAGGTCAGCAGTTTATTAATAATACTAAACATGAGGTTATTCAAGCTAGTACCCGCCCTGACAATTACCAAGATACATTTGATGAAATTGCACAAGTAAATCCTGATTGTATTATTTCTTTTCTTGGCCGAACCTATGGAATTGCTCCAGATAAAAAACTAATCCCTTCAATTGATTATTTGGAACTACCAGGCAAACTTTATGAAAATATGCGTGATAATTTTTATGCTCCTTTTAATCTTGCCTCAATCTGTGACAAACTAGATGCCCATTTTATCTATCTTGGTACTGGTTGTATTTACACCTACATAGCAGATAAAAAGATCTTTACAGAACAAGATATACCAAATTTCTTCGGCTCTGGCTATTCAACTGTAAAAGGTTATACTGACCAGGTTCTTCGTCATTTTAATAATACTCTTCAGCTAAGAATCAGAATGCCAGTTTCTAAGTTGGTAAGTGGTCGCAATCTAATTGATAAACTGGTTGGTTATCCGAACATCTGTTCCATTCCAAACTCGATGACAGTTCTTGATGATATGTGGCCTATTATTGATAAAATGATAGAAGTACAAGAAAAGGGTGTATATAATCTTACAAATCCTGGCACAGCTGAGCATAATTGGATTCTTCAAGAATATAAGAGGCTAATTAATCCAAATCATACCTGGAATATTATCTCATATGAAGAACAAATGAAATACATTAAATCTGAACGCTCTAATAATGAAATGGATACTTCAAAGTTAGAACATTTTTGTCAAAAGTATAATTTGGAACTTCTTCCAATCCAGCAATCTATTCTGCGTTGTATCCAGCGTCGTCTGACGGTTGATTAATTCTTATTCACATTCCATATTAATAGTACAAGGATACTTAATAAAACAGAAATCACGCCAGGTTTTATCGTGCCCATAATTTCTATCATATTCAACCCACCCAAATAAACGCTTCCCTGACCCAACAAACTCTGGAAAGGCCTGCCAGACTTTATACTTCATACTAAAAAGTAAATTCATAACAGTCATTTCATTACAACGGCAAATTGGATACTTATTCATAGTTTCTACCATTTGTGTTATATTACATATTTTAAGTAAAGATGTATCATATACCCAAATACAATTCAAAAAATATCGTTCTTTTAAGATATCTTTTGAGTACTCTTCAAATAACTTTTCAGCTACATTAGGATTAGCAGAGAGCTCCATCATTGCTTCGAATCTTTGATCACCCCACACAGGAACATCATCTGGTGCTAAAATTTTACCTTCACAAGGAAGACTATCCAAATAGTTAATTTCATCAACTACTCTTAATCCAGCATCTAAAAATATTACCTTGTTCCATTGCGAGAACCACTCATCAAATACATAGAATTTATCCCACTGAGTTAACTTCAAAAGATGTCTTTGATCACCAACTGTCGTTAAAGGATATTGTTTATATTGCTCAACTAAATAGTCTGTATTAATATGCTCAACTCGCCTTTGAATTATATCATAATAATCTAAAAAGTTTTTTGATGGATTGAATCCTACAGTAATTAAAACTATATCCCCTGACCATTTCCCCTTAGTACGAACATCAAGAATTGTACGTTTAGCTCTATTAAAATAGTTCTCATCAGTCAATGTTACAACTACAGTTTTTGCCATTTTATTAAATATATCATTTACAGTTTAAGTTTCAATTAAACTCTCAATATTTTCTATAAAGTTTGTATACTTTTCCTCCCAGCCAAGAGACTTTAGTAATGTTGTGTCAACTGAATAGCGAAAATCATTAAAGGGACGATCCTCTACAAAAATAACGTGATTATTAATAGTCCTATCCTCAGTCATTCGTTCTATAAGTAGAGTTGCCACATCCATTACAGAGTACTCTTGTTTTGTTCCAATATTATATACTTCATTTAAAACGCCATTATGAAAAATTAACTCTGTAGCAATTGCAACATCTTCAGCCCAAATAAAATTACGACGAGTACTTCCGTTTCCGTGTATAGTTAGCAGCTTCCCTTCACATAGCAACTTAATAAACTTTGGAATTAATTTTTCTGGATACTGATTGGGACCATAAACATTATTACAACGAACAATTACAACAGGTAGGTTGAAACTATGATAATAAGAACGAACTAAGAACTCAGCGGCGGCCTTTGTAGCAGCATATGGATTTGTTGGGTTTAGAAGAGATTTTTCGTGACATCCTGGATGCTCTAAATCAACCTCCCCATACACCTCATCCGTTGAAAAGTGTAAAAACTTCTTAATCTTACCATATTCCTTTGAAGCCTGAAGAAGAACGTGAGTACCCATTACATTATCAGTTGTATATTGAAGAGAATTATCAAAGGAATTATCTACGTGACTTTGCGCGGCAAAGTGAATAATCGCATCAATCGCATACTCATTCAAAATATGTAATACTAAGTCTTTACTTGTAATATTACCCCTAATAAATTTATAATTTGAATGGGAATTTACATTAGATACATTGGCACAATAATTTAGACAATCAATATTGAAAATTTTAATAGTAGAATCTTTTTTAAGGATATAATTAATAAAGTTTGAGCCGATAAAGCCGCATCCTCCCGTGACAAGAATATTCATTCTTATCTTAATCACTAATTCACTTTTAGGTTCCTAAAAAATTGATTTAATATTTCACATATAATAACGTAACGCAATCAGAATGTCATTTCTTTACACCCCTGATATTTCCAAGACTCCTGAGACCCTACCATCTCACCCATATACCTTCTCACTCGACCCCTTTCAACAACACGCCATCTCAGCTATCGCCAAAGATGAAAATGTTCTTGTCTGTGCCAAGACTGGTTCAGGTAAAACCCTCGTAGGTGAATACCAAATCTATCACTCCCTTTCTAAAGGCAAACGCGTATTCTATACTACACCTATCAAGTCCCTATCAAACCAGAAATTCTATGACTTGAAACACTTATTCAAAGACGCATCAGTTGGTATTATGACAGGTGACATCAAGTTCCGTCCTGATGCGCAAATTGTAATTATGACAACTGAAATTCTACGTAATCTTCTCTATAAAAAAGGTACAACTACAGAGCATCTAGGTCTAACTGCTTCTATCTCTATGGATGGACTAGATGCCGTGATTTTCGATGAATGCCATTATATTAACGATAGAGATCGAGGTAAAATCTGGGAAGAAACTATGATTCTCCTACCCCGTGAAGTTAATCTAGTTATGCTATCTGCTACACTGGACCATCCAGAATACTTTGCAAAATGGCTAGGTGAACTCAAACAAAAACCAATTCATCTAATCGAGACTACTTATCGTATTGTCCCGCTCACTCATAATCTTCTTGATTCAAACTATAAACTTATTCCTTTAATGGATGCAAAGGAAGTATATACTGAAAAAGTGTATATGGACTGGCTAAGAGGTCAACAGGGACTACAAGATGAACAAAAGGCTTTTCAGAGAAAAGTTAAAGATGCGCGCCAGTCTGGATTTGAGGGTGCAGTTGATGGTAAAGTTCGTACATATAGTTTCACTCACAAGATGAATGAAACTATAAAAATGCTTGAAAAAGAAGAACTACTACCAGCCCTCTTCTTTATACTTAGCCGCAAGCATTGTGAGGCATATGCCGCAAAAGTCGATGGTTCTCTACTTTCCTCAAGTGATAGTGCCTCTGTAAGACATATTATTACATTTCATCTTCATCGGCATATGAAGGAGCTGGAGAAGGTGCCACAATATCATACTATTTATGACCTGCTCTGTCGTGGCATTGCATTTCATCATAGCGGTCTCCTTCCACTTTTGAAAGAGATTATTGAGGTACTATTCTCAAAGGGCTTTGTAAAGGTTATGTTTTGTACTGAAACATTCGCAGTAGGACTCAATATGCCCACAAAAACTGTCCTATTTGCAGGTTTTAAAAAGTATGATGACCAAACTGGAGGTATGCGTATGCTACGCAATGATGAATATATTCAAATGGCGGGGCGTGCTGGTCGGCGTGGCAAAGATGATAAGGGGGTAGTAATCTATCTTCCAGATCGTGAACCAGTTGAGCCGAGTGAAATGAAAGGAATGATGAAGGGTTCAAAGCCACCTATTCAAAGCCGAATGGACTTTCATTATGACTTTATTCTTAAGACGATTCAGAGCTCGGAGCCAGGTCAGCCTCTAAAATGGCTAAGCATTATGGAGCAGAGTTACTGGTTTCAGCAGCGTCAAAAACAGATTAAGGCGCTTGATATTGATATCGCTAAATGTCAAAAGAAGATGGATGATATTAAGGTAGAAGAGCCATTCCTAACAGGTTGTGAAATGCGATTTGAATTGGAGAAAAAGATTAAAGAGACTGTAAATGCTGCGAGAAAGGAAGTTCAGCGACAACTCGATACACTTAAGAATAAACAATTTGGGCCCAAATGGGTTACTGCTTGGACAAATTATAATCTAATGCGAATAGTTCAAAAAGAGCTTAATGAACTTATGAATGATAAAGATATTCTAGAAGCACATCAAGAGAGTATTACACCCTCTGTAAAGTTTCTTAAGGAAATTGGATATCTTAAAAATGATGATCCGCTTACGCTTAAGAATGAGGATCTAACTCTAAAGGGTATTCTAGCTACAGAAATAAATGAAGGGCATCAAATCTTAATGACTGAGCTCTATACACAAGAGCATCTTCATAGTCTATCTGGCGAGGAGATTGTAACTGTTTTAGGATGCTTTATGGAGGAGAAGGAAACAGATGATAGCCCAACAATTGGAGAACTTAATGTATCAAATGAAGTTCGCGCTGTTCTTCTAAAAATTAGGAAAATGGCTCAAGAGTTGGGGGGTGTGGAAGATCGAATTGGTTTTCCAGTTCAGGATTATTGGAAGGTTGGTACACAGTTAATCGAGCCAATGCGTCGTTGGATTGAGGGAGAAAATGCGTCTATTATTTGTCAGGAGCATGGCTTGTTTGAGGGTAACTTTATTCGATCAATAATGAAGATGGCAAATATGCTTGATGAGTGGCTTGCAATGGCGACATATTGTCAGCATACAGAACAGGTAGATAAAATTATGGAAGTTCGCCAAAAAATAATTCGTGATATTGTTATTTCAGATAGTCTTTATCTACATCTCTAAATATTATAAATATTATAAATATAAAAACAACATAAAGCAATAATGATATTAATATATAAAATGAATTTTTGGTATGATTTGGAACTGCTTATAATTAATGAAGAGGGAAAACAGGCGGCAGCCTTTTATAAAGATGAATACAATCGTTCTGATTCTAATGCGGGATTTGATTTACATTCATCAGAAGATGTTCTTGTAGAACAGATTCCTCGATTTATTCCCTTTGGAATTATTGCTCGGCTCATAAAGGTTCAGCCAATGCCAGGTGGTACATCAAATGATTATTTGAAAACAGATAGTCATTTTTGGTTGATGTGTCGGTCTTCTATTTATAAAACTGGTCTAATAATGGGAAATTCGACTGGCACAATTGATAAGAGTTATCGTGGAGAGTTAAAGGCTCCTGTATGGTCAATGACTGCTAATTCACAAGTAACACGTGGGGATCGGTTATTCCAGATTGTGGCACCTGATATGGGATGGATTCGTAATATTCGTGTAGTAAATTCTATGCCAAATACAGAACGTGGAGTAGGAGGATTTGGCTCAACTGGCAGGTAATTTATTATATTCAAAGTATCTATATCTATATTTTTATAACAATTTATTCATATGTAAAAATTGAGAATCTAAACCCAATTTATAAATTAGGTTTAGAATGTCAGAGTCAATCTATTATGAAGATACAATCCAAGAATTTGGTGTTGCGCATAACTGGTATAATGCTACAATTAAAGATTCAATTGTAACTAGTCGTGGTACAAAAGTAGAAATGGTTGAACGCCCTCAATGGGGTCTTGCCTGTTATATGGACAATTCAATTCAAAGCGGAACTATTGATGAAAAGATTTATCACGAGGCACTCGTCCATCCAGTTATGTCAAGTATCCAAGAAAGAAAGCGAATAATGATTATTGGTGGTGGAGAGGGGGCAACAGCGAGAGAGGTTTTGAAGTGGTCGGGGGTGGAAGAGGTTGATATGTTTGAATGGGATGAAGATGTAGTAGACCTTTTCCGAAATAAGTATCCACAATGGGCTCAAGGTGCGTGGGATGATCCGCGCTTAAATATTAATTATTCAGATATCTTTGAAGTAATTAAGACTCAGCCTATAAAGAAATATGATGTGATTATTATTGATTTATTTGAACCGTGTGAAGAGAATAAAAAACAATGGAATTGTCTTCTTAAGAATCTATGTAGTTGGGTTACACTTAATGGCTCTATTGTAATGTATGCTGGAATGCGAAATATTCTCGTTAAAGAGCAACCATACCAAAAGTTAATGAATATTATTAAGTATGTGGAAACTTGGCACGGAATTCCTATTTACGATATCTCTTTGAATAAGGAGATTGTACCATATAAGGTATATATTCCATCATTTTCAGGAGAGAGTACATTCCTTCTGTTAAAGCATTGTCAGCTAGGGGTAATGAATTTTGAGGAAGCTAGCAGGCTTAATTCTCATATGACAAATGATATGTGGAATTCTTATAAGACTATGAATTGGTAAAAATATTCAATCCTATCTAACTTGGCAGTAATTTCACAAAAGAAGTTTACTTTCGCTTAGATTGAAAGTCAGTTGCAGATGGTATTTTCCAGGGTGTAAAACTACTTGTAGTATTATCTGTAGTTTCTGACCAAGGTGTATATGTAGTATTTAAAGTATTTGTTAAAGTATTTGAGGTATCTTGTGGAGGATAAATGGTCATATTATCCATATCAGAACTTTTAGTATTAGGATTTAATGTTAAAAACTGTTTATCAATATCTTCACGAGCTTTTAGTAAATCACTGAGTCGTTTTTGATTTTCATTGTGAAGCTCCAAATTAGAGGGTTTGTCGGGTGTAAAAGAATGTTTTTGGAATCGGGTGATGCCGCACTGGAATCTATTCCCACAACTCATTTCTTGTAATACACAATTTAAAATTTGAATACAATTTACATTTTAGATTTTAGCAAGGGATGAATAACGCTCAGAAGATACTATCAAGTGTATTAGGTACAGAACAATTCCAAGAAAGACCAACAGGGATCCAAGGTATTTTACAAACTAAAGACTATAACGAGTTTATTATATTAAGTGATACTGGAAATGAACTTCACAGATTTACAGGAGCAAAACTGGCCAACAAATGCCTTGCAGGAGATCATATTAACTGGACAAATGAAAAATGCCAACTGGAGCTACGCGACGAACACCCTCTTATTGTGGGCACATTGGAACTTACGAATAAATCGAAATATGGTCTTACATCGCGGCTCAGGTCCATTTATCTCTTTACTCCTTATAACAAGTCTTATCCACATTTTATCGTGGGATGTTCAGAGAGAGATGTGTCAAAGAATAGAATTGGTATAATCAAGTTTGATGATTGGGCAGCATCTTCAACATTTCCTCGTGGTAATCTACAACAGGTTTTAGGGGGATCAGGAGACTTTGAAGCAGAGCGACAGGCTCTAATTTGGCAATCTTCTCCTTGGAAATATCCTAAATATCCATATGTACCCGTATCAAAAGAGAATATTCTTCGTCAAAAGCTTAATGGATATACATTTAATATTGACCCTGCTGGATGTAAAGATGTAGATGATGTACTTACATTTGAAGAACTTGATGGAGGTAAGTGGAAAGTGACAATTACGATTAGTGATGTGGCAACATATATTGAGGATGGTGGAGTAGTTGATACATATGCATCACTGATTGGTCAAACATTATATGACATTGGTGGAACAGTTTTAAGGCCAATGCTTCCTAAAGAATATTCTGAAGAGGCTTGCTCACTGATTCCTGGAAAGGAATCCTATGGTATTTCCCTTCAGTTTATTTGGAATGGAAAAGAGATTATAAATAAAGAGTGGTTTGAATCAGTTCTTAAGACAGATAAATCATATTCATATGAAGAATTTCTATCGCCATATAAAAAGCCTCTTCAAGAAATCGCATCATACTTGGCAAGAGAAGATGTAAAATGTTCCCATAAGTGGATTGAGCAATGTATGTTGTTTTATAATAAGGAGGCTGGAAGGAGGTTGAAGGAGTCAGGGATGGGTATTTTGAGAAAGCATTCGGCTCCTAACCTTGAAAGGCTTGAGAGATATAAGGCGCACATTCCAGAGTTGGAGAAGTTGGCATTCTCTTCTGCGGAGTATTGTTTGGCAGAAGAGGCAGAGACGAAGCATTATGGATTAGATTCAGATACATATGCGCACGCATCAAGTCCAATTCGTCGTTATGCCGATTTAGTTAATCAGCGTGCTTTGAAGCTTCTATTGAGGGGCTCATCTGAACGATATATTGTTCCTTTAGCAATGTATGATATGAACTATAGAGCAAAACTAAATAAGAATTTTGGGAGAGATATGGATTTCCTAAACGCAATTGCTACAGGTCAAACAACATTTACAGGTATTATTATTGATAAAACCGCAGTAGAAGATCACCAAGTTAAAGTAAAGATTTATGTTCCTCTTTGGAAGAGAACAATTTCAGCGAAGTATAAGTATGCTAAAGAAAATATGGTATTATCGAGGGATGAGAAGCGTGAGATAGATGTGAGTGAGTTTAGGGAGGTAGAGATAAAGTGTGCTTTTAATGTTAATTCGAGAAATTGGAAGGAGCGTATTATTATTAATATTGTATAAAGAGCTTAAAACAAAATAGATATATCTTTATTAAGATGAGTTCATTTACGAAGCTGTGGCCAGAGCGACGTATTGAAGTAGAAGGTTATTTAATGTTCAATGATAGTACAAATAATAAATCTTTACTCTTAGTTAAAGATGGTGAAAAATCTTGGAGGACAAAGTGGTTTAATGATAGTGAAAATCGATATAAAGCTCCACTAGTCCCTTTGATTAATATTTTTAATAATAATAATAATAAAGTATAATTACACCTTAAATAAGTAATAATAAACTATTTTATAATACGTGTTTGTAGTTTGAACCATATATTATAAAATTGATTGCTTAGAAAAGAGTTTAAAGCTGTAACTAAATTTGACAAGAACTTAGACAACAGTTTCTATATCCAAGACAGAATGCCAGCCGGTTTTAATCAACATTCCTCGGACATTGAGTCCATTGTTGGAGTACAGTTCAGTATCTTCTCTCCTGAAGAGATTGAGCGTAGTTCAGTGGTGGAAATTACATCCCAGACCCCTTATGAAGGAAACGAACCAAAAATTGGTGGCTTATTTGACCCACGTATGGGCGTCCTTGATAATGGTAAAGTATGCCGCACTTGCGGCCAAACCAATCACGGCTGTCCCGGTCACTTTGGGCATTATAGACTTACCCGCCCTGTATATTATATTCAGTTTCTCCCAATGATTATGAATGTTCTCAAGTGTATCTGTATCCGTTGCTCTAAACTTCGGATTGACAAAGACCTACACAAAGACCTACTTCGTCGCAAGGGAGAAGCTCGCTGGAAGGAAGTACTAGCACTTTCATCCAATATTAAGCGGTGTGGTCAAGAATGCGAAGATGGTTGTGGCGCACCTCAACCTGATAAGTTTACACGTGAAGGTATCGCACGTATCATTGCGCATTACCAAGATTTAAAACAACTACAGCCACTCGAAGTAGAATATGTACATCGCCTCTTCCGTCGTATTACAGATGAAGATGTCGACTTTATGGGCCTATCCCGTTATTGGTGCCGCCCTGACTGGATGATTTGTACTGTCCTTCGCATCCCACCCCCTCAAGTTCGTCCTTCCGTTGTTCAAGATAACAACCAACGCTCAGAAGACGACTTGACCCACAAACTCTTCGATATCATCAAAAATGACAAAACTCTACAACAAAAGATCGAAGGTAATTCTTCAAAGAATGTTATCGATGAAATGACAAATGTTGTCCAGTACCACGTGGCAACGTTGGTGGACAATGAAATTCCTGGTGTGGCGCCATCTGCTCAGCGTTCAGGTCGCCCCCTAAAATCTATCCAGCAACGTCTCGGTGGTAAAGAGGGTCGTATTCGTTATAACATTCAAGGTAAGCGTGTAGAGTTCTCTGCCCGTTCAGTTATTACTCCTGATCCTAACTTGAGTGTAGCTGAAATTGGTGTTCCTCTTGAAATCGCAATGAATCTTACCAGTCCTGAACGTGTAACACCTTACAATCTTGATAAACTTTACAAGCTGATTCAAAATGGCGCTGATAAGTGGCCTGGTGCTAAAACTATCGTCCGTGCCGATGGTCGAATGATTTCATTGAAACACGTTAACACCAAGGAACTCGTGCTCTATAATGGTGATGTAGTCAACCGCCATCTGCTCGATAATGACATTCTACTATTTAATCGTCAGCCTACTCTTCACAAGATGTCTATGATGGGCCACCGCGTCAAAGTTCTCCCTTACAAGACTTTCCGTATGAATGTTCTTGTTACTCGTCCTTACAATGCTGATTTTGATGGTGATGAAATGAATGCCCATCTCCCTCAATCGTACGAAGCAATGGTAGAACTTGAAGAGATTGCGGCGGTACCTCATCACGTTATTACGCCTCGTCACGCAAAGCCGATGATTGGTGTCTATCAAGATACTCTTGTAGGGTCTTATCGTCTTACTCAGCCTGGAATCAAGTTTACTCGACGCGAGTTTATGAACTTGATGATGTGGAACAAACGCTTTGATGGTAATATGCCAGTAGCACGCTCAATCGAAGATGGTAAAGAACGTTGGACGGGGCAACAAGTGCTAAGTGAACTTCTATCACACATCAATATTGAAATGGGCAACAAGTCATTTGACTCAGACAAAGATTCTAAAGACTCTGATAACTATGTTAAGATTGTACAAGGTAATATTGAACAAGGTGTAATTGATGGTGATATTTATATGAAGCCATCGAAGGGCATTATTCACGTAACTTATAATGATTATGGTCCTAAAGATACAATTGCTCTCTTGGATGCTCTACAAAACACAATTGAAAACTTCCTTGTACTTAATGGTTTTAGTGTAGGTATCTCTGATTTGATTGCTGATGATGATACAAAGAAAGCAATTGATGCAAATATTCAAGAGCGTAAGAAGCAGATTGAGCAAGTAATTCTACAAGTACATCTTGATTTGTTTGATAACAACACTGGTAAGACTAATCAGCAAGAATTCGAGGATCAGGTTTTCGGTATTCTCAATCAGGCAACGTCTGATGCTGGTTCTCTAGGTCAGAAATCTCTTTCATCTGAGAATCGTCTACTTGCGATGGTACGTTCTGGCTCTAAAGGTGAGCCTCTTAACGTGGCCCAGATGATGGCCTGTCTTGGTCAAACAGCTATTGAAGGTAAGCGTGTTCCTTATGGTTTTACTGACCGCACTCTACCTCACTACAAGAAGTATGATGACTCGGCTGAGGCGCGTGGTTTTATTGAGTCATCTTTCATTCGTGGTCTAACTCCACAGGAATTCTTCTTCCACGCAATGTCTGGTCGTGAAGGTCTGATTGATACTGCAGTAAAAACTGCAGATACTGGATATATTCAGCGCCAGCTCATTAAGTCTATGGAAGATTTGACTGTTCAGCACGACGGTACAGTGCGTGATGCTAATAATAATATTGTACAATATCACTATGGCGAGGATGGTATTAACCCTACAAAGATTGAGACCCAAAGTCTTCCAATTGGTAAACTCTCACAAGAGGAAATCAAAACACAGTTTGGTATGGTAGGCGTTGATTGGGCTACTGTTCTTAAGGATGGTGTAATTCGTGACAATGATAGTGAGCTTGTTACAGAGTATGTAAATGACCTTCTCTTTGATCAACGTATGATGGTAGAGGGTGTATTCCAAAGTAAGTCACTTGACTCTGGTAGTGTGTTTGCTCCTGTAAATCTTGCTCGATGGATTCTCAACACTAAGACACGCTTTTCTCTAAAGGCAAATGAGAAAACAGACCTCACTCCTGCCTATGTACTTGATGGTATTAAGAAGATTATCACTCGTACTCATCCCTATCATAAGATTTGGTGTGCACTTCTCCGTTTCCATTTGGCTCCGCATAAGTTGATTGTAAAGGAGCGTTTTACGAAGGAGGCATTTGAGATGTTGATGGAGATTATTGTATTAACGCATATGAAGTCTTGGGTACAGCCAGGAGACCAAGTGGGTATTGTGGCAGCGCAATCAATTGGTGAGCCTGCTACTCAGATGACTCTTAACACTTTCCACCAGGCAGGTGTAGCATCTAAGTCTGCGGTAACTCGTGGTGTTCCTCGTCTGCGTGAACTCTTAAAGGTTACTCAAAATCCTAAGGCGTCTTCACTAACAATCGCACTAAAGCCAGAATATCGTACTAATAAGGATAAGGCGCGTGAAGTGGTACAAGATCTCGAACTGACAGTGCTTCGTAATATCACTAATAAGGTAGCGATTTATTGGGATGAAAAAGATGATGATACTGTAGTAGAAGCTGATAAGGACTTAATGAAGTTTTATAAGCTCTTTGAGGAAGGACTAATGGCGGATGAAGGAATTGAAGAGGCTTGGTCTAAGTGGGTTCTTCGTCTTGAGCTCAATAGTGAGGAGATGTTTAATCGCAATATCTCTATTCAAGAGGTGGTAACTGTAATCAAGAACACTTGGTCCAATGATATTAATGTTGTTTATAGTGATTATAACTCTGATAAGCTTGTAATGCGTATTCGTCTACCTAACAAGGAGCGCCAAGATAAGGATACTGCTTCTCAGCTTGATGACTTTACAAATCTCAAGAAGTTCCAAAATAAACTACTCAATAGTGTTGTAATTCGTGGTCTTCCTGGTATCAAAGCTGTTACTTTCCGTAATGATAAGCAACTTGTAGAAAGTGTGGATGGAAAGTATGAGCAAGTGGAGCAGTATGTGCTTGATACAGATGGTTCTAACTTTATTAGGGTGATGAATCATCCAGCGGTGGATGGTACTAAGTTATACTCGACGAATGTGTGGGATGTGTATGAGGTGCTAGGCATTGAGGCTACTCGTGCGATTCTGTATAATGAAATCAATGGTCTTTTCGAATCGGTTGGTGTAAACTACCGTCATCTCTGTTTACTTTGTGATGTAATGACTCGCTTTGGTAAGTTGATGTCGATTGATCGTTATGGTATTAATAAGAATGATATTGGTACGCTTGCGAAGGCATCATTTGAGGAGACTGAGAAGATTCTCTTGAAGGCTGCGCTCTTTGGTGAAGTGGATCCAGTGACGGGTGTATCAGCGAATATTATGATGGGTCAGCCAATTCGCGGTGGTACTGCTTTCTCTCAGGTACTAATGGATGATCAGATGCTAAGCAAGCTTCTTGAAATGATTGATGTGGATAAGCATAAGGGCGTTCTAGAAGATGAGGAAGAGGGTGATATTACAATGCTTGGAGAGGCTGGTCTACAATTAGCGGATCCTTGTTCATCGACACAGTTCCAGATGAATATGGTATTACCAAGTGGAAATACTGTAATCGAGGAACCTGATATTGAGATCGATGTTATTGGTTAAATATAAATAGTATTAACAAATAGAATAAAATATATTATTTTTTATATATAGTGTACAAAAATTAATATAAAGATATTAGAGAGTATATATAGTATGGAATCTATAACAAGGGAAAGCTCTAAGCCTTGGGAGAATATTAAACTATGTAAGAGAAATAGTGTAAATATTTCTAATACTTTTGAACTTGAGTCAAGAGAACATAATCATACCGTTTCAGAAGAGGAGGCAACTTTACACGAGTATAGAAATAGAATTAATGATTATGAAATATCATTAACGAATGGTAAAAATTGGGAATATTATAAGAAGATTGTAAACCCATATGAGTTAGTATATACACAGAGAAAGTATGAGAATTTTCCAGATTCTATTTGTTTTTTGAAGCCGCTATCGCGTTCTTACTTTAAGATGATTGAAATGCTAGATTTAATTGGTTTTTTTATTACATTTAAAAGTGATAATATTAGGGGATCGCATATATGTGAGGGGCCAGGAGGGTTTATTGAGGCACTGTATGATGAGGCATTTAAGAATAAGAAGAAAGTTCATATGAGTATTGCGATGACATTGAAATCAAGGCAGACAAATGTGCCTGGGTGGCGTCGTGCTGCGCAGTTTCTTCAGAAGAATCGAAATGTGCGAATCCTGTATGGTGAGGATGATACTGGTGATATTATGAAGCCAGAAAATCAGCAGTATTTTATTGATTATTGTATTCATCCTTCATATGGTGGTAAAATGAATCTATTTACTGCAGATGGTGGATTTGATTTCTCGTGTGATTATTCAAAGCAGGAGGAGATGATTTTTCCGCTATTGCTTGCATCAACTAAGATTGGATTTGAGGTACTGAAGAAGGGTGGGGTATTTATTTTGAAGTTGTTTGATTTTTATCATAAATCAACGGTGGATCTATTATATTTTCTGTCGTGTCATTTTACAGAGTGGATATTATATAAGCCAGCAATGAGTCGTCCTTGTAATCCTGAGCAGTATTTTATTGGAAAGGGATTTACTGGATGTTCAGATGAAGAGTTTGATGTAATGCGACTCTGGTGTAATATACTTGAAAACAATCAGCCTCTTCATTCCCTGTTCAATGTAGATTATTCTACTGAATTTAAGAAAGTAATAGGGGAATTGCGAGAACACTCATTCAACAAACAGACAGAGTATCTTGAGAAAGTGTTTTTTATAATTGATAAGAACGATGATAATCTTATTCAAAGTTATTTAAAGAAAAACGAGCGTACAAGCTATGAGTGGTGTTTAAGATTTAAGGTGCCTATTTTTTCGCATCGGCACCATTCAATTGCGGGGTTACATAGCGATCGACTAGTTTCTTTCCAATAATAACAGAAGCTTGGTGTTGTGAAATATTACCTTCACCCATTCTATCAAGCATTGCTAGCATACTTTGGACGGGTGATAGATCTTGTTTATTAATGATTTTTTTGAAGAGTTCAGGATATTTTTCAATGAAATCAGGAACTTTTTGGCGAATAGTATCTTCAGGGAGTCCTTCGGCCATCCACAGTGCGATATCTCTTAGCATTTCGCGAATATAGCGGGCACGAACATTAGGGTCATATTCGAGGGATCTTGCTTCAGCTTCTGTGGTGGCTTCTTCTATACTTTGACGATCGAGGGTAGGAGGACGATTATCATTGTTAGACATCTTCAATCTGAAAGGATATAGAAAAACCTTTTTATATCATCGCGCACACATAGTAGAATGAGTAGTAATTTAGGAGACAACGCTGCTCCAGCTGATACAAGTTTAATACGAAGTAGACAAGTTTCTCCCGTTGGTCCCGGAGGAAACAACCCTACAAAACGCCAGATGAATGATACAAATACTCGATTAACTATGTTGACTGCTCAGGCATCCGCAAATACTAAATATGACCCTCCAGTACCACAACCAATTACAAAGCAAGTTACACTTGAAAAGTTTTGTTCAGGTTCTAATCCAATTCCATCTATATTTTTTGTTATCGGTGGATTATTAATCGTGTATGGTCTTGTTGCGAAATAGTGTTATTAGCTAATAGTAGTAAAATGGACTCAAACATTAATAATAACAACTGGAATGAAGATACTGATAGCGAGTATGATGATGATACTCAAAATGAGGTTCCTCCGCCAGCAATTAATCAAGAATTTATAGATAATATTTTAAAAGTTAAGCATAAATTATATGAAACAACAGTACTTGCTCCCGAGTTAGAAACACCAGAGGCACAAAGTAACGAAGTTCTTCAAAAATATATGAATAATTTAAATTCAGTCTATGTGATGGCAATAAATGCTCAGAGTGGTAAAATTATAGGAAATGAACAGAAAATAAATAATTTTCCACCAGAGACTCGAGAGGTGATTACTCGTATGTTAAACTTGATAGCAGATTTTTTCAGTAAGAATACAGTACCTGATACAATTCCTTATTCAGATTTTATAAGAAAAAGTTTACAAGAATATCAATTTGTACAGGATAATTCTTTTGAATAGAAGTAATAGATATGGCTACACAAAAAAATAGTGGTTGCCCAAAGGGGTATATTATGAGAAGAGGGTATACTCGTAAATTTAGGGCAAGTGTAAAAACAACGGGATTTACGGTAAGACGTAAAGGAACTGTGTATACAGTGCGTCCAAAGGTAAATACGGTTAGAGTGCCGCCAGCTTGTATTAAGAATCGTGGACTACCAGGTAAGGGTGTAAAAGAAGGGGAAGGTATTGGGAAACTCCGGAAAGGCGAACTAATTAAATATGGTTACCAGTATCGTCTTTCTGATTCATTGAGACAAGCAGCTTTGAAGAAGGCTATTAAGCGCTATGGGGCATTATCTGTATACAGAAAGTTAGATGCTGTTGCAAAGCTTTCTTTAAGAACTGCTCCCGATGCCAGTGGTATTTTTGTAAAGGACAGAGACTGGGTTCGTCAAAACTTCTTAAAGAAATAATTTGTAATTGATCTCTATTAGATATTTTAAATGACTATTGAGATAAATTTTTGTATGAGGGTCCTAGAGTGGAAAATATTGGCAATACTTGGTTGTTAGTGGTCAGTAGGAAGATGGAAGAACATCAATTATGGTCATTTAGTAATGCCCTATTTTTTGTTATACTATTTATTATAATAGTATTTGTAACAGTATTTGGTGCCAGTAAGTTATTTGATATTAAAAATATTGAAAAGAATTGGGCAACGGAGAGATGTAGTCCGATGATTATGCCATTTGCAAGCTTATTTGGTCATAATGCCAAAGATAATTTTGAGTTTTGTATGGGTAAAATCTTTAGTGTACACTCAATGCCCTTTTTGGGATCGATTGGCACTATCTTTTCATCCTTTACAGATCTCCTTCATATGATATTTGATTCTATAAGTTCTCTGAGAAATATTATAGCTTCACTTGGTGGTGGTATAAATGTTATATTTCAGGAATTTACAGAGCGTATTTCGAATTTTTTCTTTAAGTTGCGTGTGAGTGCAATACAAATTAAGTCGTTGATTGGGCGAATGTATGCCATTCTGTTTTCAGTTATGTATATGGGCCTCTCTGGTATAACTGGTATGACATCCTTCACAAATACCTTCCTATTCTCCTTCCTTAATACATTCTGTTTCCCTGGCGAAACTAAAATTAATATTGTTGGAAGGGGTGATATTCCAATCAAAGATGTCAAAATTGGTGATGTTATTTTAGCATCTACTGGGACAGACAACTCCACAGTCACCGCCACCTTCCGTTTCTTTTCTAAAGGGCAACCAATGGTTAAATTAGGCTCAGTTACAGTAAGTACAAATCACTATGTATTATATTCTGGACATCATATTAAAGTAGGAGAACATCCAGAAGCGGTACATATTGGTGGTTGGAATTCTGATGAACCGTTGTATTGTTTGAATACGAGTGATAATAAAATTATAATAGACGGTATTGAATTTTTAGATTATGATGAAACATCTGAGGGTGATAAAGATACTATGAATTTTATTGAGGGGCGGGTAAACTCATCAGATGTTGATAAAAACTATAAATTTACTGAGTATTGTCCCGCAGTATGTGAAGATACACTTATTAAAACAGTTGGTGAATTTAAGGCAGCAAAAGATATTAAAATTGGTGATAAATTGGTAACAGGGAGTGAGGTAGTAGGATTAATTCGAAGAGTAGTAAATGAGATATGTATATTACCAAGTGGAAATATTGTAACAGCTAGTACTCTATTTTGGAATTCTACTAATAATAAATGGGAACGACTAGGTGATAAGTATGAAATTATAAAGGATAAAAGGGAGATGGTGTCATTTGTGGTGGTTCCAAATTCTCAGATTGAATTGGAAGATGGCTTAAGAATAAGAGATTATATGGAGTTGTGTTCTCCGGACTCAGAAATGTATTACTCTAAACGATTAGAGACTCATAAATCTAAGAGTTATTTAATCCACAATAAGTGATTTTTTACCAGATGACTAATCTAAGAAGATAAAAGGAGAATGGATTCAAAATGGCCTTTTATGTTAATAGCCTTTGGCTTAATTCTAGCCTTAGGTCTTACAATATCAGGTCTTGAACGAACATCTGTAATGAATAATTGGCCAAATAGGCGATGTGAGTTACCTGTTGTTGCAGCAGCAATGTTTTTTAAACCAGATTCAGATCCTCGTTCAAAAGGTGATTTTGCCAAAGATAATTTTGATTTTTGTATGAAAACATATGTTGAGAAATTTATTACACTTTTAATGACACCAATAAATGCACTTTTTGGAAAACAGTTTAATATTGCGACAAGTGCGATTGATATGGTTAATACTATACGTGATATAGCTCAAAAACTATATAATACATTATTGGGATTTTTGGACCAATATATGCGAAGATTCAATGCAAGTGTATTCGAAATGAGCAGAATTATTCAATACTTAAGAATGGCTATGGGGCGTGCAAATGCTATGGTTATATCAATGTTATATTCTGGAATAACAATGTTCCGTGGAATGCTTAATGCTATTCAGTTTGTAATTAAAGTTATTCTTATCATTTGTGGTATTTTGCTTACAATTATCATTATTCTTATCTTTGTTTTATTCCCTCTAATTCCATTAATTTTATCTGTTTTAGGCGCAATTATTGCGACAGTATTGGTATTAGTAATGGTTATATCAGGTGAAGTTGCTAATGAGGCAAGTAGTGACAAGAGTGGATTTTGTTTTGGTGAAAATACAAAAATACTTGTTAAACGAGATAATAAAGAAATATTAGTGTCGGTTAAAGATATTAAAATTGGTGATGAGTTGGGTAATGATTGTGGAAAAGTTACTGCAGTAATTCAGATGGATGGTAAAGAGGTGCCATTATTTGATATTAATGGTATAAATGTATCAGGATCTCATTTAGTATTTGGTACAGATAATGTCTGGAAGTCTGTTTCAAAAGATGAAAGAGCAAACCCTGTAGATAATAAATCTGATGTTCTATATTGTTTTAATACTACAACTCATAAGATTCCAGTATCATCCTCCAAGGGTATAATACAATTTAGAGACTGGGAAGAACTGGAAGATGATGATGTTCGCGGCCAATTTATTTGGAACTACGAAATTCTTAAAAATCTCAATAAACATTCTAATTATACTAAGTGGGAACAAGGGTTGAAATCATATTCAGATATACCACTTGTTGGAAGTAATATTAAAGTTAAGACAGAAGGTGGATTTGTAGAAATATCAAAATTATCATTGTTTGGACGGGTGCTTGATAGGAATGGTGTAGAGCAGCGTATTTTGGGTATTGTGAATGCGGAGATTGATGATGCATTAGATAATAATGGTAAATGGCATACGGAGTTATATGAATATAAAGAGGATGTATGGGTGAAAGGTTTGTCTACGGTTCAAAAGGGAAATGGGTTAGTGCGTGGTATTACAATAATAACTGATTCAGGCGAGTTTATAATTTGGGATGAAGTTGAGAAAAGAGAGAAAATAGTGCGAGACTTTACGGATATCGGTCATAAAGAAATACATCTGACATATCCTATGGTAGCTTCTAGACTCCGGTCTTGGAACAGCCAAACCATCGCCTGAGATTATCTAAAGTGTAATAAGTAGAATGAAAACCGCATTTCTAATCACTGGATTATTACTATTGCTAATCGCAAATATACTGATGGTCTATTCTCAAAGAACCAGCACAAGCGAGGGCTTTGCAGGATATTTCCTTGAAAATGCTGGCCCATCTGGTCTTGGAAAATACAAGCTTGAGCCGATTGGTGCTTTCGATGATGTTCGTGTAACACCTAATAATGGTGTAAGCTCTTGGCGTGGAACTGACCCTAATGAGCCACTTTTAGGTCCTGAGTTCCAACCCGGCCCAGATAGCTTATTCATCTTCAAGAATAACCAATCTAAACCTGAATGCTGCTCCGCCTCATATGCTTCTGATACTGGCTGTGTATGTACTACACCTCAGCAAAGAAACTTTATCAATATGCGTGGAGGCAATCGTACGGTAGAAGATGGCGTTTAAACATATTCAATAAAATCATAATTCTTATTTTTCTATTTGTTATAATGAATTAAATTATTATAACATTCAGTACTCTTAAATAGAATGAACGCGAACTTGAAGGCTCCTAATAACACGGCCCCACAAATGAATTTTGGTTCTTTTGTTTCGGCCCCTGTTAATGCTGTAAAGAATGTCGCTAATAATGCGGCAAACTCTATGAAAAACGCATTTAATAATATTGCACCTGTTGATATTTCAGAGCCTATTAATAATTCTATTAATGCAACAATGGAAAATACACCAATGCCATTAGTATCAATCCCAGTAATTGTTACATTAGGTGTTTTAATTGTACTTTTTATAATCGTTGTAATTTTCCGTGAGCAAATCGCAGTTGGTTTAGAATTAGTCTGGGAAAAGATAAAAGGATTCCTTGGGTTAACTAAGCCAGCTGTCCAACCACCACCTCCACAGTACGCACCTGAAGCACAATTCTTTGACCAAGGAGCGGTTGAGAAAGTTCTACCAGGAAGAAAAGAAGTGTTCAATGTTGCTAAGGATAAATATACGTATACAGATGCGGAGCCATTATGTAAGGCATTTGGGGCTGAATTAGCAACGTATGATCAAGTAAAAGATGCTTGGCAAAAAGGAGCGGATTGGTGTAATTATGGTTGGGTAAAAGGACAGGCTGCAGTGTTCCCAACTCAGGAGGCTACTTATAATAAGTTACAAGCTGGTCCAGAGGATCAAAGAATGGCGTGTGGTGTACCAGGTGTAAATGGTGGATATTTTGATAATCCAGAGCTTCGTTTTGGTGTAAATTGCTATGGTACCAAGCCATCTGAAAATGAGGCTGATGCTCGCGCAATTATGGCCCAAAATGGCGATCTAACACCTTCTGCACTCGCATTCGATCGCAAAGTACAAGGTTATAAGACAGAAATGGGACAAATTCCAGTAAATCCATTTAAACCTGGCACTTGGACTTCATAATTGGTTTATAAAATTACTTAACTAAATATTAATTAATATGATATTAAGTATTTTTCATTGTAATTGTTGTTGAGGTTGCGGAATACCAGTTTGCTTGATATATTTATTCATATTGTATCCTCGATTTGCACGAATGAAAGTAAGAATATCCAATGTTTTATCGGCACCTCCACTTTGTTTAAAGTAGCCGTGTAGAAGCTTCTCAATTGTTGTGAGGGATAGTTGATTTGGTTCACGTTTATCAACGACGTTTAATTGTCCACCGCCAATTTGTATAGTAGCCTTTTCCATACCGGTTTGTTGTAAAGTTCCTATGATTTGTTTTTCGTAGTCATCTTTAACTTTTTTGGCGGCGCCATATTGTTTGTAGAAAGATTGTGATAAATTGCTGTAATGTAGATAATAACGAACTAATGTTCCTACACCGGGGTCAGCCATGTTTAACTGTTGCTATGAATATAAACGGTTTTCCTTAAAATGTTTTTTCACAGAACGGACACAGATTAACCTTATTGCGATTCATCAAAAGTAATACAAATGTTAAAACTACAAATATGAGTATACCTGAAAATACACAAATAGCAATAATCATATAAGGAAATGAGCGTTGAAGAATGTATTGGAGAAATGGCTCAATGGCGAGTTGTTGTATATAGTTTTTTGTATCAGAATTTGCGAGTGAAAGAGCAAATTGGTCAATCCATCCTTTAAGCATAATGGCAAACTTCTCTTTATCTTTTGTCCGGTCCAGTGGCATTTTGATAATGTGTCGAAATTATCAAATCTCTTCTAATCGCTGTGTTCAGAGAAATGCCCACCTTCAAAGCACCTCAGTATACAAAGACCGTAAATCCTAAAACTGGAGCACAGGATCCGTGTTATACATTTAATATTGATTTCAATAATGAAGATTACATATCATTTGTAGCAGAAAGTCAATTAGATCTATCATTACAGTCATTACAGAAATGTGTACTGGATAATCTTGACTGGTGGAATACATTTATAGGGCAGTTTTTACAGGCATCCGTTAAGTTCTTCTCTAAGCCATATACGGTTGATGCTATTAACAAGATTACTAAGCATACTCTTAATGGTACAACAAGTACACACTACCCAGTAAATGTGGTGTTAGTGCCTAAGAGTATTCAGATTTGTAGTGGTAATTTTATGGTAAATTGGGGATATACGGTTGAGCCAATGATTGATTTTCCGGATGTTGACGATGTTAAAAGCAATACTATTGAGTTGCCTATCCTTCCGGTTTCAAATGAACCAAAGTTGGTTGATGGAATTCAGGAATTGAATATGGATGATTTACCGGTTGGAGGCGCCCCTACGGATGATGCTTTAGAACTAGATAGTCCTGCTAAGTTTTATGACAAGCAGCGGCTGAAAGAGGCTCGACTCAAGGCTAAATTAGCAGTCTATAAAGCTCAGCGACAGATGGCTCAATATTATGAGAAATACGGTGATAATAGTTCAGACTCCGATGATTTAGAAACATCCGACGAAGAATCTGATGATTCTGGGGATGAGGTCCAACTCTAAAAAGGAGGTGTTCGGCATCTTTTGGTATAAAAATAAGCCCTCATTCTTTTATAGAAAGTAATGGCAGGTACAGAAATGAAGAACACCGTTTTAATCGCTCTTGTGGTCTTAGTCACACTTTTCGTCGTATATCAATATGATCCATCACTATTTGGTCTTTTACGTAGCAGTGAAGGCTTTGCTAATGAAGTAACGAAGGCGGGTGGTGCCACCCCATCTGCCAATGCTCACGGTAATCTCAAAGCTGGTCAAATGGCTTCTAATGGTAAAGCACAGATGACTCAAAATGCTAATGGTGCATCTGTAAATAAGGGTGCTAGAAATGCAAATATGGGTGCAAATACGCCCGCTACTGCTGCTACACCTTATACTACTGAACAGGCCCTTAAGGCTGGTAATGGTGTCCAAGGCAGTAAAAAGCCTGGTGAGGGTTTTGCTGATTTAAGTGCTTATGAAGGTCCGGCCAACTTTGGTGCAGCTGAAGCACCTGCTGGTTGCTACCCTCGTGATCAGCTCACACCATCTGAGCTCCTCCCTAAAGATATGAATAGCATCTGGGCTGAACAGAACCCAATGGGCCCTGGCTCCCTTAAGGGCAAGAACTTCTTAAGTGCTGGTGCCTTAATTGGTGTCAACACTGTTGGACAGTCCTTACGTAATGCTAACTTACAGGTACGCTCTGAACCACCAAATCCTCAGGTACCAGTCAGCATCTTCAATCAATCTACTATTGCTCCCGACATCAGCCACAGACCTCTTGAAATCGGCGCTTAGGACTTTTCACTTTTTAGGAAAAAGTGCCCAAAAATACTATACTTATAAAAATTCATTAATATTTGAAACTACTATCTACTTTATAGTTATTTCAAATCTATAAATATACAATGCTTTTTGGACACTTTTTCTAAAAAGTGCAAATAGGAGTAATGTCATTTCTTGATACAGCTAATAATATTTTTAAATCCATTATTGGTGGTGGTAATTTCCCAACTACATATGTAACATCAACAGTTGATGGTAAACAATATAAAGTTCGTGATATGCCTGATAAGGTGGCAGCTGCAAATTTAATGGCTCAGCTTCGTATTCGATTAACCAAATTATGTGATGAGCTTGAGAAAAAGTACCCTGATAAAGCACAAGTTAAACAATTATGTAAAAATTTCCGTTCAGACCCAGCACGATTTATGGAGGCAACCCCTGATTCTGAACACACCTCATACTCTATCAACAAGGGTGAGCAAATTCATATGTGCCTAAGACACCGCGATGGTCCTGATGAATCACTCGTTGATGAGAATGTAATGACATTTGTAGCCTTACACGAATTAGCTCACGTCTGTACCGAGTCTGTTGGTCACGGCCCAGATTTCTGGAATAATTTTGGATGGCTTCTTAAAGAAGCAGAAGCATTAGGAATATATAAATATACTGATTTTACAGCACACCCTGTAAGTTATTGTGGAGTTTATATTACTGATTCTCCCCGCTATGATCCTAAAAAAGATGGTACTGATTTCCAGATAGGTAAAATGTTTAAAAGAAGTGAATAAAATAACTTAAAATATAATTATGTATTGTGAAAAGTGGAGTTAGCTTTTTTCTAAAAAGGCGATAGGTATGTCTGATATAGAACAAATACTTTATCCAACGGTACTTTCTAGTCTCCGTGAAAATACTCCTCCGGTCAAATGTATTGTCTGGAAGGGTGGAGATGAGTATGAAGTTATACAGTTTGACAAAGTATATCCATTCGATACAATCGATGATATCAAACGACTAATTTGTAATCATTATGAAAAAGATGCTGCTTTTATACCACGTTTTACATTTGTTGGTGTACCATTAGGCGAGGCAGCATACTCTGAAGAATTCCCCACTATAGATTCTACATATATTCCTATTGATTGGTTATGGTATCCCACTGGTAGCAATGACCCCAAATCAACTTATATCCTTAATAACCCCCTTAAAGTTCTTACTGACCCAGATTTACGTTTTGTAAGCTCAGATGGAAGTTATGCTAGTCCTAACTATGAACCACGTGGTCGTTCTACTATAGAGCAGGTGTTCTTAAAAACACGCAATAATCAAATTCCAACATTACACGTGTTCCCTCTTAAATACCTTCTTAGAACATATTCTGGGCCAACACCTCTTGCTGAAGAGGACTGGAATAAACGTTTTGCGCCATTTTATCCTTATGTAAGTGTTGATGGTCCATATGAAGCGAATGCAGAGGATATTGAGTTTTCTAGAAAGATTCACTTCTTCGTAACACAACGAGAAAGTACTCTAAATACCATTAACCGTTTTTTAGAGGAGGGTATAGATGTCCCAGCTATGAAGGTAACTGGTATTAGACAACTTCGTTTAACCTGGAAGAAACCAGTAAAAGGTTTTGAAGGATGTGGTTATATGTTCTATCGTCTTCCTGTTACAAATAAACGTCCTTATATTCGATTATTGCCAGCAGAAGGAAGTGGTATTACAAAATTACATGTAAAAGGTGTATTACCAATTCCTACTCTTGAAGACCCTCGTATTCTTGAAGTATGGGGAAAAGAAACATCTCCAACTCCTGGTATTGACTTCTGCTCCTTAAAATATATTCATAGACCATCTATTGGTATTACACAGCCAATTTATGGTACTGTACGTATATTTAATGATGGTACATTGGACTTACTATTACAACCACCAAAACAAGTTAGAAAGTTAGACCCAATTCTTGATTTTCGTAATTTCAGCACAATCCTAGAAGATGTCTTTACAGGCCTCCCTCAAAGTTCAGATTCATTTGAACTTGGTGAAATTGCTATCTTATTCGCACTTAAATTAAACATCAAATCTAAAAAGTTTAATAAATCAAGAATTCAACAACGTCTTCCTCTCTTTACAACATTCTTTAGAGAAATTAAATCACTACCAAATGAATCCCCTATTATCTCCTTACGCTATAAAGCAGTCAGCCAATATGCAACTGAAGATAAGGTATTCAGTTTCCTAACACAATTTGCCACAAGCAAAATGTTAGAAGGAGAAAGCCCTGATACAGAAGTAATTAATGCTCTGCAAAATGAATTCCAATATTCAAAGAAAGAGGCCACAGATGCTTTTGCTGAATGGTACAAGAAGAGAGGAACATTTACTCTTCAGACACCAGAGGATGGTGAGTTTATTGAGAGTTTCAATCCAGGAATTGATATTCATATCTACGCACAACATCCTTCATATTACTTTCATATTAACCGCATAGATAGTTATGACACTTATTTAAGACTTCATACTTTGCTTTCAATATTATTTGTTGAAGAAGATGAATATTTTAGGTCAAATAGTGGTAGAAATGAAGCACTATCACGTGTATCTCTTGAGCTAGAACAAGAAAGTCTTGGTCGAGAAGAAGGTGTTGACAATGCTGCACTTGAGGAAAGAGAGGCTGAAGTACATACTGCAGCTAATGCATCTGTAAAGAATGCTATTCAACCAAAAGAAGGTACTGTAGAATCTGTTCCTGATTGGATGGTTGATGATCCATTTGCAAACGAAGGTGATGCACTTAATGAAGGAGAAGTTGTTGTAGAAACCGCCCCGCAGCCAGTGGTAGCAGCTACTCAAGTACAAGATATGCCAGGCATAGCTAAAAAACGTCCTGAAGTCGCAGTTACAACCACTACAGAGGTATCTGGACCAACTGAAAAATTAGTACCACTAAGAGGCGAAGATGAGCAGAGATTGGTTAATCCTAAGAGTTGGTTTATTAAGAAGTTACAGGAGATCGATCCACGTTTATTTGTATTTAAAACTGAAGATGATGATGAGAATGGTTATAGTAGAAAGTGTTCTGGGTATGATGACAGACAGCCATCTATTTTGACAAAGGATCAATATGAACGTATGCGAGAGATATATGAAGATGATCCTATTTATTGGATTGTGTATCCTCTTGAAGGCACTGAAGAGCCTATTCAGCCTCTAGGAACTGAAGAAACTATAACAGTTATGCGGTATGGCTCTGATGGTGAAGCAATTAATTATTATTTCTGCCCTCACTATTACTGTCTAAGTGATGAAATTATGGTTCGTGCGAAAGACTTTGAGAGTACAAAGGACAGAGATGGAAACCCCAAATCAGCAAATACATGTCCATTCTGTTATGGTAAACTAATTACTGGTAAAAAAACGGTTCCTGGATATACTGTTGTTAAACGTAAGGATAAAAAGGGATCGACCTATCATAGTAAGATTGATTTTATGACAAAGACTACCCATCCAGAAGGATTCGCTCTTCCCTGTTGTTTCTTGAAACAGCAGACTCTTCGTATTTCTAATCCACAATTCTCACATCTAAGAGGATATTTACAAGATACAGCGGTTGAAGCTATAAGTGCAAATGAACTTGCTGAAAACGCTGAAGAACAGGATTATGAAGAACTTGTATTTAGAGGCGAGGAAGCAATTGAATATGCGGTATTATTCGAATCAATCCAAAAGAAATACATTTTAGAGTCTAATAAACATCCTGACCCTGGTGTGTTCGCAACAGTTCCTCCTCAGTTTGATAAATACTTTAGACAGGATTCAGGTGAAAAGATTATTACCCGTGTCGCAATTCACTTAAAACTTCGCCCCAATGCCAATGGTTTTTTGAGAATTGGTACTGAAAATACTATTTATGAATCTCTTCTCGGTGTAATCGCACCACTACTCTATAGAAACTCCATCAATGAAGTTAAGGAACGTATTTTGGAAATAGTAACACCTAGAATCTTCTTAAATTCTCACTTTGGTAACTTAGTTTTAGAGTTTTATAACCCAGCAGATGGAAGTGCAATGCCGCCAACTAAACAGGAGTTAATGTCGTGGTCCTCAACTCATCTTGGTATTGCGATTACAAGTACAAATATGTATGCGGCGCTAAGAATTTATAATGCATATAAGAGATTTATTAGATTTATTAAAGATCCTACACAGCGAAAGGATTTACGTCATATTCAGCCTCTATTGGCTGAACCAGGTTTATTCACAACTCGTGGGGTACAAATAGTGGTATTGGAGGATAATGGCAATGAACCAATTACTGTAAAGTGTCCAACATTTGGAGTATCAGCTGATAGAAATAAGAGAAATGACTTTGCCTTTATTTCACGCTCCCTTAAATATATTGGTGCGACAGAGAATGTATATGCTCGTTATGAATTGTACTTACATACAAGTAATAAGCCAGCAAAAGGTGGTGAAGGAGAGATTCACGAAACAATTATTCGTTGGGATTATGCATCGCGTAGATTCTGGCCCGAGATTGTACAACGGCGAGTCGATGAATATATGACGCAATGTCAAAGCAGATATCGCTCTATCTACACATCTCAACAAGGAGTAAATCCTATGGCAATGATTCCTCTATCAAAAGCGGTTGACGCAGCACCAGTAAGACCTGAAGGAATTGTAAAAGACTCCTACAATCATATTGTCGGTCTAACATTCCGCTCTAAAGCTGGAGCATCTACGCTTGTTGCTCTTCCTATAGTTGATGATGGTGTAATTTCAATTTCATCTGCGTTTTCGATTAAGAATATCTATTTAGATTGGGATGATTTTAAGCCAGCGCCAGTAGAGGATGTAGTGAATTATTATAAGAAGAATCTTGAACAATTATTTTCTTTGTATCCTGGATATATTGTAAAGTATATTGCACGTCAGAAATCAGATAATAAGATTGTAGCTGTTCAACTTGAAAATGGGATTTATATTCCAGTAGGACCACCAAAGGATGAGGCTTCATTGGCAGGACTAGGATTAGATATAGTAACAGTTGAGCAATTTGAATGGGCAATCGATAAACAAATCGCAGGTATCAAGTCTAAACCAAATGCGAATACGTGGGATAAAGTCCTAGAAGGTACAACAACGGAGAAAGGCTGTGGATTTGATTCTGAGCTTTTAAGGAAATCATCATATGTACAATTTGAGGAACAATACCAACAATTTAGATTAATGGTTTCAAATTGGTTAACAAGTCAGAAGGCAGGCTCTGAAGTAAGAAAGGGAATTGAAGATATCATTTTTAATCCAGATTTGCCAGAATATGAAAAGAGAAAACGTCTGTATATATTTATCTCTTCTACCTTATTATCCTGGTTCTATCCAGATGAAGAGAAATGGGAAGCACCTGCTTCTTTCTTACGTAAGGATTGTAGATTAATTGATAGTCCTGATGCCTGTACTGGTACGTGTTATTGGAAGGGAGAGGAGGGTGGAAAAGGAAAATGTTTATTACATGTGGATGCGACAACACAATTGGGAGATAAACCAGGTGAGAGAGATGTATCAACCGCAGAACTCTTTACAAAGCGTGTAATTGATGAATTGGTTCGTTTTCCAGTGCGTAGAAAACAATTAATGCGAAAAGGTGAGATTTCCAAAGTATCTACAATTGTACAGCCAATCCGTCAAGGTGATCAATATATTATTCCAGAGTCATCTCCAACTTGGACAAATCTACTACGTCTGGACTGGGCTAGACAGATTCCAGAAGAGCCTAAGTATTATGAGGAAATGTCTCGTGAAGCTACTGCTGAAAATGAAGCACCACCTGAAGGTGAAATGCCTGCTGAGTTAGAAGCAATATTAGGTGAAGATACACCTATTCGGTTAAGTATACCTGATGTTCCTGATAAAACACAGCCACTAACACCATATCAAGGTATATTGGGAATAACGTTGGGCCAGATTGGATTAGCAGATGATGCGACATCAATGAAGAAGGAGAACTTGGTAAAGTATGTACAGATAACATCTAAACCAATAGGTTTAATAGATCTAAGTGGTAATAATGATACAGATGAGGATTCTATACAGTTTGTAAGACCATTTACAGGTTCATTTGATTCAGTAACAATATTTGTATTCTTACCTGGTCAAATTGGATTATTAATTCAAGAGGAGGGTGAACCGACTGTAAAGATTGCATCATTGTCAGATGCTCTACAGGAGTTATATAGAAGTGCACCAGTTGTTCAAATGAGAAGACGTCCTGTTGCTGCGACTACAACTGCTTTACCAGTTGAAGAAGAGAGAAAGCTTCCACTAATTATAGGAAAAAATCCAATTATGGCAAAGACGCGACGTAAACCATTAGTGGCATCTGCTCTAACTGTGCCACTAGTTGAGGCAGAACCAAAAACAGCAAACAATAAACCAAAAAATAATAAGAATCGTTCTAGACGTAAGCCACGAGTAGCGCCAGCTAAAGAATAACTTAAAAGTAAGATAATATAATGAAATAATATGAGTAAAGAAGTATATTTTTTTTATAAAGGAACTCCTTATAAAAAAATTTATTTTGTAGATTTGTCTAAAGCAGATGAATCTTTTCCTGACATTTATTGTATGGTTCCATTTTATAACGATGATAAGATTTAGAGATACATAACTCAATATTATTTTAATATTACATATAAATATAATGGCATCTGAAAGTCAAATACTTAGTAGAACACTTCGTTCTGTGATTATATTTTTATTAGTATCATTACCCTTTACATATAAGCTCACTAATAGACTATTGGGTGGAATTATAGGTAAATTAGCTGATGCGTCCGGTTGCCCAACTGGTCTTGGATTGTTTATTCATTCACTCGTCTTTGGATTAATTATTTACTGTTTTATGAAGTTTTAGTTTGTTAAAACTTAAAAGCGAAATTGGCAAGTGGTTTACCTTTTTCTTCAGGGAGTGGTTCAGGAGCTTCAGGAACAGGAAGAATAACAGGAACTTTACAGCCCGCAGCTACTGCGCGTCTCCTCGCTTCAATCATATCTTCCACTTCCTCATTCATAATATTAAGACGCATTCTACGATATGAGGGATTATTAGGATGAATAATAACAATATAGAGGTCAGCTACTTCAAGCCCATAGTATTTTTCAAGCATCCATTTATAAACGTTAAGCTGCATAGTGTAGTGCCAGTAGTTAGTATCTGGTAAATGATCCAAAGGTGCAAGACCATTTTCAAATGGATTTTCAGCTTTGATTTCTTTAGAGCGTTTCCAGTCATAGATTACGAATTTACCATCAGATTTACGACGAAATACCATATCAATAGAGCCACATAGTTTAATTTTATGTTCACCTTCGACTGGAGTAATTGAATCAGTAAAGACTTCCCATTCAGAACGGTATGGTTCAAGATCAGGACCATGATCATTCCAAAATTTCATAAAGTATTTCCATTCGATAGAGTTAAATGTTTCAGGCGCAATTTGTTCTGGTGCACCGTGTAGAAATTGCTCAATAGCAAGATGCATAGCGGTACCAGCTTCTGATGCGGTTTTACTATTATCATTCCATTCTTTAATGATTTCCTCATCTGTTTTTCCAAAGTATTTTGAAGCCGCCCATTTAGTGGGATTCTTGCGCATCCTAATAAGATTTTCTTTAGGGTTAAAATGACCAAAGAATTCGTGAATAAATCCAGTACAAGAAATATTTCCTTCACACGAGCCATTTACATAGTACTTGTGGGTAGGTTCGTGGAATCGAATATGGTTATCGCGTGGATGAGTATATTTACGAGATAGGTGTTGCCAGGGTTGGAAAGGCATTGTATTACTATAATATAATGCCAAGGATTTAAGCTGTTTAGATAATATTATAAATTCAAAATTAATCTTGAAGAAATTATCTATATATTATAGACATATTTAAGAAGATGATTATAAATCATTGAATCAGTGTGCTCTCGATTATTTTCATTTTTGACTCTATAATATATATAATTATTTTGAATAGAATTATTAATTTCATTAATTATTTTAATATCATCTGTTGGTCCATATTTTTCATAATATGCTCTAGATGTATATGTCATTGTATTACATTTAATATTTGACATATATAGGCCGATTGATATATCATCTGGTAGACTATAATTAAGTTTATGTATATTATCAAGTATATTTTTAACAATGTCTGGAGTAAATATTATACATACACCACTATAAAGTTGCGTATTAATTATATGCGGGTCTTTGTCATAAATAAGAAAAGGGCTAAGATCGTGACCACCAGCATAACACGCTGTTTTAGGGCATTGATCTAATAATAAATTAATACGATTTAAATCCCAGAACGTAGAAATATTTGTTCTTATAAAATAATCATAACTATAATATTTATTGATAGCATACATAGCTCTTAAGGTCTTATTAAGTATACTATTTGGTTGTATAGCAATATCATTATAAATAATATCAGATTCGTCAGAATCTTCCAGTGGTACAGACAGTTCTTCATATACAAAAAATACTTTTATATCTGGATTAATATTCATATATTTCTTCCATATCCTTCGAGCATTCTTATAATATTCTGTATTATTTGAAGCAATTACTAATAATATACATTTATAATGTGTCATATTAGTATTTTATTATAATATTTCTTTAATTGGCTTATCGCGCTTAGAACTTAAATCCTGCAAGTTCCATAATGAAACGACCAACTTTGTTCTCACCCTCAATCATACTTGTTGTAAGTGAACGAGTGCCACCAAGTTCAGATGCCACTGCAGCAATCTTAGTGCTGTAGAGTAGATATTTGCCAGCATTGCGTGCCGCCTCGACAGTATCTCTGAAACGTTTATCGTGTTCCCAGCGATATTTGAGAGCATCCATAAGGGTTTTATCTTTGATAGGAATCCATTTAGCATCATCAAACACAACGCGATATTGATTGAGATGCGTTTTAGTCATCTTTTTTCTAACTTCAGCGGCTTCTTCAGCTAGAAGCTCAAAGTCACGTGCGGATTCTTGCTTGACTGACTCAACACGACGTTTTAGTGCGAAGTCTTGATGAATCTTACCAGTTGTGCTCATTAGGTCTTTTGCTAACCCAGGCTTATTAGATGTCTTGAGTTTCATAGCTGCTAAGTAGTGTTCAACTGTTGGGTATTTAATTGAGGGATCATCGGGATCTGGAATGGGAAATGGTGCTGCTAATCCAAGCCAACGGGCAACATTGGGGTCCTTCTTGCCTTTATCATCCTTAATGCCTAGAATATCTGCCTGACGAGCATCAGCTCCAAAGCGGAATACTTCAACTTCACCAAACTTCTTATCACGTGCTGGAAGTTTAGCACCAGTTTCTGATACAACCTCTTCCTCTACAACTTCCTCCTCGCCATCACTCTCCTCTTCTGCCTCTGCAGCACCTTCATCCTCTGCGGCTTTCGATTCAGGGAGAGTAATTTTAGGCATTTCAGAAACACCAACTTCACCAACACGCTTGAAGATAAACCAGCGATTTAGGAAAGAGAATTCCTTCACAGCATCTGGCATATTAAAGGTTTTCTTGCCCTTCTGTGCCATTTCATAACTGACATCAAAGGTATTTGTACTGGCATTCAGACCTAGCTCCGCAAGATCTTTCTTATCAAGTAATTCAAACCCAATAGCCTTGAGTTTCTTCTTAAGAAGTTCAAATGGTACAAGGTATTCTTTGTGTGTAGTACCAATACTGATGAACTCTACATCAACTGCAAGGCCAATGGAGTCATCATCAGGTAGTAATTCCTCTTTATCATAGTCTTTGGTGATAGACCAGATAGGGGTATCTTCAATCTTACCAACTTTAGAACGTCCTTTGTCAATAGTACGTAGAAGGTTGAAGACTTTATCGCCGTCGAAGCAGCAACCAATGAAGAGTCCGCCAATCTTAACAGTTTCAGATAGATTTTTAATGAATCCGTTGAGCATAACTTCATTTTCAAAGAAGTAGTGTAGGGCAAACATACAGGCAGCGATATCAGCGCCAGCACGGAAGGATCCAGCCATAACGCTTTGGACATATTTGGGTACAGGACCTTCTGGTTCAAACTTGCCAAAGATAGAGCGAAGGATATCACGTTCCTCTGGAGTAGCACCAGCTTCACCATTTACAATATCTTTGGAGCTATTACCAATTACAAATGCCATTTTAGGAACACGTCCCCAACCAAACTCCATAACCGCCTCAACATAACGCTTATAGGCGCCATCATTTGGATTTGTAATATTTTCACCAGCTGTATCAATGCCAACTACATAACGAGCACGATTGAATAACCATTTAAACAAATCACCACCTTTTCCGCAGGCTAAATCAAGAAGATTCTTGTTACCACCCTTTAAAGTGCGTTTTAACAGGATTTCGTTCTTGATATATTTATTATGGAAGTCAAGCATACCTTGTACAAGTGTAAGGTCTTCTTTAGGGGCTTTGCGTTCATAGTATTTTTTGGCAACCTCGCTATCTTGGAATTTTAGGAGGATTTTGGATTCTTCTTCGCTGGGTTGTTCATTGCCACTGCGAATCATTGATTCGGTGACTGGATTGTGAATAGAGTCCCATACATCATTAGCAACGCCTTCATCGTTCATCATACCAGAGTATTTGATGGGGCCTTTCTTAAGGGAGGCGCGGATAAGGCGTTCTGTTTTGTCGTGACGAATACGCGTGGGTACCCATCGCCATCCAGGTTCACGAGAGGGATCGTAGCGCATTTCAACAATGCTGCGATCTTGAATAGGCTCTTTTGAGTCCTCAGTACTGACATAATCTTCTGCGGTTTCAGGATCAGTTTCAATGGTTACATTACAGGTATTGGCCATTGTATCAGGAAACTCCATAGGATTAAAGAGTGATGGTTTGTATTTATTGCCACCCTTTTCTTTAGGAAGAGATTGTTGGAGTAGAATGGTGCTACGAGGATTATCAAATGCTGGATCTTTATCACTGCCAATGTAGAGGCGCATAGTTTTATATTGAACAGTGTTTTCAGAAGAAGGGTGAATAGTGGTAGTAATTTTGTCAATGGTTGGAATATTGGGATCACGTTCAAAGTTAATGAGGAAATCAACAGTATTATCTTTGGCAGGTTTCCATTTAAATTGTCTGGTCCAGCGTACACCAGGACGTTCAGGAATAGGATCTGAATTAGTGGTAATAATTAGACCATCTGTATTATAGATACGAGTTGTATCAAGAATATTAGCACACGCTCTAAAGATTGTAGCATTATTAGCAGTGGCAAACTGGAATCGTTTAAGGGAGACAATAAGACGATTAGCATCAGTTACACCTTTGGAAATAGTTTGAGTATCATCACGCCAGTCCTCATACCACTTTCTAACTGAGTTATAGCGAGTATCTGCCTCATTATCAATTACATCGTCCTTGTATGTAATGAATGGATTAGGTGCTACATTTTTGCCGTCTTTAGAGTAGTAGATATCGAAGATAAGGAAGTGATTGATGGCACGGTTATCTTTGGAGATAGTGACCCATTCGCCGTCAATGAGTGATTCAGCGCATTTAGTATTTTTAAGGCCTGTGCGGTAGACATTAAGACTCATATCGATAAGGAAAAGTTCACCTGTTTTATCGACGAATCCCATAGCGCGTAGGCCATCGGCTTTATCGGTTACATTGTAGCCAGCACGGATATTGGGGATATCAGGGTCAATTTCTTCGGTCATATTGCGTGTTTTAAGGGTAACAGGGTTGACACCGCGAAATTTTTCAGAGCCGGTCATAGTTTGGTATTCGGTTCGGACGGCATTGATGACAGAGTTGCGGATGAGGAGAGAGTTTTTCTGGATAGCACGTTGAACTTCGCCAACGCCGCCAATAAGCGCTTTAAGTGCCTTATCTGAGGAATCAGTGTATTCTGTGTCGTGGAGTAGTTCGACTTCAACTTCATAGCGTGGTGCTTCTTTGAATACGTTCTTTTGTTGGAACCCAGTAACCCATTGAAATTCTCCTTTACCAGGAACGCTTGGGGTTTGACGAACCATTGACATATCAATGCGAATGCCTTTACCTCGGAAGGTCCATCGACGAAGTAGTCGGAAGGCTTTCTTTTGATTTGCCCAATTTGCGAGTAGGCCAGCTACACGTGGGTCATCTTGACTTAATTCCTCTTCACGGCGAACCTTAAAACGAATATTGTACTCTTTCAGATCGATATTACTGTCAGGGAAAGCGCGGTCTTTAAACATAGCGCTAAATGTTTTACCCTCGAGTGTATCATCTTTACAATATTGTTGAAGGACACCAAGGCCTAGAAGTGATAGACGAATATGATTCGGAGTGATTATACTCAGGCGATCATCTTGTGGTACCACTTCAAAGCCTTTATTACGAAGTCTTTGTGCAATTTGAAGAAACGTAGTTGAATCAACAACACCTCCAACGCCGAAGGTAGTTTCTAATTCAAGCTTTTTATCCTTAAACCAGTCTTGGACAAACTTATTAATAAGTTTGGATTGTTCAGATGTCAAGTCCATTCTTAATCTACACTATAGCTATAAAAGTACCTTAAGCTTTAATGCCATAATATGAGATAGCATCTATATCAATTTTATTAATAAGTTTAATATATATGTATAAGAAAAATATATATTAAATGTATATTCATTGATATTTAGACTATATTTAGATAGTTTCAATATTATTTGTCATCCACTTTGTAAATACTTTAATACAGTTTGCGCGGCCAAGCCGAGCACCAAGAACATCTTTGGTTAGTTTCTTATCTGTTTGCTGCCAGGTAGGAAGTAGAGATAGTTGTTCAAGAATTTCTACTTTTGTTCCGTCGGCTTCAGGCCACTGGATAATCCATCCAGTTTGTTCGATGGTCGAGAGCCAGTTAGCAAGGATTTTATGAAGATCTTGGGCGTGTTGTTCAGAAGGAATTGCAACCCATCGCGCTCGATAGTCTACCACCCATACAGGATATTCTTGTTTCCAATTTGTGGGGTCAGAAGAGAATACAATTTCTCCCTTGAGAGAACTATCATATTGTTTCTCGCCTTCCTCTATGTTTTCTTGTACAGCAGATTTCATTAGAACGAAATAGATGTTCCGCATTAGTGAGATGCCAGTAAAGAGTTCAATATAGTCTTTATCTTCAAATTTAGTACCGTTATATGAGGCACCTATAAGATCGTGAATTTTTTTACGTTTGCGTGAGAGGGATGTATTTTTGAGTTCGTCAGTTTGTTCTTGAAGTTTGGTAGTATATTCGATGATTTGTTGAAGGCGGGCTCCTTTAGCAGAGAGGGAATAACTGCTTGGATCTGAAATACACGCATAAAGGCTCACAATACCAGATGGATTTAGATTGAATGCGGTATACCCTTTAAGGCCAAGTTTATCGAGAGAGGTTTCTTGGGAGGATTTGGCTGATTGAATCTCAATAGAATCTAGTGTTCGGTTTCTATTGGGATTATTCTCGGAATAAGAGATGAGCTCTTTAAAGCTAACATTCTGATATTGTTTAATGGGTGTAGTCATTTCACTTACCTAATAATAGTCATTTATGCTTTAAGTCCATCAAATTTTGTCTTTAAGTGGTGGCACTTATTTTATCGTCTTCATCGACATAGTTTTCATTTTGAATACGAATAGTTTCTAATTCTTTTAGACGTTCAGTGTCTTCTTGACGAGTCTTTAAACAAAAATCTAGATATTCTTTAATTTGATTGAATGTTTCTTGTGATACAGTCGATAAATCAAAAAAAATACCATTTGAGTTTTCCGTATAATTTACTTTTGTTTTACGAATAATTCTAAATAATTCTTCCTGTTCAGATTTTACAAGAACTTTAATACTTTCAAATACTTTTTTGCGCTCATCATAGTTAGAGGCCATTTCTAATTCCGTAAAGATGTTCAAAGTTTATTAACAACCGCAGTTCTTATTCAGCGTCTGCCTCTTCGTCCTCTTCTTCCTCTTCACCGTCACCTTCCTCTTCTTCTTCTTCCTCCTCGCCTAGTGGCTCTTCACCCTCTTTGGCTTCGACATCCGCTTCGACATCCGCTTCGACATCCTCACCTTCATCATCGCTTTCACCGTCAGTTAGACCAGTAGCAGCATTGCCTGACATAACCACTGGCACTCTCGCATTCTCATTGCCAGATTTTTTAGCGACAAAGATACCACTGGCAAGAATGTATGGATCGTTAATTTGGAACTTAGAACGTTTTAATTCAACTTCAACCGTATCACCAACTTCAACTTCCTCATATTCTTCGCTGCCAATATGAAGATCGCGTGGAACCTGAATACGAATTGCTTTACGATAATCAATATAGAGACCCATCTTATTCTTACGAATTACTTCACCAACTACTCGTACACCATCAGCTGGATAAATGACTTTACCCTCAAGCTTAACATAATATACAGCATCACCTGTAAATCGTGCTGATTCAAAGTAACCCATAGAACGAGAAAGAAGCTTTATAGTACCGGACAGGACAAAACCTTGTTCAGAGCATTTTTTCTCCATCACTTCCTTAGCCTTTTTTTCTAAGAGCGAATCAACTGTACTTGTTTTGATTTCATTAAATTCACTTGGAATAATACTAATTTTTTTTTCAAAGAAAGCTGTGGATTCCATTCTTCTGTTTCCTAATATCCTTTTGGCTTTAGCTTCTCAATTTTTTATATTCACCCCCTATTTCTTACCAGGCCTAAAAGTACCCTTGTGCCCCGTATAAAATGCTTGAACTGGGCGGAAGAACCATCTCTTAGCCTGTATATTATCAGCATCTAGATACCGAATCAATATATCAAGTAATGTACACGCACGAGTTGAGTTTTTAATCTTTCTTGTTCCAAGTATAATTCCTCGACTTAAATCAAAATCTGTTTTACCTGCTGTTTTAAGAATATCGCCAATTTGTACGAGATTAGCAATGTGTCCAGTCATTGTACTTACATTACCACATTCTTTACCTCTACCAATTTTCCCACCGTCACTAGGTGGTTCAGCAGTTTTAAAAACAATATCACCATTCTTTGGTACAATAAACCCATATGGTTCACCAGTTGTTTTGGTATTAATACTAAAAGCTTTCATTTGCTCAGTTTTATCACGTTTAATGTCATCTACAATTGATTTCAAACATACCTTTCCACCCTCACATAAATATTGTATTTCTCCCGTCTTAGGATCTATAAATCTATTAACTAGAATCTTGCCAAGTGAGTACTGATTTTCTCTTATACATTCTAGAACATTAAGGCTTGTGTTATATACTAGGAAGGTTTGTTCTTCAAGAGTTAGCCATTCATCCCAGAAATAGAAGAGGACGGCTTTTCTGAATGATTCTGGATTTTTAGCGGATGATTTTTGGAATGAAGTATGAAACCATTCTACCATTTCCAAAATCTGTCTATACTTATCAATTACTTCTGAATCATCATGGGACACTTCTAAAATACGTTGTTCTATTTCACCAGGCGGTGTAATGTACTTAATACTAGTTGATAAACGCTGGCACCATTCAGCAATAGCAGACCAAATTCCCTCGATTGATTCACGTGTATTTGCCTTTTCTTCATCTTCTTCTAACATTTCTGGCATCTCATATTCAAGTGGAGCATACAAATCACGCTTAATAGGAAATTTAGCTACACGAATTGCTAATGGAATTGTTAGGTCAGCGTATACGTTTGGTTGGAAAATATAGTATCCATTACAGAAACGGATATAACCAGTAAGATCGCCATGTCTAACTTGGAAACTCTTATTATCCACGATATCTGTTAGTAAATCAACTGATGCTAGACGTGGAACATCTGCAAACATATTCCATAAATCTTCAGACTGATAATATGGTTGTTCGGCAAATAAAACACGAATACGCTCCTTCATACGATTTACACGCCAACGAGCCGAAAATTCATCATATGTTGAATCGTCAATCGCTAACTCTTTAACATTTATAATCGGTTTACATTTGTATTCACAAGTTTCTATCCAATCACATACTGCAGTAAATGACATATCATTAATATCAACATCTTCTCGAACCTTGCCTTGGGAATCAATCTCAGTAATAGGTAGCTGACCTTTAATGACGATGGCTTGATTATTAAGATTACAATCTACCGCAGCAATCTTCATCGCACGCGTAACTCTTCCAACTAGAACGGCCTTCTTAAACCCAATACGATAACTGTATAAATCCGCGGTTTCACGCGAGTATTCACTTGGTGGTAGTTGAGCCGCATATAAGTATACAGTGTTATTTCGTTTTTCTTTAGTGAGAGCGCAATGTGAAAGGAACCGAATGGCACGACCGAGAATTTGTTCAGTTTTATTCAAGTGAAACCAGGAATCGATGACGTGTGTTTCACGAACAAAACGTAAATCAATACCTTCTGAAGCGATTTGTGAACCTATCATAATCTTAATTTTAGAACCATCCGCATTATCAAATGCACGTTGCGCACGAATAGTTTGTTCATTTCGTGGAGAGAGAGAAATATCACCTGTTAGAAGACCATAATATGCTGGTGTAAAGTCGTGATTTGATGCTGCGCCCATAGTGTGCTCTTTTTCTCTTTTAGAGCATAAAGCGCATTGTTTACCGCCTGGTGTTTGTGGACCATTTGCTAACATACCCACTTTTCTACCATATGGAGAATAACCATTCGCCTCTAAAGCTAATGCAAGAGGTAGAGCACCACCATTTACAAACCGTGTATATGCAAAAATACAACCTTCAGCTGTCTTAACACGATTTATTAAGAACTCAAACTTAGGACTATACTTATTAAGTTCTCCTACTCCTAGCCATTTAGCACCGCCTTCTTGTTTGGCTCTGTAGCGTACTTCCCCACCAGAACTTTCACGTGTAAAAACTGTACCAAGACCATTGATATCAGTTCGAGCTCTATATGCTTCTACAGTGTCACCAGATGTATCCTCTGTGGCAGGTACAATAATATTACCAGCGTGAACAAGTTTTTCTAATGCTATAGTACTTAGTCCCTTACCAGGTGGAAGAGCGTTCATAAACGCTAGAGATGCCTTTAAGGTATCACCACTTAATGTAATAGGAACTAATGGCAGATGTTCATAATATGTTGTATCTTCAACTGGAATAGCTGTTCCACGTGGATTTGATTCAGGATAGGATGTGAGGGTGGGTATATTTTTAGGAAAAAGACGAACAGGGAAAGAAATTGGATTTTCACCTCGCATAAAACTTACATATCTCTGAGCGATATAGGAAATCATTTTATTACCCTTTTCAGTGATATTTCCTTCTTTATCAAAAATATCAGCTTCAGTAACTGTTGCCTGTTTATCATTCATTAGAAGCATATTGAGCATAAAAATAATTTCTTTATAAGTATTGTACATAGGAGTAGCAGTAAGCATACAGAACTTCATACCTTCAGAGTACATAAGTACATCACGTAGGTATGGCGTAAGAATTTTACCGCCAGCGGAGTCACTTTCTTCGGCCTTGCCACCAGTGGCTTTATCATCTTCTTCAACAATATCACGTAAGTTATGGGCTTCATCTACAATTAGAAGTTTACCGCTAAATTTTTGTCGAATATATTTCTTTTTAAGTTCTGCTTTAAGTTCCTCAGAGGCACTAGTGGGTATACCTTTAAGAGTATCACGAATAAAGTTGGCAAATGAAATATACCCAAACACCTTGTATCGTCGTCTAATTGCTTTACTTACAGCCTTTTCTATTTTCTTAGGGTCTCTTTCATATAGTGTATTTGTTAACTTCATATATGTTGTCCCTGTACATTGTGAGGCTGTATTGGGTTCTGAATTCTCGCCAATTACAACTTTAGAGATATCAAAGATGGTACGAAAGAAGCCCTGTTGAATTATTGGTGGGGCAACAAGAAATACTTCATTGCGTGGATATGTTTCAAGCCAGGCTTCTATAATCTGTACTGCTGTACACGTTTTACCGACACCTACGCCGTGAAATAGAAGAGCTGACATATAGGGTGTTTTAGGTGACATAAAATTAGCAACGAAACGTTGAACAGGTGTTACTTCAAAAGTGGAATCATCCTCGCAGGGATCAGTACGAGGTTTCCAAGTAGTTTGCAGTGATTCAGCGAATTCTCTTTTAGCAAGAAGCTTTTGAAGGAACTCTGGATCACGTACATCAGGATATGCGCCTGTTTCATATTCCCATTGTGAAAGACCAGCAGATGGAAATAAATTGCGACGTTGTAATTCTGATAATATCATATCACGCTGTTTGAAGTCTGTAGTAGTTTCCCATAATTCAATCATTTCATCATTAGTTACAGCATCAAGATTTGACCCATTATTTGACAGAGTAGTTGAAACAGATGATGCGACTGACGCAGCAGATTTTGCATTATTATTTGTAGCAGCAACAGAAGCAGGAGCATTTTCTTCTTCTTTCTCTTCTTCCTCTTCTTTCTCTTCTTCCTCTTCTTCCTCTTCTTCATTATTGGCAGTACTAGCTGATGTAGCAGCTGATGCTATGGCATTTTCTTCTTCCTCTTCCTCTTCTTTATTATTGGCAGTACTAGCGGATGTAGCAAGCGATGTAGTTGCGGCATTTTCTTCTTTCTCTTCTTTGTTGTTGGTAGTACTAGAGGCTGCTACTGGAGCATTAGGAGCATTAGGAGCGTTAGGAGCTGCTACTGGAGCATTAGGAGCATTAGGAGCATTAGGAGCTGCTATAGGAGCATTAGGAGCTACTACTGGAGCATTAGGAGCTGCTATAGGAGCATTAGGAGCATTAGGAGCATTAGGAGCTACTACTGGAGAGTTAGGAGCTGTAATAGGTAGAGCGGCATTTTGATTAATATTTGAAGACAAGGAAGGAGGTTGGACGAGCGCAGCGGATGTAGCACGTGCAGTTCCCGTGTTTTCTTGGGAACCTTCTTCATTATTTTCGGCATTAAATGCGTTAACAACTGGAAAATTATAATTTCTAATCCCCGTTGACATTGCTATTTATAGAATAATATTTCATTTTATTTTATAAACGCTTTTAATGGCAATAACAAGATATAATTAAAGTCGATGGACTATATTTATGGTGTAGGATGAATGGGGCGAGGTAAGTCGTTAGTATGAACAGGATGAAAGTTGCGCATAATCTTTCCAGCCTTGAGTAAAATTTCTCGTTTTTCTACATTATCCGGACGAATCTTTGAAGTGGCTTCATCGAGAGTACACCATTTAATGGCTCCAATCTCTCTTGCCATATGTAAATTCTCCATATTCATTTCAACTTCAACTGATGTATTACAGATGGCAATGTAATATTTATGACAATAATGAACTTGATTTGAACCAAAGAATGTTTCTGAGATGGGGTATGTATTTTGAATGATAGTAAAATCAGTACGTTTAAGACCAGTTTCCTCTTGAAATTCGCGTATGGCACAGTTTATATCTGATTCGTGAGGATTGCGGCGCCCTTTAGGAAATCCCCATTCTGGTTCAGTCCATTTTGTAGGATTACTCTTAATAAGTTCACGAAGTCGGTCTTTAATAATAAGAAACTTCTTATCGGAACTATCATAATCGTTTTTATGCGATTTAACATTGGATGATTCACCCCATACACTGTGCCATAGTTGTTCGAATGATTTTGATAGAATACTAGATTGTTCTTTCTGAGTCATACCTCGTAGAAGTCGTCCAAGATATTCATCTTCGTATGGGTTATATTTACCACGAATAAATTCAACAAATGCTAATGAGTCTTTGCGTTGAATTAAAAGAAATTGGATTGATTCATTTCCATTGCTGATAGTATTTGCCTTTGAAAATAGAGATGTTATATTATTATCCTTCATATATTTAACGGCAATAAGTCCATAACTTGTAACGGGTGATAGGCAGTTGCGGAAAACGTGTCCGCCTAATCCACAATTAGTACAATGCTGTATCCGGTTATTAATATTATCCATTTGATTTTGCTAGTAAGCTCTTATAAATCTAATAATTAAAAGTCTTTAGACCTGTTTTCTAAGAGAGGGTAATATTTGTTTTAAGAAATGGGATAGGATAAATAGAATGCAATTTCCACCTAGTGTTTGGGGGCCGTTTTTTTGGCACACAATTCATATAGTAGCTCTTGGATATCCAAAGTCACCAACATACACTGATAAGAAGTGTGCTAAAGAATTTTATGAATCTCTAGCATACTTAATACCTTGTGCAATTTGTCGAGACCATTACAAGGAGCATTTAGCTAAAAATCCATTAACGCCATTCTTAGATTCAAGAAAGGATTTAATTAAATGGACGATTGATATACATAATGCAGTGAATAAGATATTAGGAAAGGCTGAGTGGACAGAGGAGGAGGTTATTATATATTATGAACGTCTGGGTCGCAGAGATCGTTCTCCTGTATGGACAAGAGAGGATATGAAAGAAGTAGATTATCGTTCATTTGTAAAAGGTTTTATAACAGGTTCTGCTATTTTAGCTGGTGTTGGTGGTATAGTATATTTCATTAACAGGCTTTAGGATATATGTAACAATTAATCAAACTATAAAAAGAGAGAATAAGCAGAATGAGTGGCAATAAAGGTATCAATATTACAAAGTATTTGACAAATGGCCCCACAGCAGCTTCAAATTATAAGTCAACTACGGGAACCAATCCAACTATAGGAAAAACTGCAGGGACAACCGCGGGGATAGGCACAGGGAATTATACGACTAAATATAATATAGGCTCTGCAGGTGCTGGAACAGGAAGTAGTATTGCAAGAATCCTATCATATGTATTAGCAATTTTTGTTGTAATTATGGTTATTCTGTTATTTATTAATTTCTTTATTACGCCAATATTCCGATTACGTCCAGGTGGTCCCGGTATAATACCAGTACCTGGATTCGATGATGGTAAATTGTTCTGGAATAAGAACTCAGCTGGCCAAATTCTAAATAAGGATCTACCAATTGCTTCACAATCATTCGGCTACACAATAAATCTTGACGTATTTGTTCAAAATCCACTACAATTCTCAAGACATCCGCGTGTATTTTTTAGTAGAGGTGGCACCAAAACAGAAACACCCAATGGTGATACCTTACTTGGTGTACTAAGCAACTATAATATTGTAGCTGGATTGTTACCTGATACAAATGACTTAATCGTTTCAGTGCTGAATAAGGATAATAATATGGAGTCGGTTATAATTCCTAATATTCCTATTCAGGAGCCATTTAGATTAAGTATGGTTGTAATGGAGCAGGCATTGGAAGTGTATATAAATGGTCATTTGATGAGGACGCGATCATTTGGGGCGCCGCCGAAATCGGTTGAAGGAGATATCTATCCAGCCGCTGGAATTGAAGCAAACGCCGTTCTTGTAAGAAATCTTAAAATATGGTCGCGTATTCTTACAACAAGTGAAATTCGTCAAGCATCGCCAGCTTTAAGTACAGGTAAGAATTTTGGTGCGGGTCGAATGCCGTCATCGACATCATGCTCTACAGCTGCGAGTAATACAATGACGAGTATAGAAAAAGGAATGGACCGTTTTACGAAACTATCGGTTGATAGTGTTTCCGATGCTACTTCAAATCTTCTATAATCATATAATATTATAGGATGTCAATAATTGCTCTAATCATATTTGGTGTAATTTTATTATTAATTACATATTATATAATTGTTTATATAATTTACAAAGGGGCTGGTAATAATGATATACTTACGACACTAACACCTTTATCATCTAAAAAAGATATACTGACTTCTGATATTACTCAGAGCACACTTTTAAGTGGAGCTGGTTCAACTGTTATGGGTTACTTTAACCTAAAAGGTGGTGATCGCACAGTTAAATATCAGGATGGTTATACACAATTAATTCAAGTGGAAAACAACTGGTTTTTAGAGATTTCTCCGTCGCCGATTGGAAAGGATAGTACAGCAGCTCGTCTCCGAGTTCAGACAAGTGACGGCGGTACATTGAAACAAGAAACAATTGAATTGCCGCAAATTCCAAAACAGAAATGGATATTTATTGCTATTTTACGAGATGGTCGCCGTTTTGATGTAATTTATGATAATAAGATTGTAGCCTCACAGAGACTTGAGTATTATCCGGTTGTAATAAGCAGTCCACTTTCTGTTGGAAATAAGGGCCTTGATGGTTCAGTAATTCACGTAATAATTAATGGTACACGTTTAACGCCAAATGCTGTTGAGCGTGAAAGACTCACACACGTAGATACGAATAATACGGTATTAGAAGCAAACTCAATTGATATAAGCTTTCCAGGATTAAAATTATTTGCTCAATGTCCTTCCGGTTTACCGTGTGACCCTATTACAAAACCACCTAATAATAACTTAGTACAATGGAAAACACCATATGCTTAAAAGTTGGCTTATAGAATATCCTTGTAAATGTCAGGAATAATGAATGCCGCCGCTAACAAATCATCTCCAATTGGAAGTCTTGTTCCAGTATTACTTGTTTTAGCCGGTTTAATTGGTTTATACTATTTATACCAATATCTATTTGGCCCTAAGAGTACAAATGCTTACACTTTAATTTCGGGTACTCAAAGTGCTAATATCGATCCATCCAAACCTATTACGATAACATCTGATAAACTACCAACTATCTATGAAGGAGGAGAATTTACAATTTCTACTTGGATTTATATAACAAACTGGTCTTATCGTACTGGTTTTAATAAATCCATTATCAGTGTTGGTGGACCAAACTTTGATACGATTCGTGTCTATTTAGGTGGAAATAAACCCAAATTAAGTGTCCGTCTCCAAACGAAGGATGCAAGTGGTGCAATGAATGTGGTACCCTCTGGAGCTACTGCAATTAATGTAAATCTTGGAGCAACTAAATCACAGGTTCCAATTGAATCACTTGACAAGGGTACTCAGAATGCTACATTTGGTATTTTACAAACTGACTCTGGATTACTAGATGGTTCACCATTGTGTGATCTACCTGAAATTGACCTCCAACGATGGGTAAATATTACAGTATCAGTTAATGGACGAACAGTTGATGTATATATGGATGGTAAGTTAGCCCGTTCTTGTGTATTACCATCATTCTTTAAGGTTGATGCAGGCGGCTATTCAGCTAACTTACTAGCGTACGGTGGTTTTGGTGGACAAATTGCTACTACTACGATGTATGATTCCGCATTAAACCCAGAGGTTGTTTACAAAAATTATATGGCTGGGCCTCAACCAATTACTAATATTGGACAATGGTTCTCTTCATTCTTTGCTCCAGGTGTTAGCATTTCAGTTATAACTAAATAAAGTCTAAACAGCCCAAAATAAATAATACAAATTAATAAGAAGAAATAGATGGACAACGCTAGATTTAATCAACAGTTCAATTCTGGTGCGCAACCCGGTATTATACCGCAAGTCCTGTTTGCACTGGCACTTGTTGTAGCCCTATATCTGGTCTTACTGTTTGTTGAGATCATTTACAAGTATATCAATCGTTTATCTATGAACAGAACTAAATTATTACCATACACATATAATACCGAGGATAAAGCTATTAACATTCCCCAAGATCCTAATGTAAAAGGTTCTAAGCCTGTAAATTTATCGGATAATGAACGATCAGGTGTTGAATTCAGTTATACCTTTTACCTAAATGTCAGTCCAGCAGCATTTAGACAAGAATATGGCCTCAATCATATCTTTCACAAAGGCTTTTCTAGCCAATTCCCTCTTTTAGCACCCGGTGTTTATATGCGTTCTGATACAAATACTCTCCGAATCTATATGAATACTTATAAGACTTGGAATAATTACGTTGAAGTTGAGAATATTCCAGTTTCAAAATGGGTACATGTTGCCATCGTATGTACTGAGAATTCTCTTGAGGTATATATCAATGGTAATCTTGCAAAGAAATTGCCTTTTGATGGCTTTGCCCCATACCAGAACTTCGAAGACATCTGCTGCTTTTCACAACGTAGAATCACTATGAAGCACTCGATCGTACCATCGACAGATGAAAATGGATTTGATGTGTTTGGATGTATGAAGGGACAACTTAGCAGACTAAATTATTTCAGTTATGCTCTCTGTTATGCTGAAATCAATCAGCTAATGAATGAAGGGCCCAATTCTAAGATGGATTCTGCTATGACGAATACAAACATCCCGCCATATTTGGATGATACTTGGTGGGCCCAAGGACATTAATTGGTAGTCCCACAAGGATATTAATCAGAACCTATATTCTGGTGTGGAGGTTTAATTAAAATAAGTAATGATAAAAATACTTAATATGTGAATCTAAAGCATTACATATTAAATATAACAAAATTAGCTATGCCAGGTGGAGGTCTATATTCATTGGTTGCCTACGGAGCACAGAATGTACTTTTAAGTGGTAATCCTGATTTTACCTACTTCTATAAAACATATAAGAAATATACTCATTTTGCTGAGGAGTCTGTAACATTTTCAATGGATGGTCCGCAGGATTTATCATATGATCAACCCATTCAAGTTCGATTAAAAATTCAACGCGTCGCAGATCTTGTTCGTGATATGTATTTCCTATTTGATTTACCCGATATCTATTGTAAATATATTGAGAGTTTACCAACATCGTCAGGAAGAACATCGCAATATAATTTTGCGTGGACAACGCATATTGGGTGTCACATTATTCAGGAAGTAGGATTTTACATAGCTGGACAAAAGATTCAGAACTGGGATGGAGCGTATATGATTGCACGCGCTCAATGTGATTTAGATTCAAGATCATTTCAGAAATGGTCCCGTCTAGTTGGAAATATTCCAGATTTATATGATCCCGCAAATGGACTATATGGTGGCGGCTCTACAGGTACTGGATATCCATTAGTATATAATAATAATGGACAAGCTGCTTCAACTACTACTCCACCAAACATAAATAGACCATCAATTGCTGGAAGAACACTTCAAGTTCCTCTTTCATTTTGGTTTACAGAATCCACATTTGAATCACTTCCTCTAGTTTCATTACAATATCAAGAATGCGAAATTCAAATTACACTACGTCCTATCAATCAGTTATATAGAATAAATGATATAAATGGATATCAAGTTGCTCCAGGATATCAATTTAATCCGTCACCTATTTCTCTACAACCAGAGAATGTGTATTATACGTCTGTATCTGATATTTCTGATATTACAATAAATAATTTTTTGACGGATATTGGTACTCCTAATCCACTATTAAATACGTGGCCTCTAAATCCAAGAATTCAGATGACCTATGTATATTTGACCGATGAAGAGAGAGCACAATTTTCAGACCAACCCTTACAGTATTTAGTAAGACAAATTACAACATATCAATTCCAAGGGTTAACATCGCGTCAGATTGTAGAATTACAGACACATAATCCTATTGAGCGTATGATAATTATACCACGTCGTTCTGATTCTCTATTATATAGAAATCAAGTCTCTAATTTTTCTAATTGGTTAAATCCACTTAAACCACCCTTTATTCCAGCAGGAACTCCAGCACCAGGTAATCCCCCTCCAGCTATACCTTGGCCACCAAATGTAAATCTTACATCAGCGACAGGTAATTTTGTACTAAATGGACAGCGCTCTATTATGCGAGCCTTTTCAGTATTAGGTGATGGTAACTTATTACAGGAAGAGAAACCAATTGATTACTTTACACAAGTGGTACCTTGGAAGTATTTAACGGGTATTCCAGATCCAGAATTGTTAGTGTATCCGTTTGGTCTTCATTCTCCCACAACGCAGCCTGACGGTACAATAAATAGCAGTCGTATTAAATTATTCCAAGTAGATTTGAATGTATACCCATTACCAGCAAATTCATTTTATCAGTATGACATAACAGTATTTGTTGAGAATCTAAACTGGGTAAGTGTATCAGGTGGTACTGGTGGTCTCAAGTATGCGCTATAAGGATAACTTCCGTCTTAGTGAGATATATAAGGGTATAATAAAATCGATACAGGTCTTAGAATGTCAGATAATAGTGACACAACTAATAATGTCGCGGGTTCTACAGACGACAATAGCAATATCACTGCTGATGAAGGCAGTACTAGTTCATTATTTAGTAATTTAACAAACAAGTTAAAATACAATTTACATAAGGCAGTATATGACCCAAATGCTAATAAGTTTATTGAAGAGCAGGCTAAAAAGAAGAAAGCCAGTACTACAACTACGGATACTAACGCAGGTACCCCATCAGACCCTAATAAGTTTAATACTGTACGACTTGTCAAAAAAGTTGGTAATCAGACATTAGATATATTAAAAAAGGTCTTTTTCCCATTTATTGCTCTAATGCTTGCAATGATTGTTACAAATGAATTGATAATTTATGCTGTGCCTATACGCATTATATTCTTCATTGTTACTTTGGCCATATGTATTTACTCACAGACTGCGGCAATTTCATTATCTTTGTATTATATTTTTAAAGGATCCTATAGCTATTATGTAAATAATATGACGGATAGACCGAAGAAGAATATAATGCCAACTATTTTTGCTTTACTTCCAATAACTACATATAAACCTATGTCATCATTTTCTTCGTTCTTTATGTATCCATTTACGTATCCAAAGACGGAGAAGGCTGCTCTCAAGTTGCCTGAAGTAATGAAAGGATATTGGGAGTCTTTGGTAGAATCTTTTAAGGATTTTGATAAGATTAAGAATCTTCCTCTTTTTGTAGAAGATATAAAGAAAATAAAATATGATTTATCACATTTACACGATTTATCAGGTTCTGCTATTAATTTTAAAGCAAATCAAAATAATACAATAGTAGCACCGCCGCCATCTGCTCCACCCGCCGAAAATATGGTTAATAAATCAAACTCTAAACCATCTGCTTCGCTAGCTAATAATTTAAACTCTAAACCATCTGCTTCGCCAGTGCCATCTGCTCCACCAGCTAATAATAATAATAATAATCCTACTAACTAGGATTTAAAATGCTAGCTGGTATGAAAGAGATAGAGATGATTGAAGTATCAGTAGTTACACCAACATATAATCGTCGTATGTTTATTCCAACATTAATCGATATATATAAAGCTCAAACATATTCAAAGGAAAAGATGGAATGGATAATTATAGATGATGGTCGAAGATCGGTAGAGGATTTATTTCAGGAGGCTTCTAAGGAGATACCAAATATTAGATATATTCGCATAGATGAAAAGATGCGTTTAGGGGCGAAGAGAAACCTATTAAATAAGGAGGCAAGGGGATTAATAATAGTAGCAATGGATGATGATGATTATTATCCACCAGATAGGATTTCTACAGTGGTTGAAGTATTTAGAAAGAATCCAAAGATTGAGTTAGCAGGAAGTTCAGAGATGAATTTATATTATCTAGACACGAAAAAGTTATATACAATTGGGCCCTATATGGATACACACGCAACGAATGGTACGATGGCTTGGAGAAAATCGTATGCGGATAAGCATAAATATGATGAGTATGTAACAAAGGCAGAAGAAATAACATTCCTAGAAAACTTTAAACATCCTATGATTCAGCTAAATCCTTTAAGTACAATTTTGGTGATATGTCATACAGACAATACTGCGGATAAGAGTGAATTACGTAATGAGCATTTGGAGAGAATGGGAACATTTCAATCAAAGTTTAAAGAGTGTGCTTATAAATTGGAGGATTTAGTAAAGGATAAGAAGATACGGGATTTTTATTTGAGTCTATAACTGCCTAAAGAATATTAATAACAAAATATTAATTAGAGAAGATAAATGACAGATGGATTTTTGTATGAGAAGTTAGTAATTTTAAATAATGTATATAATAATACACTAATACCTGGTAAGGCGCTAACACAGGTATCGGTAATTAAAACACAATTATTTCCGCATCAATCAACGTTAGTAAATGGAATGCATATATATCGAGATAAAATGACACGTGGATTTTTATTAGGAAATCAGGCAATTAATGGTAAAATTGGAATTGTGGGAGACCCAGCAGGTACTGGAAAGACCTTAAGTATTCTGGCATATTTAACTAGTCAGGTCGCAACATTTCCGAGAATAACGTGCGAATTAACACATAATTCTTCAAAGTATTTTTTCTCGCACGAATTGTATCATTTATCAGACGCATCATCGACGAATTTAATTATAGTTCCTCATAGTTTATTTGGTCAATGGAGACAAGAAATAGCACAGCATACTACAATACCATATGTACCAATTGAAACAAAACGTATTATTCGAGGTACGGATTTAGCACAGAGTATGGTAAATAGTAATTTTGTATTAACGACGAATAAGTGTTATAAGAATGTACAAGAATACGCTGTTCAGCATGGTATTCAGTGGAATAATGTAATAATAGATGAGGCATCATCAATATATATAAATTCATCGGATCCACCTCTAAGATTTCAATTTCTATGGTTTGTAACTAATAATTGGATACCACTTATATTTAAAACGCCATCGATTGTTAAAAGTAATTTATATTATTTAAGAGACCGAGTTAAATTAAATCAAGAATTGGAGAAGTGGTTATTGGATAATATAAATGTTCACTATGAGGGTCAATTGGTATCATCATCATTTTTAAAGGAATATATTCCATTCTTTCATCAAAATAGAGGGAGTATTGTAATAAGAAATTCACTGGATTTAATAAAGACAAGTATTAATTTGCCAGTAATAATGAATAATGTATTACATTGTAAGCCGAATATATCATTGAATTCTCTAATGAGTTATTATTTAGCGCGTAATATAGAGCCGAATATTAATTCTGAAAAGATTCCTAATTTATTTCAAGCTTTAAATATAGAATTTAGAGAGTTAGAGGATTATATAGTAAATCAGCCAACAGTGAAGCATAATTTAATTAGAAGAAAAGTAGAAGAGAGTGACTGTGTAATTTGTTTAGAGCATACTGAGTATTCAACAATAGTGAACTGTTGTTATAATATATATTGTGGTAAATGCCTTTTAAGAAATATGATAGTTAATCAAAAATGTCCAACGTGTAGGGAAGTATTATTAACGAATAATATTTGCTGTTTAAAGTCGTTAACAGAAGAGGAGCGAATTTTGGCAAGAAATAAAACGGAAGTTTGTTTAGATATATTAAGTAATAATAAAAATGGAAAATTTATAATTTATTCGTCATTTGATAATATTTATTATCAATTATTCGAAGAGATGGATAAATTAGGTTTAAAGGCAGAAAGAATAGAAGGCAATCTATTTTCACTGCTTAAGACTGTAAAGAATTTTCAGGAGGGTCGAACAAATATATTATTTGTATCAAATATTGATTTAATAAGAGGGTTATCATTGGCGGCTACTTCGCATCTGATTTTTTTCCACGAACTACCCGTTTTCGAGTTGAAGCAGGTTTTGATCCACTCTGCGCAGCGGATTGGGAGGAAGCAACCCCTAAAGATAATTCAATTGAATTCTGAGATTCAAGTTTAACACCAAGAGTATCATATAATTTACCTGTTTGATGTGTCGCCCACTGAGTTACACATCGAAAAGGAATATCATACTCATTTGATACACGGTTCATCTCTTTCCACGCATTAAATAGAGCGGATTGTTTGGTTAGAACAAGTGTATATTGTAATTCAGATGGTTCAGGAATTTTGTTAGGTTTTTCGAAGCTTTGTAGGTGAAGATTTGGATATTTGAGTTTAAGTTGATAGGAAAGAGGAAGAAGATTCCAACATTGATGAAAAAATGCCCAAAAGTCCGCACGATCACTCCAGCGCAAGTAATTCAAAATTTCTTCATATATTTCAAATGGCATTTTCTCTAGAAAGAGGGGTAAGTTTTGATGAAATAATAGGCCAGCCAAGTTAGCATCTTTAGTTTCAAGATCTAGTTCATCATTTTCACCCCAATTTTCAAATAAAGTAAACCACGCTGCTCTAATCGCTACATGAATATTTACATCAAGATTCGTATCTTTTCCTTGTGTATACATACCATTTTTATCATTATATATTAGACTTTGCGATACTTTTCGAATATCTCCTAATTGATATAGTGAATCTGGAATATCTTTCTTAAAGAATTCAATAAGCTTCTCCTTCTTGGGCATATTTACATAATGTACACAGCAATATTTCAATAGCTGTTGCATAATACGTCCCTCTAAAATATTACAGATAAGAATTAAGGGACAATCATCTACAAAGTTTCTTTTAGATTTAAGATAATCTAGTAACTCTTGAAGACCACCCTTCTCACCCTGTGATAAACCATCCATTTCATCTAATAGCACTGCTCTACCATTAGGTGTAGTTGGACGAATCCATTTTGAAACACCAGTTTCAATAAGAAGAGGCATAATAGTTTGTCTAAAACTAGAACCTGTGCGTGTGTGGCTGGCATTAAATTCTTGAATCCAATATTGGGCTTGTTTAAAAACTCTATATACCATTGTTGTTTTACCAACACCAGGTGGTCCAATTAGAAGAAATGCGGGATGTGAACGTGTTTTTAGCCATTTTAGCATAGCTTCTTCTATTTCTGGATGAAGGCACGCTGTATCACTTTCAGGTAAACTGGTGCGAACCATACTAACATCTCTATACTAATTTTTCTTTACATTCAGACACAATCTTAGACCGCTGTGGCAATAAGCAAATTTCGCCAAAGGCTAAATAGGCTTGAATCTTGTTTAGAAATACCCAGCGGTTGGCGGCAAACGGCTATTTTTAAATGCCCATTGGTCTAACTTTTATAAGTCCCTCAATTGCGTTTTTGCTTTTTTTTTTTGCTTGGATTTATACTTTTTATCAATGTTTTCATAGTATCTATAAAAAAACAGAGCTGCATCAAATTCATCAAAATTAAATGTCTCTTTTATATCATCAAGTTTAACAAGAGCATACATATATGCGGTATGACTTTTGAAACGAACAACACTATATTCGGCATTTAGAGCCTCCATTAAATATGGTATTACATTCATATCTTTCTTATCAAACTTTACAACGGGTTCAAATATCTTTTTAAGTGTTTCATCTGAATCAAATATTGGTAGATATTTTTTAGAAAAGTCATATGATAATATATTCATTTTATTTTGCCAAATAAATACATCTTTTGTAAGATCATAAAACCCAAATATAGTAAAAAAATCTGGTCGTTTTTTTAAATGTGAGAATTTATCTGAAGCTTGTTCAATTTGAGCTTCTAAATCTTTTTCACCAAAATTATTAACAATTGTAAATAGTGTTTTATCTTTTTCTGTCCACATTGTTCTATACTTATAATATAATTTATGCTATTTATTTTAAAATATGCCGTATGATTAAGAGAGATGAGTGCTGCTAATATTCCTCCATTTAGCAATATGACTCCAAATGTGAAAGTATTATCTGGGTCAACAGGGGCAAAATTATATAAGAATACTACGGATAAGAAATGGGTAATTAAGAAATCAGAGAAAGGTCTAGGTGGTTTTGAGCAAGTTAAGACAGAATCTATCGTAGATGATATATATCAAGCATTAGGTATTCCTGTGCCTAAGCATATTCTGGATATTCCAAACAAAGCACTAATTCTTGAATATATTGATGGTAAATCGCTTGCAGATGCTACATCTGCTGAACTAGCAAAAGCAAAAGAAGAACTTCAAAAGGGGTTTATTGTTGATGCTCTTTTATCAAACTGGGATGTTATAGGATTATTGGAAGATAATATTTTACTTCCAGCTGATGGTTCGCCTGCAGTTCGTATTGATAATGGTGGTTCATTAACATTTAGAGCACAAGGTGGTAAGAAGCCTTTTAATAAGGTTGTAACTGAAATTGATACAATGCGTAATAAGACAATTTCGCCACAGGCTGCTAAGATTTTTGGTAATTTGACGGATACTGATATTGATACGCAGATTAAGACAATTATTGTTCCAAATTATGAATTAATTTTATCATTAACGCCAGATGAACTTAAAGAAGCTATGAAGGCAAGAATGGATAATTTAATTGAAAGAACAGTATGGACAAACGCATCTGCTTTCAAGAATGCAGTAGAAACAACATCAGAGCCTGAATATATTCCAGCTGTACAAAAAGCATTAATAGAATATTTTAAGGCAGGATGGTTAAAGAATTTTAAGGTAGGATGGTTTAAGATTAAGAATGAAAATAAGGGTGCAGGAAATTCAGATGAACAATTATTAGCATTTATTAATAAAACATTAAAGGATAATGGGGCAGTTATTAGTGGTGGATTTATATTGAAGGCAATTGGATCATTTGTAGATGAAAAATCTGTAGATATAGATATTTATGTTCCAACTGTTCACGCAGAAGATTTTAGAAACATAATGACTAAATTATTTGATTCTTCAGCAGTAGTAAAACATGTAGTATCAGATTCTCCAGGTTCATTCTTTAAGAAAAATGGTATTATATCTGTAAATAAGTATTCAAAAGAAGCACCAAAATTTGCGGAGATGGATATTATAGAAGTAAATGAGGATAGAACACCAGTAGATGTTGTAAAGAATTTTGATTTAACATTTTGTGAGAATTGGTATGATGGTGAGAATATATGGATGGTATATCCTAATCACGTTAAGACAAAGGCTGGATTTTTAGAGAACCATTATTTGAATATTTTATTTACAGGAAATCCAGTATTAATTGGTCGTATGAAGAAATATATTGGGCGTGGATTTAAAATTAGTATCAATAATCCAGTTACAAAGAAAGCTGAAAATATAAGTAATGGTATATCAAATGGTACATTATTCCAACAACAAATTCAGAATTTATCTAAGGCAGCTCCTAAGGATACACATTATGGCTCCTATGGTTCATATGGTACAAAACCCAAATATCCTCTTTTAAGTAAAATATCATTAAATGATATTGATAATAGTATTAGACATATATCGCCTCTTAAAAATGCTACACTTAATATTAATATGTCGCCTACAAATTATCCTAATACGCCTTTATCTAACTTTTCTACTAATTTTAGCAGTCTTACACAATTTAATATTGAAGCTATAAGACATTATACAGGTAATGGTTATAAAATAGTTAATGAATTTTTATATACTGATAGGCGTAGTAGCTATCCAGATCAGAGTATGATATATAAACTGATAGGAGATAAGTTTCCTAGAAATATGGGTGAATCTCCAACTCAGTATTGGAATAGATTAATCTATTATTATTTTGTAAATTTATACAATAGTATACAAAAGGCGCCACACATTAGTTATAAACCAGTTAAATTATATAGAGGTACTAAGACATGGTATTTAGAGGAAGATGATTGGCAATTTTCCTATATTAATTCATTTTGCTCTACAACGAATACACAAAGTATAGCATTATCTTTTGGATTTGGTTACAATCGTACTGGTACTAATAAAATATATGAATTTTATGTGCATCCTAACTGTGGATATATAAGTGCTAAACCAATATCACATCATCAAAGTGAAAATGAGATAATATTAAACCCCTATAATAGATATATATATATTAATGAAAATAAAGATGATGGTGCTAATATTATATACAAACGCTACATTATATTACCATCTGATTTAGATATACCAACTACATATCCTACATTTATGTCTTGGAAAAAAGAAATAGTAGCTAGGACAAAGATTGTAGAAAATAATAGAGACGAACCACCAAATTATGGCGGAAGATTACAAGTTAAAGTTCCGAATCCAGAAGTATCAGGTAGATATAATAGATATAAAACATTAGGAAAAGCTACAACATTTAAAAAAATGAAATCACGCCAAACAGCAATAAAAGTTAAGCAGAAGGTTCGATCTAGAACTCTTAAGATGAAACCAAATAAGGCAAATACTTCCAAGAAACCACTCCCTAGTGAGGCGCCGACTATAACCGAACCACATAACGCAAATACTTCCAATAACTCAACTTATGATGAAAATACAATTCGCAGATTTACTGAACCACTCCCATCATTCCCTGGTAAAGCTCCAACTAGTGCAGAGTTGGATACCATTAAGAAAATGATGTCATTCTTTAAAAATGACAATAAATAATAAATAGTTAAATTATAAAATATATTTATATATTTTTATCAAAATTACATAAATATATACTGTACATCTAGAGCTTGCGTTAACAAATAAGCAAAGCATACTAAGCAGGGCAACCACTACCACTACCACTCCCACCACCAGGTGCAACAGGACCATTGGGAGATATACAACTCTCACCGTTACTAATTCCCTCCCAAGTTAAACCAGCTGTAATAGTACGTTGGCACAATTCAGCATTCTTAGCAGCAGGGTCAGAACTCTTTGTAGCAAGCGAGAAGTAATATTCATCACTTGTTGGGACATCGCCTTTAGGAAAGACCTTTATTGAGCCATTCTTAGATACACCAATTGTATCAATACACGAATCTTGTGTAGTGCCATCAGGCATTTTACGTCCGTAATATACTAAGTAGTCAGGGCAGGTATTGATTGTGGTTGGCCACGAAACCGGAGTTTCAGAGAATAACGCTCCTTTTTTTCCAAACCATTTTAAGCCAAATACAATAAAAACAGTAAGAGCACCAATAAGGAATAAAATTCCACCTAGTGTTTGGCCACCTCCTACTAATTTAAATGTACCACCAGCTATTATTGCGATAGCGACAACAATGTAAATTCCTAAATAGATATTGAACATTTCTCTAATATCTTACAACTATTTTATAAGATGCCCAATTACCTTTTTTAGCCGGTCGCATATGATTTAAATAAATATATCTTTAAAGATAAAAGTAAATGAAAATAATGAAATATTTATAAAATATTAAATTATATTAAAACCTATTTAGTAAACAAAACCAGAATAAACAATAAATAAACTGTTTAGAGCTGTCCATCTGGGATGAGTGTTGCGGCGTTTTGCGTAACAGGTGTGCCGATCGCGGCCGCAGTACTGGCAAGAACACCACCAAGAACCTCAGGGATGTAGAAGGTATTGTAACCAGAATCGCCAACGCTCCAAGTACCAGCGGCTTGGCCTAGTACGCCAAAGCTAGTTACAGATGTAGGGAATTGCACAGTAACTGGACCGAGTATCTGTATCTGACGGAAGGCGCCAGGAGTTCCAACTGTCGTGCCAGCAGAGGATGTTGCAACACTTGCAATCACGGTTTTACCCATATCACGTGCGTAGCCAACTCCACCAACGAATGCGCCTGCAATAATCGCACCACTTATAGAAGTAAAGGGCACCATTACAGCGGGTGGGTAGTTACCAACATAGTTGCCACTTGTGGCAACCATTATGTATAGGTTGCTGGTGGTAGTAGCAAGAAGTGCTCGTGTACCGATTACACGTTGTCTTAAGAAGCTCTGAGTGGAGGACATTTTATATTCAGAGCTTAGAAAAAAAACACAGGAGGTGGATAGAATGTCTTCAACAGCCGGTGATCCAATCCCTGATTTTCAACTCCCGTATACCGCCTATGGTTATGGTGGTCAAAATGGCAGAGTCAATTTTAATCTTCGCGAAGGCGCTGGTGGTGCTCCCGTACCAGATTCGGCTGGCTTCAGTTATCCCCAAAAAACAGAAAAGAGCTTTTCAAGTGATATGCTCCGGGGCAACTGGGACCATACAGCTCTTTCTGACGCATTCTTTACACGTAAGAATGCTAATTTGATTCAAGTCGAAATCAAAAAAGAGATTTACCGTATGAGTGGCCCCAAAAAATACGTCATCGATGACCAAGATGTAGATGAACTTAAGATGGTTATGCGTGCAATGTATTTACAATATGCTAAAAATAATGAATTTAATATTGAAGGGCAACTCAACGAACTTAATCAGCTAGTCATTAAATGGTCCGCACCCCGTATAATGTCTGAAATTGAGCAATATAACTACTATATTAATGACATCTCGCACTTACCAATTCCATTACAACAACCAATGAATATGTCATCAGCTGGTACTCGCTCACTTCCCTTCCAGCCACAGATGTAATGAACTTTTTGAGGTTCGCAAAAATAAGTTTTGAATACTTTTGTTAAAAGTATAAAGTGCGCAATTATAACTAAAAAATATATATCGTTGTATTTTATTTTTAGCTATTCAAAGTATGATTTATTTAGATACAACAGGCTTCTTCTTGCGAGGAGCTTTTCCGCTGGGTGCTTCAGACTTCGCAATTGATACAGAATCTGCAAGGCGTACATTAGACATCTCCTTCCAAGTCTTTTCAAAGTCATCCAAATCGGCCATCCATAGAGAAGAGGCTGTTTCTGCTTCTAAACGCTCAATCTCAGTCTGCTTATCTGTAATTTGTTTATCCATCTCAATTACGGCCGCCTGCTTCACACGATCAATACGCATCTTTACACAATACTCATACGAATCATAATCATCAGGTGCCGCAGGATTTGAAAGAGGCGGGATATTACATCTCTTAAGTCCCTCTACAATTTCACTATCAGATTTCTTCTGAAGTACCAACTTATCATCAAGAATTGCTTGAATGAAACGGCGTCTAGCATCGAGTTCCTCAATCTGTTTCTTAAGTGTCTCAAGGATACTCAGACGACGAGCCTCATACATTGGAAGTCGCTTCTCCACAAATGCTTCAAGGATATCACCAACAGTCTTGTACTTAACAATATTGAAGTCAGTGTCGAAACACGTCATATTTGTAGTTTTCCAAGAGGATTTGAGCTTGAACTTCTTCTCAAACTTCTCAGTATTATCCTTTGCAGCTTCATAGCCATCATCTGTGAAGTAGAGAATGAACTTGACATCGATATCATTGTAAAGATCATCGAAGCCTTTGATGCCAACTGGTTCATCATCATCTTTTGAAGCGCGTGTACCCTTAGAACCAACACTGCCTCCCTTCTCAAGCTTTTTAGCATCTTTCTTGGCCCCTTTTATCTTCTTGTCATCATTTTCGCAGAGCTCATCTAGGAATGCTTTATAGTCCTTTGTCCAGGTTCCAACGGGAAGTTCTGTGATTGTTACAGACTTTTTGTCATTGTTGAACTCATAGATACCCTTTGTTATCCAAGTATTGTCATCTGTGCGAGTAGTCTTACCCTTAAATCCCCACCACCAAGGATCAAGTGGTCGTCCCTCAAGAGTGTCGATGTTGCCATTCAAACGATGGCGGAGTAGACATATAATATCATCTGGTCTGTGAGGTGGAATATCAGTTGAATAACCAGTACCAATACCTACAGAGCCATTGATAGCGAGTAGGGGTACTACAGGAAGATAGTATTCAGGCTCAACAAATTCACCATCATCATCGATGTATTTTAGCAGACAGGCGTCTTCCTTTCTAAAGATCTTTCCAACCACTTCCTCAAGATATGTGTGGATATAACGGGGAGATGCTGAATCCTTACCACCAAGTAGACGAGAACCAAACTGCCCCACAGGGCGAAGAAGGTTAATATTGTTGGCGCCGACGAAGGTCTGAGCCATACCAATAATAGTGCTCATAAGGGATGCTTCGCCGTGATGATAGGCAGCGTGTTCTGAGACATAGCCTGCTAGCTGTGCTACACGAATTTCCTCTTTGAGGTTGCGCTTGAAACAACTGTAAAGGATTTTGCGCTGAGAAGGCTTGAGGCCATCGATGAGATGAGGAAGGGAACGGATATTATCTGCATTCGAGAAGTGAATCAGCTCATCATTTACAAAGCTAGTATATTTAGCCTTACCGTCTTCAGGTACAAGCATCTTTGTAGGGTCGTAATGGGAGAGCCACTTCTTACGATCGTCAGCCTGCTTCTTATTGAAAGCAAGATTGATTGATTCATCGGTCTTATCATCCCACTCGTACTTGATTTCGTGGAGGTCCTTGAACCATTCACGGGCCTCAGCTGGAGTGGACGTACCCAACCCCTTATAGTATTTAATCTTCCAGCCACTCAAGGAGTTACTATCCTTCCAGGCATTGAATTCAGGGATAGAGTAGAAAGAGACGGTGGATTTACCTTTGGATGCTTTGAGGATAGGAGTGAGGAGAGTACAGAGGAAGCCAGATTTCATAAGACCAGGCCATTCTGCGTGAAAGAGATTCATAAGTAGACCCTTAATATGAGAACCATCGTGATCCTGATCCGCCATAACCATTACACGACCATAACGAAGTTCAGATACATCTTTGTAGTTCTTACCTTGCTCTAGTCCAAGAATCTTCTTAATCGCAGTGAGTTCTTCATTGGCATTAAACTTTTGGATAGTAATATCACGTACATTGAGTAGTTTACCGCGAAGAGGGAATACACCCCACTTTTCACGGCCAACCTCTTTGAGGCCAGAGATAGCGGATGTGGCAGCTGAATCTCCCTCAGTAAGGATGAGGGTACATTCTTTGGATTTGGTGGTACCAGCACAGAGTGCGTCTTCAAGCTTAGCCATACCACGAATTACAGTACGCTTCTTGCCATCAGTCTTTTTGGTATCGCGTAGATTTTTGGCTTCGAGTAGGTATTTAGCTTCGTCAAGTAGGCCTAGTTTGTTAAGGGTTTCGATGAGTTTGCCACTGTACTCGGCGCGAGAGCCAAACTCGGAAGCGGGTGTAGTAAGGAACTCTTTGCTTTGGCTATCGAAGGATGGATTTACGATAGTGGCATTGATGAAGAGAACAACAGAGTTCTTGAGTTGTCCTGGCTTGATATCGACCTTCTTCTTTTTAGCGAACTCACAGAAGTCAGTTAGAACTTTGCGTGTCACAGTTTCGACGTGTTTACCACCCTTCTTGGTATTAATACCGTTAACGAAGGAGATATGTTTATCTTCAGGAAGATCTTCATCATCGGTGTAAAGATGGCGTGAGAGAATCACACCAATTTCCCAGCGAGTTCCGCAGCTTTCATATGCGAAGCCGCTGGCGCCAATACCATCACGAAGGAAAAGCTTGATATACTTTTCAAAGTTATTATTGGCAATAACAGTGCCATTCCAGGTGACTTTAACATCTTTACCGACGAGTGCGGTGAGTTCAATGACGCGGGTATGAAAGACGGCAATCATATCATCAGAGATGCCTGAATCTTGAAATGCACCAGCGAATAGTTTGCGGTCAGGGATAAATGTAATCTTTACAAAGCCTTTAGAGGATGCCGCTTTTTTGACAGAGGCCTTTTCAACTTTGGTCATATTATCGTACCAGCTCTGGCTATACTGTTTTCCAGAGGAAGGGCAACGGATATCGACAGTAAAGAGTTTTGAAAGAATATTTGTAAGTTTAGCACCATAACCATTCTTGCCACCTACAATTTTATCTTCTGTTTTATCATAGTTACTTGAGGTAAGTAGATGACCAAAGATGAGCTCAGGAATCATTACATTAGTTTCTTTATCTTCTTCGATAGTGATACCATCACCATCGTTTTCAACAGAGATAAATGTGTCGCCGTCTTTTGATGTAACTGAGATATCGATGTGTTTAATGGGTGTCATATCAGCAGTGCTGATAGAGCGTACGTATTCGTCACGGGCATTTACAAGAATTTCATCGAAGATTTTGTAAAGACCAGGGTTAAAATTGAGTTTCCGCCAAACCATCTTGTTTGAGGAGGCGTCATAGATCCAGCGAGTTTCCTCATTGGTCTTGGTGCTGCCAACATATGTATCTGGGAGTTCCAGGATATGTTGGTGGTGAGTGTGCTTTTGATACTTGCGGGATGCCATTCTTGGAATAAAGTCTTGAACGAGTGTTTAAATTGCGTTACGGCTTTAAATAGGTCTTGAGTTTAAATCAAATTTCTTTGGATTATAATTAAGTATTTAATATATTTTCTTTTAACTTCTGATATAATTATAAAAATTTGAATTATATATTTGTATATAATATTATTGTACGCATATACAAGATGAACGCTAATGAGATAATTTCATCCAAGATTCTATCCGATGTTGAAATCATCGCAGATATATATAGTATTGTAAAGGCGGCTGGTTTGGCAGCAACTAACGATAAAGAGGTTAAATCTTTACAAAAAGAAGTTTGCACAATAAAGCCAGATATAATGGACGTAATACGTTTTAGTAAATGTAAGCCAAGTACTAACAGTTATTCAATTGAATATGATGCGAATGATATTATGATTGTAGGTGGGGCCGCACTAAATGGATTGAAGTGATACATTCATCATCTCTGTAAAATGCGCAACAAGTTCATCATTTCGGTAATTATTAATATATTTTATTTTTTTGATACCTGCGGCAAGTAAGATTCTACAGCAAATAATACATGGATAGTGTGTAATGTATGTGGTACAGTCTTCACAGGAGACGCCGCGTTTAGCGCAATCAGAGATAGCATTCTGTTCAGCGTGTACTGTTGCTTGTTCGTGTCCATCGCGCATAATTGACTGATGTTTACAACCAGGTAAAAAGCCATTATAGCCTTGACTGACAATACGGTTATCTTTTACAAGAAGGCATCCGACTTGTAATCTATCACAGGGGCTTCGTTTAGCGGTAACTTGAACGATTTCTTTAAAGTATTCATCCCAGGATGGGCGATGGTGGTCACTCATTAATTTAAAATACAGTGCTGGAATCTTAAATTGTTTTTATAAAGCAGATAGAATGTCGAAACTATACAGAAATAAATCTAAGAAGCGTAATGGTGGTGCGGCGACAGTTATGCCGTTAAGCTATTATAGTCCAGATGCTCGTGAGCCATCTGCAGGAGCAGGACGTGATTTACTTGGAGCAATGCCACCAATTGGAGTTCGTCCAAGGATTGGTGGTAAACGAAGTAGACGTCATCCTAGAAAGAATCATAGTACAAGAAGACACTATAAGGTAAAGGGTGGATTTGTTCCATCGGTAATGGATGGTTTTGTAGCGGCTGCCTCAAAATATATTGTGCCTTTAGCATTATTTGCTGGGTATAAGCTTATGACGAGAAAGGGAAAGAAAGGATCTAAGCGAAGCACTCGTCGCCGTTAAGTGCGTTTGGAAGGGGGCTATGTCAAATTCCGGACAGCCGGACAAGAAGTGAAAATTAATAGTCTAAAGCCAGAACTGACAATTAAACACAATGAGTCTCGCCACCACGTCCTCCTGCGCGAACGCAAATGGAAACCTATTTGAAATCCGTACCGTACAATCTGCCGCCTTTCGAACACTAATTGAAGCTCTCAAGGAGATTCTTACCGAAGCCAATCTTGAGTTCGATTCAACTGGTATCCGTGTAATTGATGTTGATGAAACCCATACTGTTTTAACGTATTTACGTCTATTATCTGATCGTTTTGAGTATTTCTATTGTCCATCCAAGTATGTTCTCGGTATTAATATGATTTACCTGTTCAAGCTTATTAAAACTCTTAGTAATAATGATAGTCTAACACTATTCTTGCCTGAGTCAAATCCTAATAAGTTGGGCATCCGTGCGGAGAATGCTGAGAAGGGTACAACCAATACGTGGATGATGAAGTTATTCGATACGAATGTTGAGAATATTGAGTTTCCTAATATTTCATTTACGTCAATTATTCATATGCCCTCTGCGGATTTCCAGAAGATCTGTCGTGATTTCAATGCTCTTGCCGAGAAGATGGAGATTACGAGTTCAAATAATGATTTAATTTTCCGTTGTGTGGGTGATTTTGTAGATGGAGAGACGGTTATTATGTCAAATAATCAAGGTGGTATTGAGGTTGAGCGTAGTACAAATGAGATTGTACAAGGTATGTTTGAACTCAAGTATCTAGTACTTTTTACGAAGTGTACGAATCTCTGTACTAGTACTCAAATTCATTTGAAGAACGATTTGCCACTTGTGCTAAGATATATGGTGGCGAATCTTGGTGAGGTGCGTTTGGTATTGGCTCCGCAGAAGCAGAAGACGGAAACATCTGGTCGTCCTCAAAAGGTCTAAATACTATTTTAGTAGTATATGTAGAATGGATAAAAAGATGACTATTTTTTGACTGAGAGGATGCGAGATTTGGAGTATAAGATTGCGAATTGGGGTGCTTCAAACAGTCAGAGTAATCCTGGGGCTGTGATGGAATTACGAGCAATGAAGAAGGAGCTTGAGAAGATTAAGAAAGAATTAGGGCTTTAATACCATTCTTCTCAACGTTTTCTTTTAAGAATTGAAAGAAATAAAAATATTAAATATTTTATTTTCTTTTAGTGGGCACTTTATACTTTTAGCAAAAGTATTCAAAACTTATTTTTGGGCACTTTATACTTTTAGCAAAAGTATTCAAAACTTATTTTTGGGCACTTTATACTTTTAGCAAAAGTATTCAAAACTTATTTTTGGGCACTTTTTCCTAAAAAGTGCATTACATCTTCTTTTGTACAAATGGTGTGTACATAATATAACTATCACGAATGGATACACATACATTCGAGTTAAGATTAGAGGGATTATTAAACTTTTGAGCATCGGTATTCCAGACTTTCACAATATTGAATCCACGTTTAGGGCTGATGGAAATACCATTAATACGATTTTCATTATGGCCTGAGAGGGAGCCAAGCATAGAAGCAATAATATAATTTAGATAGGTCTCAGCAGCATCTTTCTTTTGGCAACGGAAAGAATAACATCCACCGCGAATATGATGATGACTCTCCCAAAGAGGAGGAGAAGGATCGCGCATCATAAAGAACATTCCATCAGACAGTGAATCCTGTTTAAGGGTATCAATAACTGTCCAAAAGTCGCTCCATGTTTTCATAGGGCCAAGATTAATAAATGTATTAAGAGTCCATTTTGTCTCTTCTGGAGAGTGGAAGTAAAGTGTCCACGGGCCAGTAGGAATAGCCGAATCAGAGTTCATATTGGAAATATCAACTAGAGAAGACATCTTGGATAATATGAACAAGTACCTAAGATAATAGGAGGTGTAATATCTTTAAGTCCGCCTTATCATTCAATTTTTATATATTTCTATCATATTATTCATCTTTTTTATTTTGTTCTTCTTTTAAAGGAGTATTCTCTGTAGGTCCTTCTATAATAGTATTAGTAGTCTCTATACGTGTGTCATCTTTAGTATCATTAACTACATATAATTTATTACGTTTAATAATAATAGAATTCTTATTATCATTATAGGTATTAAAGTGTTGTTCTTCGCCCATATCATCTATGATATGAAACTCAATATTATCATCAATGTTAAACCAATGTTTAGTATGTGCGCACCAGCACATAAACACCATATAGAGTGAAGGAGTAATATTAGAATTAGTATAAACTGTGAACTTTTCAATAAAATCATCAATTATATATTCGATCGCTTCACTTGGCTTATTAGCGTTGACTATTTGAATTTTAGCAGATAGCCAAGAAAATTTAAATTGAGTATTATCATTATCACTATTATTAGAAAGTGTAATTGTATTGTCATAATTATCATAAAGCCATCTAATATTAACCATATCAATATTAACCATATTATTTAATGAGAGTGGTAAACTATGTCCTGGTATAAATACCCACATATCATGATAACCATAAAAATAGTCTTTTAGATAATAATATATATTTTGGCATTTATTTTTAATATCACTATATACAGCATTACAATAATTCCATATTGTCATCAACCTAATAAGAAAGTAGGTATTCCATCTTGCCATTTAACTACATAAATATTGTAACCAAGTTATTTAAGTAGTTAAAAAATATATATATTTTTATAAATTTATTATAGTATACTATCTACTTAGTCTTGTAGAATGCGATAGTTTGTGACTTTTCTTTCCAGTATCCTACTGGATTTTCTGAGGGTTGTTCTTCATTATCGATTGTATAGATAAAGTTTTCGGCATCTTTATAGTATTTAGTACCCTTGTATTCTAGTTCTTCAAGTTCAAGGCCTTCTTGCTCTTCTTCTTCTTCTTCCTCCTCTTCTTCTGCTTCTGCTTCTGCCTCCTCTTCTTCTGCCTCCTCTTCTGCCTCCTCTGCCTCCTCTGCTTCCTCTTCTGCTTCTGCTTCCTCTTCTTCCTCAACTAATTCATCATCTTCCTTGGTATCAACTTCTTCTTGTTTGGATACACGAATAGTTGTAGGAGGATATGTAGCCTTTTCAGGTTTATCTTCTGTATCAGAATCAGGAGGAACACTACGATCTTCAGGTACATCAGGAATGATACTGGGTGTACCTACAGAGGATTCTGTCAGGATATCTTTCTTGTGAATAGTGTAAAGAGGTTCAGAGATATTATCATCTTCACCAATTACTTCATTTTGTAGGGGTTGGCAGTCATCATCAATCCAGGGATCTCCTCGTTTTTGTCCGCCAGTTTCATTGATAAAGATTGCACGATTTGGGCGAGAGAATCCTTCGAGAACATCAAGACGACTGAGAATATTATTGAGAGTAAATTGTTGACTATTGACATCTTGAGTAAGATTACCAAGGATACGACTAAAGCGTGATAGCTCATCGCGTTCATCATTTGTACGATGAGAGGAAGGATGCGATTCATCAGAATCAGAGAGATTAGTCAGCCAATGTTCAAGTTGACTAATCTCTTTTTGGATATTGGACATAGTAGTCCGAATAAGAACAGAGCGAATAGATGACATCTTGGAATTCATTTTAATATGTGCTGATTTTTTAAGTCGGCATTATGTCGTCAAATTTTATAAATTTAGGTGTCAAAATAGAGCTGAAGAATAATAGCAGAACTTAAGAGATATTTGGACTATGGTATTTCTCTAAGCCTTAATTTTAAGATTGATACATGCATCAAGAGTAGATTCCCAAGCCTTGAGGGGTTTAGTGCGACGAAGGCGAAGTACTTCTTCGGCTTTTTGTAGGCGTTCCTTAACAGTTTCAGTAACGCCTTTTGTTAGACTGGCATCATAGAAATCAATAGGTTTAGTATCCATAGTGGCAAGAATACTTACCATAGGTGGGAGATGGATATCAATGCGTACTTTGTGTGAACGAATTAGTTGACGATATTCTTGGATGGATAGATTTCCGCCAAAATGTTTAAGAATATTGCGAGCAGGAGCGGGGTGTATCTTATTATTACATGCCTCGCCATAAACACGGTAGAGTAGTGCACATTGTTCCCAGCGTGTATGAGAATCTTGGCGCATATCAAAGAGATAGGCGCACGCACACTCAGGGGAGCAGAAGTTACCAGTAACGGTTAGATATTCACCAGTATCACGAACAGGTAGTACTACAGGACGATTAGTAAAGGTATGACAGCACCAGAAGCAAGCAACATCTGAGGTTTGTGGGATAGTTTTAACTTCGGTTGCATCTTTAAATTGAACAAGGAGTGATGATTTTATATTATAATAATCAATTTCTGTTTCCTGTATATTTGTAGATGTATTATTGGTTGTGGTAACAGCGTCATTGTTCTTATGTTGTTCATAGTTAATAGGTAATTGTTCTATGGTTAGAGGTGTAATAGTAGTATTGTTTTGAGATTCAAGGCTTTCAACGGTTTCGTAGAATGGGTTATCGAGATGCATATCGTATGGCATAGCCTCAGTTGGTGGGCGAGGATCGTATATAACGGGCATATCATTATTGGGTACATCTCTACTTTGGATGGGTAGATGAATAATTAGTGGGCGACGAACTTCGGTTAGAAGACTGCCTTTAATACCGTCAGGTCCAACGGTGGCAACAACGGGAAATTGTTTTTTCTTGGTTGTTTTCTTAGGTTTCTCTTCTTTAATGGGTATTTCAATGGGTTCTTCTGTTGGTTTTATTACGGCGCGTTTTCCTCGACCTCTTCCACTCATAGTATAGTACTAAGTAGGAAATGTGCTAAAACGTTTAGGTTGTTTAGCATTTTGCCTACTTAAAGCCGCTTTAAGTCCCCATAATCCCTATATTACTGGAGGGTATTTAAGCCCTATTTACTCATTTAAAGTAAGATGGCTGTTGATACCTCCTTCTGGTGCGAACGTGTCAGAAAATGTTTCTCAATGTTCTTAAAAGATCCACACACTTTACAGCATTTACTTCTATTTGGCCCCCCAGGCTCTGGAAAAACAACAAGTGCAGGATGGCTAGTCGAACAGATTTGGGGTAATCGTAAATCTCTAATGTGTATTTCAATGAATGCAGCAGATGAACGTAGTTTGGAATCTATTCGGCAAAAAGTATTCCCTTTCTTACGAGTTGATTGGCGCGTAGAAGGTGAAACTTCACCGCGATTTCTCATTTTAGATGAATGTGAAACCCTAACGGAAGCCGCGCAACTGTCCTTACAAACTATTCTGAATTATGACTCCAAAGATATCTGTGTAGTTCTTATCTGTAACTCTCAAAGCAGAATTCATCCAAAACTTCGTCAACGCCTACTTAAGATTCGTTATGATCCGCCAAATAGAAATAATCAAGTAACAGATATTTTTACAGCAATCACACGCGGTGACCTACGACAAACAACCCGCAAATCAGATATAGAATATCGCATTTGGAAATACATTCATTGTCATCCATCACAAATAATAAGTATAATTCAAGATGATAATGTTGATTTTCAAGCAATAGTATCAGAAATTCTTTTATTATCAGATATATTCTCAATTATGGATAATGAACTGATAAATAAAATTAATTTAATGTATCCGCTAATTATTGATAGTACTATTCTACACGATGAAACTGAAGAGCAGATATTGGGTCTAATAAAGCTATTTAAACGAAAATTTGAAACCAAAATTGCGAGTAATTAGGGGGTAGGATTTAATTCAAATGGCTAATTATACTAAGACAGATTTACGAGTTTCCACGATGGTTATTACTGCACACTGGGGGACGCAGATTAACCTTGATACACTGTTTAATGCCCTTCGAAACGTTATCATTCCAGTTTGGTATCCTGATGTAGGTATCCTCAAGTTTGAACATAAAAATATGGTTCTTGGCGCAAGCTATAAAGATATCTTCACTAATCGTAAGATTACTTCAAAATCCTTCTTTAATCAATCAACAATTGTTTTAAGGAGAAAAATTAATATTGGAAAGGCAGATGAGGGATGGAAGGAAGTAAATGTCAAGTTATTTGCGAATGGTGGTATTCAAATGACAGGTGTTACATCTGAACCATTTGCTCGAGAGGCTATTGAGTGGCTACTCGCACTTATTAGGACTCTTCCTGAAAGTCCATTTGCTGAGAATGCATCAATTGATCGCTTCTCTGTTCAGCTAATTAATACAGATTATGCTCTTAATAAGTTTATTAATCAAGATGCACTTCATAAACTACTAATTAACGAGTATAACTTGTTCTCAATGCTTGAGAAGACAATTTATCAAGGTGTTAATACTAAGTTCTTCTATAATACAAAGAATCCTGGAAAAGGAATTTGTCAATGTGAGAACTTCTGTAAGGGACAGGGTACAGGTGATGGAGAAGGGGAATGCAAGAGAATTACAATGAGTATCTTTCGAACTGGGCGAATTATTATTACGGGTGCTCGAGAAATTAAACAAATTGAATCAGCATATGATTTCCTAAATAAAGTGTTTGATAAACACCACGCCGCAGTTCTATACACACCCAATACAACATAGATAAATATTGCGTTAAATCTTACAGAACAGATTATTTTTTATTGACAGACATAGACAATGGCAACCCCGGTCCCAAATACCACTACCCCTTCTAGTGCAGCCCCTGTGCCCTCTTCTGCAAACGCCGTGATTACTGCCACCCCTACAGCCTCTACGGAAAGCCTACCTGGTGCCACCACACTTCTTCAAGCAGCCAAAATCTCTTGTGAACAAGACCGAGCTATTATGTTAGACTACTTTCGTCAAACTGCCAATGGCACCGCTTTCCTTGGCGAAGATCCTGAAACCAAAGAACGTATCCTTGTAAAATCTAAAGAAGAGTTTACTTCACTTATTAAGAAACTCTATAAGGTTGGCGACGATTTCATTATTTTAACTGAGAATTCTTTATACATTGTTTCTGGTAAAATCCAGAAACGTAAAGTGAATCTCGCGAGTCTTCAAGAGGCATACGACGCCAATCTATAAACCTAAATCTACTTATACATTCTGTCAAGTTGGTAAGAAACCAACCATCCAATTCCTGTAAATAATGTATCAGTTGTGCTATTTAATAGATTATCAGGATATGGTTTTCCTCCAGGCCATAACCCAGTAAAATATGTATTTATAAAATTCATACCTACTGGCGTATTCTCAATATATTCAAATAATATATGAATTATAATTGTCATAGCGAATGACAATGACCAGAAATAAGCTATAACACCTGCCGCAAAATGTAGTATTGAATATTGATCAAATGCTCGTAGACCCATTCTTATTATATATTAGGAATGAAATTTAATATTGTAGTTAAAGAAATTATATTTCTAAGTATATTTTTTACAGCACTCGCTTTATACTTTGACATATATCGAGAACAACACGTACTATCTTTTATTACTAACCACGTTATCGCATTATTATTAGCATTAATCATTTCAAAAATAATTTATGGATTTATCGCAAATATGAAATAGACTCATATATTTATATACATTATAAAAATTGAACGATATGACCGACTAAATATATAGTGTGATAAAATGTCATTAGACGAGCAAATCTTCGAACCAAATGTCATTATAGTCGGTGTATTTGGTAGTACAAATAAAGTTTCAGAACAGGATCTCCAAGATAACACTTTAACATTAATTCTACAGGAATTAGGACGTATGCCAGACAAGATACTAATTCCTACAGAAGGAAATTCATCGATTTATATTGATAACTGGGCAGAAGCACTTCATATTAAGACACAAACATTTCAGGCAGATTGGGTAAGAAATGGAAAGATCGCACAAATTATTCGAGATGATAGAATTGCTAAAGAGTGTACACACGCATTAGTATTTCTTGGTCAAAAATCAACTAGACTTGAAAAGTTTGCTGAAAAGTTATGTAAAAAAGGTAAAACGGTATTTACATCATCTCATAATCAGACGCTGTCGCAATTTGAGATGTCACGTTGCGAACCTTCCCGCCCATCGAAGGCTTTAACGCACGCTCACAAATCAAGTAAAGGAAAAGAGCAGACGTTGCTGAAATTCCAAAAGAAAGAAGAATGTTAAAGATAACACCAACTAACACACCAAGGGACATCTTTGTAGTAGCAAAGATCCATACACCACCTAGCAGGCTGAGTGCAGCCCAAACAGCAAAGATACAGAAGAAAACATAGAAATAGTTGCAGATAACAGTGTCAGGGATCTTGTCGGTCCATTGAGTCGCTTGCATTTTTCTATTAAGGCCGTACAATTTTTACACGATTATAGAATCTGTTAATTCCAATCTATATCCGGAATTACGAAACCTTTAATAGAAGATGTCAACTACTGATGATAATATTCCGCCCTGTGCGAGAGCTAATGTATGTGATGCTAGCCCACAAGTCGCAGATTATGATAATCGAAATGTTGTAACTAGCAAGAGTGGGGCGCAGCTGGTAACGGATGTGTCTAATTTCTATGCGGCAGCAGCTGCTCATCAGATTAGACCAAACGCTCCGCCAATTTTTAAAACATATCAACAAATGATGGACTGGAGACAAAGACAGAACCGAAGATAATTTTATCAAACTAATATATAGAAATGGCAAGAAAATCAAGATGCTCGTCATCCCGGAAGATGAAACACACTCGTAAACACAAGACTCATCGTCGTAGCACTCGTCGTAGAGGTGGTGCTGATGAGCTCTCAGGTGCGCCAGTTAACTATCACCTATCAGGCAGCTGGCCTTCCCAGATGTCACTCGGTCAAGGTGCGGATTACTTCAAATACCACGAAGGACAGCACGGTGGCGCTGCTTTAGGTATGGGACCATTCCCTGAAGCGGTTTTAAGCCCCGGTCTTCCTGAAGCTCTTCGTGGACCCGCCCATATTGGCGGTATTGATAAGGCAATCGCAGATGTACGCGGCCTCAAGGACCAGGCTGGCGGCAAACGTAGAAAGCACCGCAAGGGCTCTAAGAAACACAGCAAGGGTACTAAGAAGCACAGCAAAAAGCACCGTAAAACACATCGCAGACACCGACGTAATGGTGGTGCTCTAGGCTATGCCCCTTTCCCATCAAGTGGTATGCTCCTCAGCTCCCCAACTGCCTATGCCCAAGCTGGTCTAAACCCTGAATGGAAGACAGATGTAGCCTTTACTGATGCCAAGATCCGTGAATCCCAATAGGCATAACCTATTTAGTGAAACCCAGTAGAAAATAAAAGTGTTGTAAAATAAGCTAAAATATAATTAATATATGAATTTGTATGTAAATTTATATATTAATCTACTAGAATGGCATCAAAAGTAATAAAGCCCGAAGAATATCTTGAAATGGGCCCTCCAGCAGCATATAGTGTGCTAGGGTACATTCCTGAAACTATATATAAAGGAGTCCCAGATATATTTAGCTGTGACCTTGAAGAAAAGCATCTTGTATTAAAAACAGGATTCTCAACATATACATTTCCAAGTGGAAAAACATTTCACAAGGTACTTATTGATAGAAGTTATAAAGTTATTGAAGAAATGGGAAAAGGACTTTCAAATACAACTGAATTAATTGAAATAGAAGGTACCCGTTATTTGCTTAGACAGCCTAGCCGTATGTCAGATGACACATCAAAATTTATACGTGAAGGTTATTTTAGAGAATGCATACATTTATCTATTCTGTCACCATCACCATATGTTATGAAATTATTGGCGGCAGAGTGTTCACCTGATACCTGTGCAATGTTATTAGAATATGTTGAAGGTACAACACTTACTAAATTTCTAGATACAAACCCATCACTAGAAGAAAGGGGGCGTATTAAAACTGAATTAGATAAGGGATTAGAACATTTACATAGCAAATATATAGCACATTTTGATATTAAACCAGATAATATTTTCGTTCCAAGTGATAAATTAAGGCCTCCATTTTTTATTGATTTTGGAAGTTCAGGAAGATATAAAAATGAAAATAATTTAAAAATATATAAAAATGATAATACAAATAAATTAAACAAAATTTTCGGTAGTGGAAGAAAAAAAAAATATTCTAAAAGAGTGAAGAGAACTAAATTTAGAAGAACAAAGAAGAATTATAAATGAGGCCAATCAACTCTAAGTCCATATTTCAATTTCCAAATATGGGCTAGGGCGCATTGAATACCTTTATTGTTATTATATAATATATAGCTACTTTCCAACCACTTTTTATAATAATCATTAAAATCTAAATGATATCCCTGATATCTTGGTTTTTTATAAGTATCGTACATTTGATTAGTTAGTTCAGTCTCCCATAAATTAACTAGCCTTTTTGCGAGATTATTTTCAAGTTTATTATTACTAGTACACCAAGTATCATAAATTGCAGCGGCAAATATATACATAGCTGTTCTAGGCTCCAAAGAGTCAAATATATTATCACAGATTTTTTCAAGTATAGCCAATTGTTGCATTCTAACAGTTCATATAGAACCAGTGGTTGTCAATTTTTATGTAAATAAAGTTCAGTTTGAATGGAGTCTTCAGGGCACTCAGTAGTTCGCACCTTATCTTCAAATAGAGGTGCTAATAGTTCGCGCCCTTGTGTGGCAAAGAGTTTACGTTCCATTGGTTTAATTAATACATCAATTGTAACATATAAGTCTCCACATTTACCAATATTACCAGGAATAGGCATACCAAAGCCAGATAGGCAATATCTATCATTTTGGAAGGAGCCTGCTGGGATTTTGATAAATAGACCATCATCATATCCAGGATGACCGTCAATTTGTACAGTACATCCGATTAGTGATTCCGAAAGAGAGAGAGAAACAGTTGTTTCGAGATGTTGTAATTTATCACCAGAGCGTTTAAAATATTTGAAAGCGGGGTCATTAGGGTCTTCGGCAATAATGATATGAGCATCACCAGGGCGTTCAAAGGCAGGGTGATCAGAACATACTTCAGAAAAAGTGTAAGTTTCTTGAGGGCGTGTACCAGGAATAATTTTAATAGAAAGAGTACGCTTTTCTTGAAGGAAACCATTACCCGAACATTTATCACATTTTTCGTGGATTCGTTCTCCTTTGCCTTGGCAATCAATACAGGGTCCCGTTGTATGCATAGCCATTGGACCCATTTGAACAATTTGAGAGATAACTCCCCGTCCATTACAAGGCTTACAAGTTTCCTTTGATTTAGCGCCACTATGGTCACAATTAGGACAAAAACTCTGTCGATTAATATTTATATCTACATTGTGTCCTAAGTAAAACTGCTCTAGAGTAATATTAATAGTCTGAACGGCAGGGGCGGGCTTTTTACCCTTTCGTATGGGTCCCTTATTAGGGCCAACAGAAGGATTACCAAACATACCTCCAAAAAGATCATTAAGATTAATCTCAAACGGAAAAGGGAATCCGCCTTGGCCTTGCATACTGTTAGGAAAGGGCATTCCATTAAATCCTTCTGGTACGCCTCCATTTTCACCTTCAATAACACCCATTTCATCATACATTTGCCGTTTTCGCTCATCTGTTAAAATCTCACTGGCGCGAAGTATTTCCTTAAATCTCTCTGGGTCTCCACCCTTATCTGGATGATGTGTGCGGGCTAATTTAAAATAAACCTTTTTAATTTCATTACACGTATCAGACTTATTAACGCCAAGAACTTCATATAGTGACTTTTTTATAACACCTGACATATTTAAAGTAAATAGTATATCTTCTTTTAAGTTATCTACTAAATCAGTAGTTGCGTAAATTTGGGGAATATAAAGTCTTTTAAAGAATCAGTTGTAATGACGTCTCTTGTAGGCCAGGAATCAGTATGGAACGAATGTATTAATCAGTTTGATACACCAAGTCATATTTTTATAACGGGTGCGGCGGGTTGTGGAAAAACAATATTAATTCGTGAATTACTTCAGAAATACGCAACTCTTAAAAAAAGACCGAATAAGCATTTATGGGGATATGAATCAGTTGATGAATGTCTTCTATTGGGCCCTGACCAGGATAGGGGAATTCAAACTATTCGTGGACAAGTGAGTCTATTTATTCGACAAAAATCAGTAGGAGAAGAAATATTTCGATGGGTTGTGATTGATGATGTGGACACATTTCCACAAATTTCTCAGCAGGCTTTGCGTCGCCCAATGGAATCATATTCACACATTACACGATTTTTATTTGTTGGAACATCTGAGGAGGATTTAATTCCAGCATTACGTAGTCGATGTATTCATATCGCAATGAATTCTTTAGATATGTTTACATATATGCCTTTACTACTTAAGAATGTAGATATGCCACATCCAGAAAAATTTACTATGGATATGTGGAGCTGGATTGTCAATATTGCTGGAAATAATATTAGTGATTTAGTACGTCTTTTAAAGTTAGTTAGAGATATTCATATTACATTTAATGAAGAAATTACCTTAGATTGTGTAAGAATATTATGTTCTGCTCCATTCTATTATGATTTTATTCCATTATTAAAGGCAATGTCTAGCAAGGACTCTGTCGCAGCAATTAAAAGTTTATTGGTTATTTGGAAACGTGGGTATGCTTATGAGGATATATTAGAAAGTTTTCAGACTATTAACACTATTTTTGGTAATGATAATTTTTCGGATAATATTTTGATTCATAAATTTCTAATCAATTCTTGGATTTCATATTGTAAAGGAAATACAAGTATTTTAGCACTTCAAAACATAGTATACAAAACTTTAAATGAGTCTTAGCGAAGACCCTTTTCTAATAAGTATTTAATGGCGATATCAGAACCCATAATCTGGTCTTCACTCATACGAAGGAACCAGCCAAAGATTTCACGGTCTCTGAGTTCAGGCCATGGGAACGGTACATATACAGTATAGGCACAGAGGTCAAACGGTAAATTACCATCTGTACCTGTAGCAAGTAAGTCTTCTAATTGAATTCTCTTTCCATCCTTCTTACGCATACCTTCAACGGCGGGATCAACAACAATTCCAGTGTTTACATATTCGGTTGAGAGTCGAACAAAGTCCCATTTGGCATCACCGCGAATCTGGTCGCCACCGCGCTTTTGTGCAACGCGAGCATATGTTATTTGAGCCCATTCTTCAAACATAGGGTGTTTAGGCTTTGGAGACCATATAGCACGGAATCCAGGAACATTTGTCCCATCAGGTCCAGCATATGTTTCATCTAAATCAGTGCCGAAGAATACAACCTTATTTTCAGGTAATTTGCCAAATCCTTTTAGTGAAACACAATATGGGGATAACCATAGACCACCGTATTTAGCAAGGATGGCAGCACGAATGTAGTTAAGTTCAGCTTCATTTACAGGACTAATAGGGTCACGGAGACCGGGAGGAAGTTGATCCCAGCCACCTAGTAATTCTGCTACACCTGTCAGGCCACCAATTACTTCAACTCTGTAGTCTTCTTTATTTTGTCGTACGATTGTTTCATAACAGAGATTTAAGAATGGCATATTGAGTGCGCGACTACTACGAGCGCCAAAGTCGAGCCATTGACGGGAGTTGACATCGCTTGTGTCGTAGTATAGCCAAATTGTAGGCTTGTCCATTCCACGTTTCAATAAATTTTTATCCAAAAATGGGTTTTTCTTGACTAAATCCGATGAATAATAGAAAGCATATGTAACTGCTGCGATGAACAGAACTGCTATAACTAAAAGAAGTCTGTTAATTGGACTCATTTACCTACCTATAAAAAGCATAAAATACCTTCACTAAAAATCATAACTTAAAGTTAGTAGGGCATATACTTATAAATGTGGAATAGTATATTAAATAATTGGGATACTAATAGTAATAATGATATAATATATAATATAGTATCTGATTCAGGAAATCTAGTATCAAATAATTTTATATTAACTCAAGTGTCGTCAAAAGATTTAACGCCGAGTGACAATACTATTAAATTGTGGCCACATCAAGAAGCAATGCTCTATAGGATTCGTTATATTGAGAGGGCAAACTATATGTGTAAAACAGAACATACAGAAGCATCTATTGCGAGATATATGGATAAAAACGATGCACCAAAGTCATATGATGTGTGTCTTGGTATAATGAATGACCCACCTGGTTCTGGTAAAACATATGCTATTTTGACACATATTCGCACAGATATAACACCAGGCCCAACAATTATTATTGTACCTCAAAATATTTATGGACAATGGAGAGAATCAATTGAAACTATTTTTAAAAGGCAGTTGAATAAATGTAAGTTTTCAGCATCATATGCGGATATAATGAATATGTATGGGAATCCTGATTCTATTACTCGCTATAAAGTAATTTTGCTACTGGATAGTTTTGCGGAAGCATACTTGAAAGTTCTAAATGATAATGATATAAATGTATGTCGTATTATTATAGATGAAATTGATATTATGGATAAGTTTGTATGTTCATCGATTCAAACAAAGTTTGTGTGGTTAATGTCGGCATCATATACTAATCAGAAGCGTTTAGGGCCATATTTTATTGGAGATCATACAAACGTTGTATGTAAATGTGATGCGGAGTTTGTAAAGAAATCATTGAATCTTCCTGACCCTTCAAATAGAATTATAAAGTGTGATGATGACCATATACAGCTTTTTACAAACATTGTTGATGATAAACAAATGAAAGCACTAAATGCTGGAGACCATAACATTTTAAATCGCATTATGAATAAATCTGGATTAATTACTCCCGCATTATATAAGGATTTTGCTGGAAAGTATTCGGAATATTTATTACAGAAAGCAGATTTATTACCAGAGGCTGAAAAGGAATTAGAGAGATTTGTGATAACGGATGAGCTCACAGAAAAAGAGTATAATATTTTGAGAGATAGAGTTACATTGTTAAAGAAATTTAAACATACCTCATTATTACTTTCTGAAAGGTTACAGACTTTAACAGATACATTTTTAAATAGCTGTAAAGAAACACATTTGGAGGGTGAATTTATTGAAAAGATGGAATCTGATAAGACAAGTAAATGGCTGATTTTTAATGATAATGGTAATGTACTAATTAGATATCAAGAATTATTATTAAAGCGGGGTGTTAAAGCGATTATGTTAGATGGTGGAAATCAGAAGTTGATTGAGAAGACATTGAAGGATTATAAGGAGGGAGATGTACAAGTTTTGCTTCTAAACTCAATGATTGAGGGGGCTGGTATGAATTTGGAGAATACAACGCATCTTCTATTTATGCATAAAACAGAAGAGAAGTTTATTGAACAAGTGATGGGCCGAGCTCAGCGCTTCGGTAGAAAGGAGCCACTAAATGTAATTATGTTATTTAATAAAAATGAATGATAATAAATTTGAAATTATTTAAATATATAATAAATTCTAAGCGAATGAATTTCCAAGCATTACGAATTAGCAATATTATCCAGTTTATTAAGCGGACGCTAACTCCTGATAGCCCTATACTTCTAGGTAGATGGGAAATTAAATATTGTAAGTCAACAATAAATAAGAGGGTTGATTTAGCAAATGAAGACCATTGTGGTATTTGCTATTCTACAAAGTATCATAATCAAAAACATATAAGTCCTGATATAAAAAAAAATAAGATTACTGAGGTTCAATAGCAGGTTCAATAGCAGGTTCAATATCTATTACTTTATTCCTTATAATATAACTAGCTGAAATAGTTAGTAGTGAAAGGTCAATTGAACTTCTTACTATCATAGGAGTATCATATTTATTAAAACTATAATATATCCACATACCAGATGAGAATATATTTAAAATACAAAATATTAAAGAATAAATATTAGTACTTTTTTTAGTATATAATAAATACATAAATATAATACGAGCAATAATAGAGATTGATGTAGCAGTATATGGAATTACTATTATTTGTTCATTCATTAGTAAAAATATATAATAATATTTTAAGTTATTATAACTCAACAATGAAACCCTTATAGGCATCTTTGCCATATTTTTCAGGAGGCCAATTTTCTAATTGTTGACTTTGTTTAGCATCAAACTCAAAGAAATCTTTTACTTTCTCTAAGTGTTTAGTCTGTTCAGCCACTTTCTTCTTTTCAAAGTCAAATAGGGCTTGACGTTCTGAATCATCAAATGGTTTAATAGCTGTATTTCTTTCATTAATTATATCCTCCAGAGTCTTATTAGTTTCTTTGAAGGTTGTAACTTTATCTGCGACTGTGTTTGTAGTAGTAAAGGCAGAAAATATATCAGTATATTCAGGATTAGTAAAGACATCTGATGTATAACCGCCTTCACGCCCTGCAACATTTTCAATGATATCTGTTCCAATGACACTACCTGAAATGTATGCCATTGCTTCAGGATGTAAAATAATTGCACTCGGCTCTGGCTTATCCCTCTTTACAGCTTCTTCAAATAATTTATTAAAGTCCTTCTCATCAAAAGTAGGGGCTTTTTGTGTAGCATTGCCAAACTTTCCTTCAGTTAAGTTGGAGTCATCCGATTTATTTTTAAGCCAATCTTGATAACCGTGACCTTCAGCTTTGTGTGTTTCTTCAAACTGTTTATTGAAGTTTTCATTATCAAACTCTTCAAAAACACGATTAACTAATTCATCTGGTCTTAAATCTCGAAGTTGATCGGGTGATATGACATTTTGTAGGGTTGCACGGCCTCCATTTATGCGTTGAAATGTTTCTGATAAATATACAAATCCTGCTAACATTCCATCAAACTCAATGGCATCACCACCTTTATCAGGATGTACTTGTAATACTTTTTTCTTAAAAGCTTTTTTAAGAGAATCGGCCGTAATATCATCGATTGATATAAAATCAAATAATTCTAAAACGTGTTGAAGCTCAGACATTCTAAATATTAGATTACGTTAATATTTTAGGTTATTATTTTTAGTCGCTTTAAAGATTATTTTTAAGTAGACCTGAACCAATGGTTTAAACCAGAACAGATTCAGTGCTAGAAATGGCAGCATTGTAATTTGATTATTAAAATTAGGTGTATTATAGATATAATAAGATAAATAGATTATACGTATAGATGTCCAATATAAAAATGTAAATGTGCTAAAAAACTTATAAAGTATATAATCTTTATATCCAAACTTATTTCCAATCCAAGATATACTCATTGGTGGATTTGTAGATTCAAATAGAATTAATAGATAATTAAATATTTCTAAGGTATCGATAGACGCATATTCACTATTTATATAAACTATACTTAAAATTGTAATAATATGATGTAAATAACTAGAAATTCTACGTATATAAAATATATAATGTATCATATCAAAAAACATAAATGATGCGAATAAGTAAGATGCTTGAGTATATTCATCAGCAGTAGTCGATGATAAACACATATAAATTATATATAACTGGTATAAAAAACAATTGATGTGACCAATTGTTTCGTGTTTATCTTTATAATCAAGTGCTACATATGTATTTGAATATGATTTTAATGCATTATGTGTTAATAGGCTATTTGATAACATTAATAATCCTGAAATTAGGAACATCTTTACTTATTATAATAAGTATTATCCTTAAATGGGTACTAATAGGTTAATTTTCCTTGATTTAAATCGACGCCATCTGTTATAACTCTTTGTTTCATTTGGTCAAAATAGTTCTGATTTCTAACGGACATTTCAGCACGTTTTCTTTCACGCATTTCATCCATCTGTTTTTGTCTTGATTCAAATTCACGGATGCTATGAAGTTCTGACTGGTTAAATGGATCAGGTGCTTTTTCACGAGATGCCCTATATTGTTCAAAACTTCTTTCGCCAACTTGAACATTTGACACTTTATCTGAAATAGTACTATCAGTTGTATAAGCGCCTCGTAAATCAGTAAATTGGAATCGCGAATTGGGGGCGGCTGTAAAGGAATCTGGTCTTTCACCAACTAAATCTACACCACTGGTTGGATTGAGAGTGAGTGCCATTTCTCCAGGGTGAACAATTAGATTATTGGATTGTCTTTGGCCTTTTTTTGCTTCATCATCGAACATACGATTAAAGACATCGCGATTGAATTCGCCTTTAAATTTTGGCCCAGATGTACGAGAGTCGCTGCCTTTGAGCCAATCACCATAACCATCGGCATCAGGATCAGGTATATGTGTTTGTTCAAAAAGTTTATTAAAGGCATTCATATCCAGATTCTTTGCGTTTAATTTAACAGGTTCGACGTGTTTCCATTTGTCGGCTTCTGAATCTCTACTTGTATTAAGTGTAGTTGGAGCTTCAACGCGCCCGTTAGTATCTCTTCTACCGCCTTTCATGTGTTTAAGGATTTCAGAGAGATATGCGTATGCGCGAGTGACAGCTTCAAAGTATTCTTCAGAGCCGCCTTTATCTGGATGCGCACGAAGTGCCATTTTCTTATAAGCGCTTTTAAGGGCCTCTTCAGTTAAAGCTACTTCTTCTTGTATATTGAGTACTTCAAGACAAGAGGCAAAATAGGACATTGCTTTTTGTTTGGGAGTATCTGTAATAACTTTCCAGCTTGGGGTATTATCGGTATGAGTAATTATTTGGGCTTGTTGTCTTTGTGCGTGGGTATATGAAGAGGCGGTGGGGACATTCATAAGGGATGGGTGTGTAGCACCAGGGCCTTGAAAGTTGGGCTGTAAAGAGCGTGGAACTGGAGAATATTGTTGCTGTTGTTGATGTTGTTGTTGCGGTTGTTGTGAATTGTGTTGTTCTCCCGGGAGTAAAGGGGGTGAACCACCAGAATTAACGGTGGCGACATAGTTAAGAAGGTAGCTATATATTCCAGCCCGTTTGGCGGAGCTAACATATTCCATTGAAGCCAAACAGGTATTAATTATACCAAGTCGTTTTACTGGGTCTTTTATTTGAATGATATTTGTATACATTCGTAAATGAACGGGTTCAATAGCTGATTGGTTATTACCCATCGTTCCTACATTCTCGTAAAATTACTTTAATGTATTTGATACGCAAAATAATATTATTAAGTATTAAAGATGTTCAATGTTATTCCACTTGCATTTGCAAGTTTAATGGCACTTATTGATACAGTTGTGCTATCATTATTTAAAGGGTATAGTTTAGGACTTATAAAATGGCGGGCAGTGGTTCCATTGGGAATGTTATTATATTCATTACATCCATATATATTCTTAAAATCCTTAGAATTTGAGTCAATGACGGTTATGAATTTATTATTTGATGTATTGAGTGATATTTCAGTAACAATTATGGGTATATTTTATTTTAAAGAGGGATTAACAAAAATTAAGAAAATTGGTATAGTATTTGCCTTTATAGGTATAGTATTATTATCATATGATTCACTAAACGGTAATGGTGTAAATACTTAGACCGCTGGGTAAGGTACTAAGCAAATTTCACCGAAGATAGGCTTGAATCTTGTTTAGAAATACCCAGCGGCCGTAAAAACAGGCATTTTAAAATGCCTGTTGGTCTAAATAAATACTTAAATAAATTCTAATATAATGATATATTCAAGATGAGTGGGGATGAAGAACAAAAGCGTATCGAATTAGCTATACGAGAACCTATAAAAGTTTCAGAAGTGGCTGTAGAGAAATTAGTTGAATCAATAGGGATTGATGTAAGTGTTGTAAGTCCTGTTATAGCTAGTGTAGTTACTACGGTTACTACATTAGCTGCTACAGGACTTAAAGAATTAACCCATAAAATGGGGCTGACAATGATTAGTGAAAGTAGTTTAACGGAGGATCAGAAGAAACTTGCTACTCAGCTCTACGATTCAACTAAAGAGGCCATTAAAAGTTTTATTACTGACCCAAGTCTCAATAATACAATAAAAATAACAAAGACTATTAGTCAACTTATTAAACAACTAGAAGGTGTTAAGGTTGACGGTAAGTCTCTATCTGGAGTGGATAAGAAGGCCGTTGCAATTCAGTTAGGTCGCATCTTAATCAAAGAGGTAATGCCCGATGATAAAGGTGAGGCGGAGATACTTATGATATATGATTTAGTGGCTGAGCCAACATTGGAGGCGATGATTGATGTATCAAAAGTAGTAAATGTAGCAGTTCAAGAATTAGCCACTAAATGCTGCCCTGGTCTATTTAGCTTTTTTAGACGAACTAAATCTAGTTAAGTATAGTGTCTAATAATTTCTTTAACTTCAAGAATGCTTGGTAATGGAATCATTGATTCACACTCCCAAAAGTATCTTTTACCAACTGATTCAAATGAGAATACAGATGGATAGAATTGTGGTGCAATTTGTGGTAAAACTCTCTCCTTACAGGGTGGAATTAGAGACCAACTCTCCAAAGGGAGCACCAATGCCAATTGTTCAACGGGTCGAATATCAGTCGCATTTACAAGTACTTTTTCTGGAAAGTTTGGAAGTTGTTTAGAATCATGAATAAAGTCACGAAGCCATTGCCAGAGTGGAGGTAGATTAAATGGATAGAACCAGTTGAAGCATACATTGTTTGATGCACCCGTATAGTATGCCCAAATCCACTGAATACCATATAAATACTCTTTACAGACTCTGCTAATATCTTTCTTATTGTAACTAAACCCATTGAAGAAGTGCGTCATATATTTCTCCTTCCAAGTACTAACTAATTGTTTGCCATCGAATAAGACATTTTCTTCAACGTGTGAAAGTGGCCAATTGTTATCTCCTATTTTTGAGGCATCTGAAGTTTGTCCAAGATTACGAGCCATCATTTGTTTCTTATGAATATACTTCTGAATTCGTGTCTCTTCATCACTTGATAGTATGGTAAAGAGCTGATTTACACCATCAATAGATACTTCAAGAGTTGTGGGATTAATGAGTGCGATATCTTTTGAGGTGAGTGATTTGATGATATCAAGAAGTTCTCCGTGACCATCTTCGCGGATTTTTAGACCAAGTGAACTTGGGAGGAAATCATTACCAAGTACTGACATTGCGAAACAGTAGTTAAGAATAAATAAACGTTGTTTTTCTTGAAACTCTGCAGATAACCAATCGCGCAAAGCATTAATTGAAAACCATTCAAATACCTCTTCGCCCATATCATCATAGGCAATCTTTCCAGCATTAACTTCTTCGCGAAAGAGCCAAATATTATTGTTAAGAGAACAACATTCGCGTCCGAGAATGGATAGAACAATAAGGTCGGCATCAAGGCCATATACTGCGAAGTTGCCTGTATAGGTTCCCTTACGCCATTCTGAAATAATTTTATGTTCTCCTTCTCCAGGCTCATCACTTGAGCTCAATAGCCAAGTTTTCTTACCTTGTTTTTTAATCATATTTTCAAGGCCTAATCTAAGTTTTGTCATAAACTGAGTACCAGGTGTGATGGAGTTTCTGTCCCAGGTTGGTCCAGATGGTGTTTCTATTTCAGGATGTGCTGAAAGCCATACAGATTTAAAACGTCTGAGGCGTTGTTGACGCATTTTAGCCATTGGAACAACACCGTCAATTGCTATATAGACACCAGATTTAGGGTCAACTTCTTTAATAACTTTTAGGCAATATTTTACGATACACTCGATAAATTGAGTCTCCCATTCGTCTTTCTTGTCTGGTCCTGGATATTGTGGGGTATCTTCTCTGTAAAGGCAGTGATAAATGAGACAATTAAAGTCCATAAATAGCAAGTTGATATCTACTTGGGGATGGCCTTTGGAAACTAAGCCGTGTATAGTATCAATAAGTTTCTTGTAATATGATGGAATACCCATTTGAAGCACTTATTATAAAGACGTGGATAGGCTTTATGTCTTTATGCTTTTCTGAAATGAATTAATAGGAATGTCAGCTGCAGAAGAATCTACAGTATGGGATAAGGTCTTGAATTTTATGGGTGGTACGGTGATAAAGACTATTACTGAAATTAATATGTTAATGCCTGACTCAATTTTATTTGGCTCTCTGCTAATGTATTTTTTAACTCAGAATATGGCATTTGGAATATTTTCATTGTTTATATTTGAAACAGTCCTATCACATAAGTTAATATCGTGGGTATCATCACAAGCAGTAGGTCCATCCCGGTCTGGTGATACAGAATGTCGCCCAGGATTCAAAACAGCACAGCTTAATCCTGGAAGGATGTTTTCACACGATACCTATCCATCATATGGAGTATATGCTATAACATCAATTGCCACATATTTAGGACTGGCAACAAATGAGTTTTCAAGTACGTTAAAGGCTATGGGGCCTGAATGGCAATCAAGAAGTACAGTAGCATATGTATTCATTGGACTAGTATTAGTCGCATTTATCGCAGCTCGTTTATGGAGTTGTGACAGTATGGGTGAAGTGATTATGGCATTTACAATGGCAATTGTGGCGGGCGCAATATTTTTCTCAATTAATAAGGCAATCTTTGGACAAGAAGCAATGAATTTTTTGGGACTGCCATATATGGTAAGTAAAGAAAGTACTGGATCTCCAATTTATGTGTGTGCAGCTGATACGAATAGTGATTAGAGTATATTTATTGAGACTCATAAAGTAAGGCAATTTAGTCAAGTAAATTCAATTTTAAAATACTAAATTAGTAGGATTAAAATGGAATCGTTAAAGGATATTATATCAGACATCCGTGTTTTTATGTACGGCGGCGTTTTAACGCTTCCACTAACAATAGCAGGAACATTATCCATTCTAGGATTATTTACAGCAAATTATGCGATTCTATTCTTTTTAGTAGGATTTCTAATTTTAACACCAATTACTTCATCATTACTTAACTGGGCACTTGGCGCTATCTTTGTTGGAAAATCATTTAATCCTTTCAGAGCTAAAACAAGTGATGTTTGTAAATTAGTGATCCCATATTCTACACTCAAAAATCCAGTTGGAACGTCTGATGAAAATGTTGTATCGTCGTCTTGGGTAGCAATGATATCATTCTTTATTGGATATATCTTCACAAATGCTCTCCAACTATATAGTCGTGAATCAGAAGATACTACCATCAAAGTAACAAGTACATCTGCTTCTGATATTAATACAATGGTAACTAATCGTAAATCTCAGGCAATAATTGCGATGGCATCGACTATTGTATTTGCATTAGTTGTATTAGGGTTCAGATATTATACGGGGTGTGAGAGTACTCTAGGAATGATTCTAACATCATTCTTATTTGTATTCAGTGGTCACGGCTGGTATAAACTTTTAAGTAAAGTTGGTCAAGATCGCCTCTCGGATCTCTTTGGAATCGCTAATCGTCTACTTCCACCAAGTGCGATTAATAATGCGCCTATTGCTTGTGTACCGATTCCATCCTAAAAAAAGTCATAAAATCCTTTAAGTTCTTGGAGGTTTCGGACAGTTCGTTGAATATCTTCACGCTTGGACCATCCCAGTCGTAGCGCACGATTCATTTGGTCGACAACTATATTATAATATTCTGTAAAACAAAAGATTCCACTATAGATCTCTGGTATTTGTTCTATAGGAATTGTATTTGGTTTATCTGTGCGCGAGTTAACTTGGTTATGTAGATTATAGAGCCATTCTCTAATAAATGTTTTATTTATAGTAATTATGGGGGTTGATGATAAATAATCGGTATAATGCTTTTTACATAGAGGGCACGGAAGAGAGTATCGTAGGCTTCCAAGTAGATTGATCCAAAGACGGGTTTCTTCTTGAGGTAGTCGATTTAGACTTTTAGTACCTATGCGTTCAGCGGAGTAATGAAGAATCATCCATAGCTGCGGACCCCATATATGATTTTGCGGCGAATCCATTTAAAATATAAATGATAAATTTAAATCCGCAAAAAAGCGCAATACCATATGCGAAATATAAAATAATATCCCTTATTAATTCATCTATAAATTCAAATGTACTTTTAAGTGCTAATCTATTTGGTAGGCTAGGAAGCCGAATATCATTGATTGATGAATTCATTATTTAATATAAAGTATTTTTTGTAGAATAACAAAATCGCGCCTAAGATTAGGAGATGGAGTATTTTTCAGGCGGTGATGATGAGATTCCAGAACAGTCATTTGAGAAGAATGAACATGTGACTGAAAATGAGGTTGGATTAATTGAAGCATCAAAACCAGAATCAAAACCAGAATCAAAACCAGAACCAGAATCAGAACCACAAGAAATGACTAAAAATGGGAAGGTTAAGCCCGAGCCCATTGAAATACAAAATACAACCAAAATATTACCTTATGTTAAAAGCCAGCCTGTAAGAACAAAGCATTTCCAGTTTACTAATGATACTAATACATTACAATTAACAAAGGTACTTAAATCAATTCCTGGACTTACGGTCGAATATAGTACATTTAGAGATAAACCATATATAACATTGATGAAGTATAATGAATTAGTAGGTAAAATCCATTTTTTATATTATAATGAAAATACTCCTGAAGATAAGTATATAAAACTATATTTTTTTGACTTTGTAGACCCTGATCAGTATAGTACAGTAAAAAGTAAACTAGTAAATTTCTTTGAGAATTTTAAACCATCAAAGAATCTTCAGGGAGGTAATAAGCGTAAATCAAATAAAAAACATCGTAGCACGCATAAAAAGAGACATAATATTCGTCGCAAAAAGACTCTAAGACGTAAATAAAATTTGAAAATTATTGTGAAGATATGAATATGGTGTGAGATAAATGTCAATTGAATACAAGGTTCCAAGACTACTTTGGGAGAATTTTGAGTCGGTGCTTCTAGCACAATCAAAGAGATATATTGGGGAGTTGGCGAAAAGGTTAGGAGTTCCAGAGAAAGAGCTTCTTAAAAAGGTTCTACCAACATCTGATTCTTTAAAAGTAATTATTCAAGATACACAGGCAGAATCTAATCAGTGTAAAGCGTATATTCAACACGATAAGCTAACTATATATTGCAGAAAAGCAACAGCCTATGGATGTGAATATTGTTCATTTCATAGAAATAAACGAATGACCGTTGTTGAAGGAACAAATCCTATTCAGCTTCAAAAGGTAAAAGATACATCTACATTAGAGCCACTTTGGATAAGTAAGGATTCTTTATATAATTCGAGTGGAGAACTAGTTGGAAAGATTAATAAGGAGAATGGAAAAGTGAAGATCTTTGTGTTGGGTGCCTAAAAGTTGAACTATATATATTTAATAAGTTAAATGAGCGCAGAACATAATTATTTTTTTGATAATGATGAGGAATCAGAAGAAGAGCTAGAAGAAACAAAGGAGGATGATGAGGAATTATGGGTTAGCCAAGAGAATAATCAAAACATAAATCCTAATGTAGCAGTAGCAGTAGCAGTAGCAGCAGTAGCAGTAGCAGTAGCAGCAGCAGATGCATCTGAAACAACAGAAACAGAAGAAGCAGAAGAAGCAGAAGAAATAGTAGAAACAAATAATTTAGAACCAATTAGGGCCCCTCCTGTGCCAGTATCACCTATACAGAATTCAGGTAGAATACGAAGTCGTGAAGATATATCTCGTCCACCCCCACAAAAAATATTTCGTAATAATGCTGGTAAGCGTATAGCATCTGAACGTATATCAACTTATAAATATATTAAATTAAAATCAGGTGAGGAATTTCATTTTGAAGAAGATGATGGGAAAAATATAATATTAAATGAAACAATAGAACCAAGCAGATTAATTCGTAATATTATATCTAAAATTCCAATTAGACTAAGTGACCGCATTAAGTATTTAGGAAAGTTTGCGTATGATGAGGATAGTGATGTAGATAGTGATGAAGAGCAAAATGAGGTTCAAAAGAGGTATCTAGGAAACTTGAAAGATGCAGTATATGGGGGATATATTAAAGAATGGCGTCTTCGCTATTTATTTAAGAAGGTATTGATTTTTTGGAGAAAATATAGGATGAATAAGACGTATGAAAAGGAGATTGATCCAATAACATTATCAGAGCCTGAAAAGGAGGTATATATATATGATTGGACAAATAAGCGAAAGTTTGTATTTGATGCAAAGAGTCTTGCAACATTGATTGAATCAAAATTAATGTATCATGAGCATGGATTTCCAGTTCCCCAATATCCAAAAAATCCTAAAAATAATGTCGAATTTTCTTATAAACAATTAGTTTCATTATATAATCAATTAAAGGTACACGGAGAATTACGATGGGGATTAACGACATTAAGAGAGTATAATTTTAATAAGAATCGTTGGCATATGTATCACAAATCGGCATTAACAATGAACTCTATACGGTTTAGTATTTCTTTGTTGGATACTCATGAGGCAAGAGATTTATTTGCAGATTTTATATTTTCAAAGATGGATGAACTTGGGTTAAATAATAATGTAGATACATTTACTGCATATCAGATTGCAATGATACAGATACCGACACATTGGTATTTAGAGAAGTTAAAGTCATTGGCTATATCATACTATGAGGCAGAACATTTAGGCCATAATAGAAAAAGAATTATAAATGCGGCTTGTGTTAGAATATTTAAAAAGCATAATCAGTTTATGGCAGATTTGCGAACTAAAAATATAATTACATAATAAGTATGAAACAAGTTGCTATAATTAAGCTATGTTTGGCATTATTATCGGTGGGATTATTGATTTATTTTATAATTAATAAAGGTGTATTTAGTAGTATGAATAATTTAGTGGGAGCAGTTGCAGTATTTAAGACAGATAAAATTGAGGGTGAAGTGGTAGTATCTGAATATAGAGATGGGGTGAAAGTGAAGGCACATTTTACAAAGCTTCCGTCTGGAAAACACGGATTTCATATTCATAAGGCGGGTGATTTAAGGGGTGAGGGTTGTCAGGGATTATGTGAGCATTATGATATTGGTAATAATGCGCACGGTGGAGCCCCAGAACATAAAGGAGAGAGACACACAGGAGATTTAGGAAATATTGAATTAAAGAATGGAAATTGTGAAAGGGAGTATTATATAAAAGGAATTAGCCCGCAAGATTTATGGGGTCGCTCGATAATAGTTCACGATGATGAGGATGATTTAGGAGAAGGTCCATTTGAGGATAGTAAAGTAACAGGTCATAGTGGGGCACGAATTGGTTGTGCTATATTTGGTCGTACTGCAGGCGGCGCGTGTAAGCCTAAATATAATAAGACACGAAAGAATAAAAAATAAATATTTTATGAACGGGCTCTAATTCCTTTAAGTCCTCCTCGGTAAGAGGTTCAGGCGCTCTGTAGGTTTCAAGTAGCCGCTCAACAGAACAGTCACTAATATCTACTTTATCCAAGTAGTTATTAACGGTCTTTGTTGTATTCCAGGCTAATTGAGGTGTACGTGATAGAAAGCAGCGAGAATATTTCCAAATAGTGGGTTTATCATTTGGCCCTAACACACCATCGCCGTGTGATTTCTGCTGATCCTTTTTTGACCATTCATCTGGAATATCATCTGGAAAGTATTTTTCATAGAATTCTTCCATCTTGTTTCCAGAATGCCATTGAATATCTCCACTATCATTTACATCACCATATACAGTCAATACATCATCCCAAAATGGACAACCCACTAAATATTTTTCTACATTATATAATTGTACAAAGTTATTTTGCGACCATTTACTTCTACCACGCACAGTAGTTCCATACAGACAAGAAGTGGGAATCTGATATACTCGTCTATCGCGCCGACCAATAGATGCGGCCAGTTCATTTAAAGTCTGAGAATTATATTTATCAATTTCATCAGACAGAGGCTCAAAACTTGACACTTGTCTATCAGGCTGAATACACATCATTAGTATAGCCGCACATCGTGTAATTGTATCGTACTCTACCGATTTATATCCTAGAAGCTGTTCATAACCCTTTAAAGCTTCTAAACAAACCTTATATTGTTCTTGAAATGAAGTATTAATATTTTCAGCAAACCAATCAAGTAGAATCCAAACACGTTCTTCTTGAATGAACTGTGAAATCCACCAGGCCGACCGTGCTTTTCCTTGAAACATAGCACGTACAAAGTATACTTCTTTAGGATCTTCTGATGGAATCACAGACGGTGTTTTCCGTGTAACAGTATCAGGCATTTCATTTGGTGATTTTATAGTTAGTGTAAGAATATTCCATAGAGAATTATCACGATTTGTGTGATGTATAGTTGATAGTCTGTATGTAGAAAGTAGAACATCATCTTCAGTAAGTTCATCTGATGATAATAATTTCCAGGAATCAACGAGCCATTGAAGTCTCATTGGGCCTGTATTCCATAACCAGCTTTGAAAGATAGTTGAAATTGCTTCGCCAACATAACCACTCAGAATTAACTCTTGACACCAGAATAATCCTTCTGTAGGACTATTACGAGTGGTAGTATATAGCAAAGCGGCTTGGACTTCATCTAAAGAGTAGAAATGTCGAGAAAGAGGCATTGTTATTGTCAATATATATTTATGGCTGTTTAATATCAATTTTTTATTGTTTCGACAAAAATGATATCTATATATATCAAATAAAATGTGTTAATATATATGAAATAATAAGGTAATAAGATAATAAATACCAAGTATGTCGCATAATGATAATGCAAATGAAATTATACCCAATCTTTGGCTAGGTAATGCTAAAGCATCTATGGATGAGGACTTTATTAGACAAAATAATATAACAGTTGTTTTTAATTGTACAAAAAATCTAGCATTCTCTCCGATCATTCCAATTAAATACAGAATTCCAGTGGACGATAATTTAGAGGAGGAAGAAATTCGTAATATGGAGTTATGGTCTGGAGAGATTGCATTGAAGATTATGACAGAATATATTGAAGGTAAAACAATTTTAGTGCACTGTATGGCGGGAATGCAACGATCAGCGGCATCTGTTGCATTTATGCTAATAGCATATAGTAAAATGAGGGCATTAGATGTAATGAAATTTATTAAAGAGAAACGTATTGTCGCATTCTATCCACGAGCAAATTTTGGACGGTCTATCGATTATTTTGATAGAAGATTTCACGGAGAAATAATGCCAGAAGTCAGAAAATTACCAAATAGAATAAAAATGGAATAGATTAGGGAATGATAGCTCCTAATCCAACAGCAGCTATTTTATATAGCGAATTAGTCTTATCATTATATCCAGTTCTTATTAAGACTGTAAATACTAATATTTTTACACAGATTTTAGCACGCTTCATAGCATTTCCAGCTTTAGCATTAGCATTTGGTTCAACTCACGACTTTTCTGCAATATGGGGAAATCCATATGAAGCCTTTGTTAGTATTCTACATAACCTATTAAACTTAGGCCACGTAGCAGCAAGTTATATAGCATTTAAAAATCTACATATTGGTACTGCTATTTCTTTATTCTATCTATATCCAATTTTTAATATTATTGCTGGTTCTATGCTATTTGGTGATTCATTATCACTTACATCAATACTACTAATAAGTGTAGCTTTTATTGGAACATATTTAATTGCTACATCACATAAGACAATAGTAGAGCCTGATGAAGATAAAAGGAAGCGTAATTTTGGAGTAGTGATGGGTATTTTAGCAGCTATTACTGAGACAATGATATTTATTTTTGTTAAATCAAACACAGATGCTAAAGCATCGCCATATTACACAGTAAATCATTTGTATCCAGCTGGTTTAGCTATGTTAGCCGCATATGGTATATTTAATAAAAATATAGTTGATACTAGTGGATTAAATTGGACAAAACTATTAGGATTCAATGCGCTACTAGGTTTTACTGGATATATTGCTAGATTTTATGCGATACCAAAGATTCCAACAATAGTATTTTCTCTTTTATCATTTTTTGGTGTAACATTTGGATACTTATGGGGTGTTATTTTTATGGGTGATAAACCAACTATGAAGGCTTTAATTGGTGGAGGTCTAATTGCGGGTTCGACAGCTATTTTGCGTTATTTTGGTAGCGTTTAATCCAAGAATCACGTACTATTTTACGACGTTCTTCTGCACTAACCTCTACACTAACCTCAGGTGAGGATGGTATAACAATAGGATTTGTTATAGAGTCAGGAATCATAGGACCAGATTCTAGGGGAGCAGTTGGAATAATAATGGGGGCGGTTGGAGTAACTTCCTTAAACTCATTTATAAATTCTACATCAACATCTCCTTCCGCAATTTGAGAAATAGTAGCAGGTTCAACCTTTTCAATGTACGCAAGCATAGTATAACCCTTACCAAGTTGAGGAACTTGTACTGTTACAGTGATACCTTCTTTAATAGAGTGAAGATTCATAAATGCTTTTTCAAAGCAAGCAAGAGTATCTAGTTCGAATGCGATAGGGTCAAGGGGTTTAATAATAATTTTAGTAGCAACAGGTACTTCACTCATATCTGCCTTAGTAAGAGTGATTACAGATTCACAGCACCCAGTACAATCAATAAGGTCGAGAATCCATTGTGGCGCGAAGATAGTATTCCTGTCGAATGAGTGAGGTGAACCAATTGCGACAAGAATATTTTTATTAGTATTAGTGTTTGTCATATTAAGATATAACTTTTCCCCTTCTTCAAAGTCGTCCATTAGTCTATTTAAATAATAAGATGGTACTATAATTTGATCAGACAACTCTTGACAATTGTCTTCAAAGAATCCTGGATAGAATATAAGGCTTCGAGAGATAAACATTGTATTATTCATTGTTACACATTAATAACATAAAATAGTACATCAAATTTTATTTAACTGTAGTAGTAATAAATGGCACAGGCACTTATACCATATAAGGAAAACTATCATATACCTACAAGATTTACACCTAGAAGGAGTTGGATTTTGTGTACACAGTACAAGGATAAAAGTAATTTTCAAAACATTCTGAATGAGTTGGATTTAAGTGCAGTACAAAAACAAATTATTATAACGAGATATTTAAGTATATTGGAGAATTTCCAGAGACGATCTAGGAATTACTCATATCTATTTTTTAGTGGACACTTTATAATTACGGTTGGTTCACTATTTGTTCCAGCATTACTTTCAATTCAAAACTCAGATAAAACATTTACAGGTAATAATGTTACGGTTGAGGTCTATTGGGCAACCTTTGTCATTTCATTATTAGTAACTATATTTAATGGTGTATTGACACTATTTAAAATAGATAAAAAATATTATTTTTTGAATACGACACTAGAGCGTTTAAGAAGTGAGGGATGGCAATATTTCAGTTTAACAGGTCGATATGCTAGTCACAATAATAGCCAGCCTACTACACACGCCAACCAATTTTTGTACTTTACACACTATATAGAAAAAATTAAAATGAAACAAGTTGAAGAGGAATATTATAAGGCTGATGAGAAAGTAGCACAAACGCCAACTGGAAGTAATACAAATAGTACTACAGTGATAAGTGGTGCTCAAGATCTATATCCTCCATCTCCAGATCAACCACTTAATACTATGACAGGTAATGTCCCAGAAGCAGTTAAAGATGCTGTTAATTCCCTTATTAAGTCTCAAAAGACAATTGAAGAAAGTGATAAAAGTGAAAATGTAGTTATTATACCTGAGCACAGCGAAGGCGGCGCAGTAGTCACTGCGTTCCCTGAAAATAAGGTGATAACTAAAGTTACTAGTGCAACTGATTTAAATAGTATATTAGTCAATAAATAATAAAATCTAGTAAAATAATAAGATGGTAAGGCGTACAAGAAAGAAAACAGAGGCACGATGTCAATGTTCGCCGTCGTGTAATAATCCCCCATTAGATAATTCTCCATTTTGTGCGACACATATTAAGTTTTGTCCACGTCGCTCTCCATTATCAGGATATGAGCCTAATTTCAAACCTGAATTATACAATAAGCATCCAGGTATAAAAGAGGCGCTAAATTGTTTTGCCTATGCATTTGATTATCGTGGATTACCAAAAATAGCAAATTGTACTAAGGATTCGTGTCCTGTACCATTTCCTCAGCCCGGTCGTGCCAGTGGTTATCCTAAATGGTCAAAAGTTAAAGGTAAACGCTGCCCAGACCTAATAGGTCGTTTATTAGGAGATGTACCTGACCTTAAAATGACAACATTTGAAAAAAGATGCCCTAAAAAATACAGTAAAATTGGCTTAGTTGTTGATGAAGATGAAGATTATCATTTTTATCGACAAGATTCAAATGGGTATTGGTCACATAAGCCAGGAGCCACTGATGTTACACATATAGACGCAACTGGACGTCCTATTTATGACCCGCAATTAGCTTCAAGATTATATCCAGGTTCAGGATTACACTATAATCAGTTTTGTAGTTATCTATGTGCTCCAAAAACTAGAAAGTTGCGTTTAAAGCGTGGAGGCACAAGAAAAAGGGTTTAGCTTTTGTTTAGACCCACGAGATCCCATGAAATATTATTTCAAAAAAAGCAGCAATGGTTTTGATGCGATTTTGTTTATAAATAATGAAATTCCATTAAAACCATATAAAACAAATATTATATTTTCTTAGTATCCTTAAAAATATGTGAAATGCCCATTAGTATAATAAGTGACGCACATACGCTTATTTATTTAATAAATGACGCGCATATGAGAACATTTGTCGTAATGCGATTTGTTGAATAGGTTCAAACTCTGTAAAAACAGTATCAAACCATTCACAAATTATCTTCTGTTTCTTTAATGCCGCGTGTAAATACACTTTCTGGAATACATAATCCCAAGCAATCTCGAAAAATCGGTTTCTGAATAATATTCTAACCATTGTTCCTTTAGCCCATCCCTTATTAATATAAGGTTTAATTTCTGCTACAAGTTGTTCCTCAATTGACATCGCCTTAAATATATAATTTAGATATATTTTTATATTCCTAATTATATAAAATAATTATAATAGGTTTTCAAGCTTAATATCTTTATTATCAAGCCATAGATTACAAGATTCTCTTTCCTTGTCTGAGGGATGTAATGTTTGAATTTTTACATTATTACATCCAATAAAATTAGATATAGTATTAAATGAATTCTTCTTCCAATTAGGTCCACTAAATGTATGCTTTACATAATAGTCACCACTATCTACTGGCTCTTCAATAAGAATACGAATACCTAAAATGGTAGCTTTATCAGTATAGATACCCATTATACTATTAGAAACAATATTCTTTAAGTATAATAGAATGAATGATTGGTATAAGAATTTGAAGAAGTCTATGCTGACGCCTCCAGCATATGTATTTGGTCCAATATGGGCTACTCTATATCTGCTAATGACTATCAGTTTAATAATATATTTAAACGCGGGTTATACGACTCGCGGTCTAATCCTATTTGGAGCGCAACTGGCCATTAATTTAATGTGGTCTGGTTTATTTTTCGGTCAAAGACTTATATGCGGTTCCTTACTTAATGTAATTATAATGAATATTCTAGTCTTCTTTACATATGTAGAGTTTAAGAAGTCATCTACAATCGCCGCAAACTTATTATTGCCATATATGATATGGATTTTATTGGCAGCGTATCTCAATCTGTATATTTGTGTAAATAATTAAACAGCCTTATTGGCGATAATATAGTAGAGGAAGATGCCAAAGAAGTTTTTAGCAAATATATCGAGAATAGTATAACTTACATTTTTAATAACAGGTGGGCATAAGAAGGCGACACCATAAAGGGCCCATATTCCAAACATAGCCCAGAAGATCTTACATGTTTTCTCCGAGTATTTAGCATAATTCTCATAGATAATTCCAAATGATCCACATAATGCTCCAGTGCCAAGAACAAATGCGAGCATTTTATTCATTACACCGCGTTCAGCTAAGAAGCCAAAAAGGAGCATTAAAAAGTTAAGAATAACAAATCCGAAAATCTGTTTAGAGTTATTTTTAGCAAAATCTAAAAGCCCAATAGAGTCCTTATCTTTATCCTGACCTTCAATGAAATTTACATAAAAGAAATATAGAGAAATTGTAAAAAGCATAACGGGTGTAGATAAGAACCAATCATAATAACGCTCTTGTGTTAAGGAGTTTAAATTTAAAATGGATAGAAATCCTAAGTAGAAAACAAACTCAATAATTTGTACAATTATTTCGAGTCCGAGTATTTGGCGGAGAATCGCATCTTTGGGAGCTAAAGGTATAGTAAGGCCATATATACCGAGTAGTCCAGTTATTGCTTGAACTCCGAGTGATATTTTAGTAGCACTGTTAACAACAGTATTCATCTTACTTGACAGCAATATAAAAATATTATATATAAAGTAAATTATATTTTGCCGTCGCCAACTCTATTGAGCCAGGCTTTGCCATATTTACGAATAATGAAGCTATTAGGTTTGAGATAGTTAAGAGCTTGAACACAGTCGATTCTATTGAGTGGGCTAACAGCGCATAAACGGCGTAAAACAGGAAATAGTCTAGGACTAATTTTCTTTAGAGTGGTTGAAAATTCAGGCCAGAGTGATAATTTAGTTATGAGGTCAACTATATTAACACCAACTGCCCAACTATCGATTGTTCTCCAATATGTATTGAACCACTTAACAGAATCACCTATTTTAACGGATTTACTGTCTTGATAGAATTTTTCGAGAGATTCTAACTGTTCACGCGAAATAATACCAAGAACACTTCTAATTTTTTTGAGGATAGGCTTTTTATCAATGATTGTTTCAATGATACTGTCAGCATTAAAACCAAGCATAACCGCATTTACAAGTGTTGAATCAGGTGGTTCCTGAGCAGTAATATAGTCGTACTTATGTCTCAGTTTATTTGAAGTAACTTTACTTTCAACTGGTATGGCAAGATTAAAATCAATGATGCGTGGTACTTCATTGTTATCGACGAGTATGTTACCTTGGTGAATATCACGATGAACGATGCCAAATAGGTTAAGAAGTGCTATAGATTCGATAAAATGAGTAATAAATGCCATAAAGTCGAATGATTGTAGATTAATGCGATATGTATTGAGTGGTACACCGCCATAAGGCATATTAAGAATACGAAAATCAGATAATTTATGGTCATCAATGACTGAGCAGTCATAAAGTTCTTTATCTTTTTGGATGAGAGCGGGCTCACAAATAGATTCCGATACAACAAAATAATTTTTCCAAAGTGGTATTTGTCGTATTACTTTAGAGATAGCATATTCGATATTCGCAGCATCAGTAAGAATTAATTTACTAAGAGCTGGAAAGTCTGTTTCGTCGAAGGATTTTTTTGTTTTATGTTTACATTCGAGGGGTGGTGTAAAGATACAACCATACATTCCCTCATCGAATAATTTACCACCAGACAACATAGTTCCTAGCACTTTAGAAGAAACTTTTTATAGGTCTAAAACATGTGCTTTCTAAACTCTGTGACTTTTGAACAATGATTTTAAATGATGGTAATATAGTATGTATCAGCTATATCTGTGGATTGGGGTAATAATTCTTATTACAGTCACAGTAATAGAATTATGGAAACCTGAAATAATAAATGAGGGTTTCGCTAGTTTAGTATCAGTCGGAGATACAGCGTTCTGGGCTAAATGGTTACCACGTCGTGGTGATGTAGGGCTCAATGCTACGGAAGAACAAGGAGGATATATTCGAGATATACGTTATTTTGCGGGATATACGGATGTTCAACGTTTAGGAGTAAATCACGATTTTTGTCGAATGGTACAGGCGGAAGGCGACGCAGATGATAAGTTCTTCGCATGTGCCCTTGGTGGTACAGAGGGTCTATCAACTGTAAAGTATAGAACACCATCAGTTCGTCAGGGATTTGAACTATCAAGAGATGACTATATGCACGATGTTCTAAATGAGGGCCGTGACGGATACTGTCGTATTTTAAAGACAGGAACTGACACCTTTGAGGCACAATGTAATCCAGCAGGAGATACTTCCTTTAGTTCCTCAATGATAACAGATGCCAATCCACCAGAGGATATTAAATTACTGTTGACCTTTTATGAGGGAATTGTTTTCTGGCTCAGACTTCGCGACGATATGCTCGATTATGCTAAAAATCTAACAATTGCTAAAGCGGGTGGTATGGAAATACAGGAGGCACCACCTAACCCACCCGTTACAGAAGGACTCGAATTTAATGGAAATGATCAGTTCCTACGAATTGGTGATGCGAAAGATTTATCCTTTGGAGAAGTGGTTCAGTTACGATATTTACGTGCTACTTGTTTCTGGGTCTATTTTGATGAATTTACGAATAATGCCCATATTTATGATTTTGGAAATGGTGCTGGTAAGGATAATGTATTTGTAGGCATTATGGGGCGTGGAAATGCGGGACCTCAATCAGACGAACTACTAAAGCCTGTATGTTTGGATCAAGCAATAACTACAGTACCTAGCGCGCCATCAGGTCAACAGTGCGTAGAAGAAATGTCTCCAGAACGTTCAATGATAACAAGTTCAGCAAATGTTAATTTATGGCAATGCCCTAAACCAGAACTATTTGGTAAGATTATGAAACCATTAGAACCAAAGGCTGCGCCGCCTGGCGAAGCCAAAACTGCAGACCTAATCTACGAAGTATGGGAGGGACAGATGCGTAAATTACATATTCAAGTAAAGAATGTAATTCCACTAAGAAAATGGGTACATATCGCCATTACCGCAGGTGATAATGATGCGTGGAAACCAAATCTGAAGATATACATAAACGGTAGAGTAGTACATACAGAGGGTGCAGCCTGGCTACCACAGACTAATTATACTACAAATAATTATATTGGTAAATCAAATTGGCAGAATATGACAAGTCCATATGAGAATGCAGATAAATTATTTAAAGGAAAAATGTTTGATTTTAGGGGATATAGAATTGCGATGGATGAAAAGAAAGTGAAGGATACCTATAAATGGGGCAAAAATCTTCTTGGTTTAGAACAGGATGAAGCATAAATCTACCTTGAAACGGGGTAAACGTTTTAGACGGCATACACGTAAAAAATCAGTATACGGTGGTATGAAGAGTGCACCTCGGCAGGTGCGCCCTTTAAGGGCTGATGCTCCCTCATTCTTAAGAGCAGCCGCTCCTGAATGGAGGCCAGTGCCAGAACCAGTAGTCTCACCAAGTGCTGTTGCGATTGATTGTGAGATGGTTTTAGGTCCAGAACGTAAACATGTATTAGCACACATAGCTATTGTAGATTTTGACGGCAATCAATTATATAATAAATATGTAATACCAATAGGAGGGATAAATTCAATTACAGATTATCTTACACCATTTAGTGGAATAACAAAGAATCTATTAGAAAATAAAAATAGTAATGCATTACCATTTGAAACAGTTAGATCTGAAGTTCACGCCATATTAAAAGATAAACTAATTGTTGGTCACGGATTAATTAATGATTTTAAGGTTTTAGATTATACTCCAGATGATGATAGTGTATGGGATACAACTCTTATCAATGGATATATGAAGAATCATCCAAATAATATTGGTTTACCTGAAGGCTCAAAAAGAAGACAAGCTAAGAAATTAAAAATATTAGCTAAGGAAATAGCAAATAATAATATTCAAATGCCTGAGAAAATGGGGCATAGTCCGTTAGAAGATGCCAGAGCTTCGATGAATCTTTATCGTATATCACAAGGTTTTACTAAAATAGTATACGATGATATGGCAGTAGCATAACAGGTTCTAAGATAGTTCATTTTGATTCTTCTTGAACCATTTCTCTAATTGCTCCATAATCTGTTCCTGAACATCAGCAGCAGAACCCTTAGATAAAAGAAGTACCCAGGACTTAAAGCCCGCAACGTGTGCGAGATGTTGAAATTCACCATCAATAAGTAGTTCTTGTTGAAATTCAATCACACAACATTCCTTGGGTAAAGCCCATAGTTTAGCCCAGAAATTATTTGCCTTTTGACCACCTACAAAGATACACAGTGACGCACCGATTAGTGAATCATATGAAGCATAATCCGATTCATATACATAGCGAATAGACCACGCATCTAAGACCTGATCAGATTGATTCTGTAGAAACTTAGAAATCTGTTCCTCTACAAACTTCTCAGTAATATTAGGTCCAATAACAACAGTGCAAATCTTTTCAACAGGCTTCTCAACCCAAGGAGGATATAAGGCTCGAAGGGCCGCGATATCTTCTTGGCCGAGTTCGGATGCCGCTGGTTCAGGTAAGAAACCGATAACTTCATCAGCCCAGACGCCAGTATTTTCATCGAAGTAAGCAGCATTAAGTTTCTCAGTGCCCCAGTCAAAATATTCCATATAATCGGCAAATTGTTTAGGAATCCAGAAAGAGGTTCTAGGATTCATTTTTAGAAGTCGAGCGCAGCGAGAGACATACTGTAGAATATATGTATCAGGATGTTTGAATACATCGGTGTTTTTAAAAGGAATAGCTAACATTTTATCGCGTTTCTGCAAAGGTGTCAAGATATCCACATTTGCGCTAGTCCAATAATTAAAACGATCATTGTCTGCGTGTTTGCCCTTATAGATGTGATAGGGGTCATATACTAGACCATTTGGAGTAACACATGCTTTATTCCATTTATAGACAGGAATCGCCGCCTCAAAATAATGGTTTTCTACACTTGGTTCCCATTTATAACGACCCTCCTTCTCTAACATAGTACAGTATGTGATTTCATTAGACATAGAAGAACTCTTAACTTCAAAGGATGCGAGTTCATTACTAATTGTGTCAGGCTTTCCAGGAGGGGTAGTTTCCTGTTTAGTATCAATTACAAATGTTGGTGCAATATTAATATAAATATCAGAGCGAATATAATCCTTCTTATCATAATTACGAATATTAGTATTATGAAGATGGAATGTTTTAAAGGAGACGGCTGGATTGGAGATAGAGAATTTTTGGCGAAGGATATGTCCTGCAAAAGCATTATCACATCCAGCTTGGCCGAGTTGAAAGTTAAATTTGTTATAGTCCCACGATCTAGCCTTAATAGAATCAGAAAGGAATATCCAGGTGTCTTGGGAGTCTGCGCGAGGGCCAAAGATTTTAGCATCGCTTTCCAAGCCAGATGGTGGCACATCCCATCGTAATAGGGCAAGCATCTTATCAGTCATATTAATCTTATGAAGATCCAAAAGAGCATCTCCAAAGTAAATATCAGCATTACATAGCACAATAAATACATTATTAGGAACAGCTTCATTTACATATTGTAAGAAATTGGCATATGTCAAGCGTTGATTGGAAATAAATTGTTCAATCTTCTTTGAACCAGGGAGTTTATTAAACTCTCCAGTATGGTCTTTTTCATTGATAAGTACAATCTTATCAATGTGTGGATTTGCGCAGTTTTTGGCGAGGCATTCTTTGATTTCATTAAATCGCTTAGAGTTAGAGTGTTTAAAGAATTGAGTAACCATCCAGGTTTCATTCGGTGTTATACCATTAGAAAGAGTAATATTTGATAAATCTGTCAAACGTTTTGTACTAACATTACAGTCGACGATACGATTATAGCGGCATAGTAATCCAAGAATGGCAACTGCGTCATTATCAGTTTGATCCCAAGGATTATTAATAAATGGATAGTGTTCAAGGATATTATCAAGATTGAGAACGTTATCAAAGTTGTCGGTCCAGTATTGTTCAGATTTGAGAGCAAGAACCTTTTGTGAGATAAGAATCATAGGAACTTGTTTAGAGATTTTGAAAAGTTCATCAAGAGCTCGGGGAAAAGACCCGTTCGCAGAAGTAAGTTCAGTAATAATGATTCCGACAATCTTAGTATTGTATTGGGACCAGTAATTATAAGCTGAAATAGAGGTGACAACGGCATCCCATTTGGACCAGTTTACGGTATTGCTTTGCTTATTGCTTTGCATAGTGCTTTGCTTTTGAAGCCATACTAGAGTGCGCTGATCACGTAGTGTAGGAGCACTAAGATTTAGTAATTTAGGAACAACGGTTGTGGCCATTTAGAAGATAAAGAGAAGATGGACTTTAGGTTGATATAATATCTTAAGATTTAAGAGAATGTCTAGTTCACAGCTTCCACCATATGGTCAACGAGAATGTCCAGCGCCGCCATATAATGCTACAAACTTTACAGCAGCGAATAGTGTTGAATTTAGTACACTAGTAAATTACGCAAAAAATTCACCGAATTATCCTTGGGATACTGGTACAGATGCTCAACAGATTTATAGAAGTAGACAAAATATATCATATTTTACAGGCATAAATCAGCAAACACAGGCAATTAAAACCGCAAATGGTCTAACAGGAACAGTGCCTTATCCTCAATTTAAAACGCAAGCTGAGAGACTTATGTATATACAAGGTCAAAGTTTAACGGCCGCAAGAAATCAGATTACAGGGCAAAATCCATCAGCACCAGCGGGTGTTCCTTGTTCAACAATTTATGGTATTATTCATTCATAAAATATTAGATAAAAAAAATTGAAATATTTATTTTGTGTATATAAAATAACGCAAAATGAATATCTTTGTACTACACTGGAAACAACGCAAGGCGGCTCGATGGCTACTCGGGATATATAATTTGTTTATTTTTCTTATTATCATAAATCCAAAATTCATAAATATATCCTAATGATTTACATTTGTTAGCCTTACACGTATTTTTATCTAATTGAATTTTATATGTCCATGTTGATTTAACCTCTATAATTTTATTTTCTTTTGGTATATAGATATCAGGATAATATACTTTTTTATTATCATTGTATGTATAATTAGTATAGTTGATAAATACTTTGTCAGTTTTCATTCTATACTCTAAAAAATAAAATTAAAATCATAATCAAATTTGAAAATTAAAAATAAATTAAGATAATTTGACTAAAAATGAATATTTTCATACTTCATTGGAAACAACGTAAAGCGGCCAGATGGCATTGTGATGTTCATTGTCGGAAGATGATTCTAGAAACCTGCCAGTTATTATATACTGCTCACTGGGTACTATTTTATCCTCAGCTCCGCGACTGTAAATCGGCTATAGCTCTATCCAAGACTCAAAAGCAGTTAGAAGTACCAGAATATTTATGGTCTGCGCCACTATGTGAAACATCACAGGAGCCAGGATATCGTCCGTGTCACGTATGGCATCCTTGTCAGAAATGGACGCGAGTTTGCTCAGGAAATTACTTATGGCTTGCCAAACTTGGAATTGAGTTGGCTAAAGAATTCAGATTCCGCTTTAAAAAGGAACACTCCTGCGAAAAACATATTAACTGGCTCTATGACAATCTTCCACTTACTATAAGGATGTTTCCACGTCGTGGATTTCCTATCGCAATGGCAGAAGAATATCGGATTTCTAAGGATCCGATTATATGTTATAGGAATTATTACAGAACCTCTAAAGCTGATAGGGGTCTTATTAAATATACTGGGCGTGAAGTACCACATTGGTTAAGAGAGAACGATATATCTCTTAAAAAATAAATAATATATTTTTGTGTATTCGTATTTTTGTATTTTTTTGGGCACTTAAGCGCTTTGTCAAAAGCGCGCAAAACGAATGATAATGAGTTTTCTATTCCTAAAAAGTGCTAATATCCTACAAACTGTTCTTGAAATTCCGAAATAACTTGGCATAGGGCTTTAATATCAGCTTCACTCACTCTTAGCAGTCTTACTTCTGGTGGTTTTTCGAGGAGTACGTGTGGTTTTACGTTGCTTCGTAGGTTTGATGATAGATTCGCGGAGTTTGTCTCGCTCTTGGGCTGTAATGGCTCCGCGGAAGGCATCAAGATTTGATTTGACTCGCTCACGCCAGTCGGTGTAATAGGTAATTGAATCATCGGTCGCATTGTAGGTTCCAATTGCGATACAGTTTGCTCCTGGTTTTCCAGCAACAAGTTCAAAAGTGCGGACGGTTGTTCCATCAAGGTAGTATGGGATTCCATGGATGTGTTTAAGTTCATAATTCATTGTATCTTGTAATATCCGTTGCCTGGTTTCAAATTTTGTTATCAGGCTGTGTCAATTTTTATGTGTATAAATATTTCAAACTTATATTTTATAATAACCTACGTACTATATCTATGTAGCAGCTTCTACCAATTTTTTTATTAGTTTAGGTACATCAGGCCATTTAAGTGCTTCATATGGTGCGGATGAGATCCAAAGATCATCTGTTTCGGTTTTTATAGATTTTACTTTCTTGCGGTCATCAGGATAGAAATGAATGCCTATTGTTTTGGGTGTTCCCGTTTTGGGTGTTAAAAAAACAATAAGCAATGCGTGTGTCATATCAACACCTTTAAATCGTCCTCGCACAGATGCTCGAACTCATGTTTGTGGATATCGAATAGGTACGAGTTTCTTCCAAGCATCATCTCCATTAAATACTCCAATTATTTTAGTATTTTTGTAATGTTCCATAATATGCTCTGCCATTTCTATTTTGTATAGATATTTTATTTTAGAACTGTATAACTATTGGCAGATTTAGACCCGTAACTATTTAGAATCAGATTAGCGCAAATTTGACATAATCATTTTACTATTTTTTGAGTAAATAGTAAAAGAATGGAAGAGTCTATTCTGTGTTATATTTGCTATGAAAATGAATCCAAGGAAAATCCATATGCTTCAGAGCCCAATCCCTGTCCCTGTAAAGGCTCTATTGTAATTCATACCAAATGTTTAGAGAATGTGATTAAAACTTCGCGAAGCTGTAGTATTTGTAAATCAAAGTATAATCTTAAATACCTGCCACAAAAAGACGGTCGAGAATTAATTATTGAAACATGCGAATATGGAAAAAGAATTGAATATACAATTAATGAAAGAGGTGAAAGGCACGGAACATATGTAATTAAAAATTCTAGTGGTCGAACAATCCTATTTCATTCCTATATTAATGGAATTATGGAGGGTCCGTATGTAGAATATTATCAAAATGGTCAAATCAAATCAGTCTGTAAATGTCGAAACAATCGTATTGAAGGTGAGTTCAGTGAATGGGATAAAGATGGAAACATTATAGAAGAATCAATCTATAAAGATGGACAGAAACACGGTGAGTGTATTCAGTGGGTAAGAGAAGGTTTGTGCCGAGTAGGAAAAACTGTAAATTATATTGAGGGAGTTGGAGAGGAAGACTATTAATAATGAACTGGTTTAGTATTTACTATAAGCGGTTTAGGAGCGACAGGCATTTTTGGGTCTGGTAAAGGCTCACCTTCTACTGGATTAAATCCAGGAACACCTCCATATTTGCGCCACCAAGGTCTCCATCCATACCCCCACCAATGCGTTTCAAAACTCTGTAGTGGTGGCAACTCATTCATAACTTGTGTTTTTTTAACAGACTGAACCTTTTTTGTCATAGAATATAAAAGAAATCCAATTACTACAATAGCAATTATATAAAGAATAAAGATGGAGCTATTTTTATCCATTCTACAGTAATTTAAGATTATTTATGGCCCTGGTGGAGCAGGTGCAGGAGGCGCGGGTGCAGGTGGTGCAGGTGGTGCAGGTGGTGCAGGTGGTGGAGCAGGACCTGGTGCAGGAGGTGGAGCAGGACCTGGTGCAGGAGGAGCAGGTGGAGCAGGAGGAGCAGGCGGAGTGTGAGAGCCTCCACCAGATCCCATTCCAGGTAATCCTCCAAAATGATGCCAAGGTTTCTTGTATCCTCCACTCCAACCTCCCCCACCACCTGACCAAATTGGCATAACATAATTTGGTGAGGAATAGTAAATTGGCTGTTCATATATAATAGCTCTAATTGGTCTGTAAAATAAATAAGATAGTATTATAAGAATAATAATTAATATTATTAAGTAAAATACATAATTAAAGTTCTTTTTCATTCTATATTAATAATAAATATTTTTAACGACCACCGTGCCCACCACCTCCTCCACGACCTCCGCCTCCTCCACGACCGCCTCCTCCACGACCGCCTCCTCCACCAAATCCGCCACGACCACCTCCACCAAATCCGCCACGACCACCTCCACCAAATCCACCTCGGCCACCACCGCCCCACGGGCGAGACCCGCCCCAATGTCTTCCACCGCCATGACCGCGGCCATAATAACCGTATCCGCCACTGCCACCACCATTATACCATCCACCCCAATATGGCCAATAATTATATCCACTACCTATCCAGGGAAACCAGTTATATTCAGATGAGACAGGTGTTTCATCACCATATACTACAACAGTGGAAGGGACAGATTTATAGAATAGACCACCTATAAAGTATATGATAAGAATAAACGCAGAGCCGTAGAGTACAGTAAAAAATATATCAGATAGTTTCATCTCTCTAATATATTTAGTTTTAAAATATTCACATATATAATATCTTAGTTACCCCACCAACCAACATTTGTTATATATTCGACGCGTTGTGAAGAGTTGTCGTAGATGTCATATGAGGCAACATCTTCTGTAGTATGTGTTTGGCCCCAGAAGCCTATTTCAGACTCCGCAGGAATAGACCCACCACCACTTCGCATTCCACCAGACGGAGATGGTCCACCTGATCCAAACTTATTGGGGACAAATCCTTTACCTGAATTGGGCCAGAAGGAACCTTGACCAAACTTGAAAGGCTGGCCGTCGTACATTCCTAATTTATTAGATCCCCATAAAGGGAATAGTTTATTCATAGCATTAGGAAATAGTTTTTGTGCTTGAGGGGAATTATATATAGTGGTTACACCAGGCGTATAGTAGACTGAGTAGAGCATTTGAACTACAAAGTAGATAATCGCAAGAATGGCGACTCCGTAGATAAATAGTAAAATATAGCTCATTGTTCCTAATATATTTTGTTTTTTAAATGCCAAGTAATTCTCAAAAAAGTTTTGCTTCAGAGGTGATTTGTTTTGTCTCACTGTATGGAGCAGATATCTTAGTCATAATAGGGACGGATCTCCGTTTAACAATATGTTCAGATGTCATAACAGAGGATTTAGTTAAACACGCACCCATTCTAATATACTTATGACTTTTTAGGAAAAAGTCAGCAAAAAAATAGGTTTTGCGCACTTATGACTTTTTAGGAAAAAGTCAGCAAAAAAATAGGTTTTGCGCACTTATGACTTTTTAGGAAAAAGTCAGCAAAAAAATAGGTTTTGCGCACTTATGACTTTTTAGGAAAAAGTCAGCAAAAA